AAAGGTCGAAAAATATTTTTGGGATCGTAAGTCTAGTATTTTCAAGGATTTACGATTTTCTCAGTTTGAGACGCGATTCTTGGCACTGTAGCATTTTGCTACACACTGTAGCATTTTGCACAGCATTTTGCTACACCACCTTTGGGGTCGCTGTAAGTTGTTGTTGCACAAGGGTTTACGTCGAGCGGGGCGGCCCGATTTCGCCGTAAGTCCTTATGGGACAAGGGTTTGCGTCGAGTTCTTAGAGAATCGTACCATCCCCCCTAATGCGGTACATGATGCCACCGATACTATACAGGCTAATACCCTCGCCCAAATGGCAAACAAACATAGCCGAATAACCATGAATAGCAATCAATCGTAGCAACGTATTTTCAATTTGAATGGTCATGTGTTCACTCGTCTCCAATAAAGGGACTCATCTCATCATCTGCGAGGCTAGCATATTGCTCTGCGAGAGCAACCACCCTTTCGGGGGAACCGGGCTTGCCAACTGGAAAACGCATACGATCCTCACCCCCTACCATGCGGGGGTCAGTCTTTTCGATCTTACTCTTGCCAATCTTTCGCAGAGCGGAACGATTGAACTTCAATACCTTCTCGCTGGTAATCGTACCACCATCAGCGGTACGCTTGTCGCAAGGGATCGCCATACCATAGAAGATACCACGAACTGTACGCTTGTATTCTTCAATGATAGGAAACTTTTCCATTTTCTTTCTCTCTTTCTTGTGTCTTGATTCTACCAAACTTTTCTGTCGCGTCAACCCCTATTAGGCGGGGCATGATGGATCGTCGATTTCCTCAATAACGCAGTCGCAGTGTTCCCAGCATCGAGGACACAATTCAAGGCCCGCAATGTCGGAAACGATTTCAACACCACAGCAATCCGAATAGTAAACTTCAATCTTGCTCATTCTTTTCTCTCTTTCTTTTCTATGATCCTACCAAACTTTTCTGTCGCCGCAACCCTCACTCTTGGGGGGTCTTGGATTTTTCTTCTTCTTTCTTCTTTCTCCATTCTGCAACGAATGCAACGTAATCGTCAACCGATCCATCACGGTTGTCCCTATGGTAATCGTATCCATCATCCGAACCGTATGGACGGTATGAGGAAGTACGGGAAGCCCGATAGGCTCGGAGGTTAGAAGCAGCACTGCGAAACTTTCTATTCATCATTCAATCTCTCTTTCTTTCTTTCTTACCCTATATATATGCACTTACTGTGCCATTCACCAAAAAATATTTTTTTCTTCCTAAGTCCTTACGCCACAACACTTTACAACTTTCTCATTTTGAGACGGGGGTGTGCCAAGGTGAGGCATTTTGCTACAGGTGACGCATTTTGCTACAGCGTTTTGCTACACCACCTTTGGGGTCGTCGTAAGTGCTTGAACCATAAGGAGTTACGTCAAAAATGGCGGCCCAATTTCGCCGTAAGTCCTTACGGGACAAGGGTTTACGTTGAATACTTAGAAGAGATTCTTTTCATGTCCTCACGATACCTGAACAGTAGTTCACGAGCAGACGCGCGTATACCTTCCTTCAGTATCTCACGAGCACTACCCCTCTCATGAGGGAGTCGTACTTGTGCCTCATGAAGCCATAGTCGTATGGTACTTGTTTTCATACTCTCGAACGATGATTGAAAGTAATTAGTATCCATTCAAGCATTCTCCACGATGACACTCACGACCTTGTCGGCATACATAGACCGATAGCCCACCGTCTCATCGTTCACCAGAATCAACGTTCCCTTGTTGGGAATCTCACGAACGCTAACCAGTTCACCAGTGAACGACTCACCGGTACTGTAGACCACACTCAACCTATCGCCAACATTGTAAACCATCTTTTTCTCTCTTTCTTTCTTTCTAGGATTCTACCAAACTTTTCTTCCGCCACAACCCCCCGACTAGGGGCTATCACTGGATCGCATAATCATCGACCACGTAACCCATTTCATCAATCTGGATGAATCCACCATCATCGCAGAATCCTAACTCATGATTTATTTCGATCATGTTATCATTCTGACGAACCCTTTCCAGAAGATCGCTAGCAAATGCGACACGATTCACGAACGAATCGAGACGGGTATTGTTGAGCAAATCGCACAATTCACGAACCGTATTGAGCACAATCATGTTTTCCATCTTATCTATCCTTTTTCTACTTGTTTCCGAAACCCCTTGTTTCGATGCCAGATATATATGCGAATGTCGTACCATTCGAGAAAAAAAATCAGATTTTTCGTAACCCCTTGAAAAATATAGGGTTACAGCATTCTCAATTTGAGACGGGGGTAAGGATCACTGTAGCATTTTGCGTCATACTGTAGCATTTTGCACAGCATTTTGCTACACCCGCTTAGTAGGGGGGTTTTTTCATTTTCTTTTATTTTGGCACAGATTTTGCAGAAAACCGGGGGTGGTATAAACATAGTAAGCACCAAATAAAATAAATGTACTACCTAAACCTATCTATTAGCCCCATACCATTCTATAGTTTCTTTTAATCCAGCATCAAAATCCACCTTTGGTTCCCAGTTCAGTACCTTTTTGGCTCGTGACATATCAAGAAATCTTCGTGGCTGACCATCTGGCTGATCACTATTCCACACTATATTTCCATCGTATCCAATAAGTGCTTTTATTTTTTCTGCCAAATCTTTTATTGTTATTTCAACACCACCGCCCAAATTAATAGGCTTAGGATCAGTATCTACGCTTAAACTTTTTACTATAGCCTCAGCAGCATCATCCACATATAAAAATTCTCGTGTGGCACTTCCGCTTCCCCAACATTCCACACTACCGTTGTTATTCGCTTTTGCATCAATAAACTTTTTAATCAAGGCCGGAATAACATGACTACTGCCAGGATCAAAATTATCATTTGGCCCGTATAAATTACAAGGAACCAATACGCAACCATTTAAATTATATTGATTTTTATAAGCTTCTATCATAACATAAAGAGCTTTTTTAGCTATTCCGTACGGAGCATTAGTTTCTTCCGGATATCCGTCCCACAAACTATCCTCATTAAAAGGAACCGGAGTATATTTAGGATAACTACAAACCGTCCCTATCTGCACAACCTTTTGTACATCAAAAAATCTACAATTTTCAATAACATTTAATCCCATCATCATATTTTGATAAAAAAATGATCCTGGATTAATCCTATTTGCACCTATTCCACCAACCACAGCAGCACAGTGTATCACAGCATCTGGCCGATATCTATCAAAAGCATCCTTAGTTTGCTTAGGATTGCACAAATCAAAATTTCTTGATCTGAATGTTGAAGCATCATAACCTTGATCTTTTAGAACTTTCATAATTCTAGACCCTAAAAATCCATTGCCACCAGTAACTAAAACTTTCATATTATTTTCCTTATGCTATATGATTAAATAAAAAAGGGGCAACTTAATGCCCCAATTTTATTCATAATTTAATTTAGAATTTACGTTCAACCATTATCATTGGATGATGCAAACGATGCGGGTATTGAGGCGTTTTTATTCTTTGGTTGACGACCTCGTGGCTTTTGAATACCAAGCTTGCGCCTTTGTCGTCGCACCATAGGAGTAGTAATACTACTATTTGTTATTTGACTCAATCGTACAGCAATCTCATCATCAGAAATAACATTAAAATTATCACGGATAAAATCCAATTCGATCTGACCCCATTTTCTATAGCTCATTTTATTCTCCCCATATAGTGTAAATATTGACAATGTGATGATCAACTCTATTATACTATAGTTTTGGTTCTTTTAAGCAAGGGGCTCAATATGATTAATTTTGATTCTAATATTACCAATCTTACATCTTCGATCTTATCGGTCAAAGCATCAGGATCAATAATTGACCAAATTCAAAATGATCTTAATTTACCAGACGGAGACGACATAACCACTCTATTAAATAATGAAGAAAAAAACAAATCAAACCATCAAAGCGGTGAGTGACGACGAATTTTTAGCCGTTTTAGATAAAATTACTAAAAGATTAGCTCACAAATTTAAATTCGGCTATCATAGCATAGAGGATATGAAACAACAAGCGGCCATATTCGCACTAGAAGGATTAAAAAATTATGATCACAAAAGGCCCCTTGAAAACTTTTTGTGGACTCATGTACGAAATCGCTTATTTAATTACAAAAGAAATAACTATCAAAGACCCGACAAACCTTGCTTAACTTGTCCGCTATATGATGCTTCTTATAAAGTTTCTAATAATCAGTGCTCTAAATTTATTGACAAAAAGGAGTGTGAGCCATATGCTTCGTGGGCCAAACGAAATGATGCTAAAAAGAATATTGCTAAACCATCTTATTTTGAAGACTTAAATTTAGCATCATCATCTAATGGTTCTCACGAGCATAACGAGATAGTTAATTTTCTTGACAAAAATATCCGCTCAGACTATAGAGAAAGTTATCTAAAACTAAAACACAATCAAAAAATTAACAAGTCTGATCTTAACAAACTTAAAAAACACATTATGGAAATAATGGAGGAACACAATTGGAAAACAGCAGAATTCCCAAAAAACGAGGACAACTAAGTTTAGATGAAGAAGCTTATATTCGTGAGAATGTTAATTTATTAAGCATAGATGCTATAGCCTCTAATCTTAATCGTCACGAAGGACCAATTAAACGATATATTAATGAAAATAATTTACTAATTGATCCAGAAGACAAAGCGGCTTATGAAACTCTAAAAGATAAATTACATAGCAAAACCTTTTGGATAGAAATTACACGTCAGTTTGATGCTGACAGTGGCGAACTCCAATACTTTGAAGATACCTGGGTTGGACTAATAAAACAGTTTAGAGAAGATGTTTTACCAGCAGAAGAGTTGCAAATTAAACAATTTATCACTATTGATATATTAATTAATCGCAGCATGAAAGAACGAAAAAGACACATTAGTGAAACTGAAAAATTACAAAAACTTGTGGATAAAGAATATGAAAAAAGCGAGGATCAAAGAGATATACCGAAACTGGCTAATCTCGAAACTCAATTGTCGTTTGCCCGCAACAGTATCGCTAATTACACTAATGAATATACCAAACTTCTTAATGAACAACAGAAAATTAGTAAAGATCTTAAAGCTACTAGGGAACAAAGAATAAAAAGAATAGAAGATGGTAAAAGTAGTTGGGTTGGTTTAATACGAATGCTAGAAGACGAAATAGTAAGAGAAAAAGAAGGCAAAGAAATGGAAATTCTTGGAATGGCAGCAACCGGAGCCAAAGAAAGAATGCAACAATATCATACTTATCAAGACGACACTGTGGACGTACCATTACTAACACCAGAATTTATGGAAAATCACAATGAATAAAACAGCTATAATAACAGGCATTACTGGTCAAGATGGCAGCTATCTAGCCGAACTATTATTAGAAAAAGATTACAAAGTTGTTGGATTATATCGACGTAGTAGTTCGTACCATTTTGAAAGAATATCCAGCATAGTAGATCATCCTAATTTAACTCTTTTGGAATTTGATCTTACAGATCCTTCCGTAATACTATCCATATTAAAACAATACGAACCAGACGAATTCTATAACTTGGCCGCTATGAGTCATGTGGGAACCAGTTTTCACCAGCCCTCCACAACGTTTGATATTAATACCATGGGGGTTTTACATATTTTAGAGGGTATAAGAACCACATCATCTGCTACAAAATATTATCAAGCTAGCACTAGCGAAATGTTTGGTAAAAATTATAGTGTTGATAAAAATAATAACAAATATCAAGATGAAAATACTCCACTAATTCCACAAAGTCCGTATGCTGTTAGCAAAGTTGCTAGTCATAATTTGGTACGCATATATCGTGATGCTTATAATATTTTTGCTACTAGTGGCATACTATTTAATCATGAAAGTCCGCGCCGTGGTGAAAATTTTCTAACGCGAAAAGTTACCAAATATATTGGCCAATTAGTTAACAACAAAACATCAGACAATTTAAAACTTGGTAATCTTCAAGCTTACAGAGACTGGGGTCACGCTAAAGATTATGTATATGCTATGTATTTGATGCTACAGCAAGATGTTCCTGACGACTTTGTTATTTGTACCGGTCAAACTCATAGCGTATTAAATTTTGTTATCAAATCCTTTGAGAGTGTGGATTTGGACTACAAACAATATGTAGAAATTGATCCATCATTATATCGACCAGCAGAAGTTGACTATTTATGTGGCCGATCTCTTAAAGCTCAAAAAGTACTAGGATGGATTCCATCAACTTCTTTTGATGATTTAGTTAGCGAAATGATACAAAGCGATATTAAAGTTTACGCTAATGTTTAGAAATTATAATGATCCATTATACAAAACTTTTAGACAACAGGTTAAAAAACGAGATCAATACAAATGTCAATGGCCAGGATGTTTAGCATCCAAAAAATTACATGTTCATCATATCAAAAGATGGGTTGATAGCGTTGATTTGAGATATAATATAAATAACGGAATCACTTTGTGTAAATTTCATCACTCTCTTATAGAAGGAAACGAAAACGCATACGAAGCAGTTTTTAGCAAATTAATATCTGATAATAAAAAATCAAATGATAAATAATGAAGACTTTACGATCATAATAGATACCAGAGAGCAACAACCGTGGTCTTTTGAGGATTATGTGGTTGCTAATAAAAAATTAGATACTGGCGATTATAGCATAGAAGGTCTTCAGGACATTTTTGCTATAGAACGTAAAAAGAGCATAAATGAAATTGCTAACAATATTATTGAACCACGGTTCAAAGATGTTGTACATAGAATGAGCCAACTTAAATATTCATTTTTCCTATTAGAATTTAGCATGAATGATGTATTAAACTATCCTATAGGATCAAATCTACCAAAAAGAATGTGGGATAAAGTTAGAATTACTCCAGCATTTATAATGAAGAATATATTAGATTGGCAGCTTAAATACGATATTAAAGTATTATTTTGTAATAATGCATCTAATGCAGAAAAAGTAGCAGAATATATTATTAAAAGGATTTACCTCATAAACAATAAACCAAAGGAGAACCAAAATGAAACTTGAAAATTCAGTCACCATCTATCCGCCACCGTATACTGATCAAAATAATCAATTAATTAATCCACCACCATTGGTTATGGACTATCTAGATGTTACTTATCATGACAATCCCACCAATAAGATAGTTTCCGCTACAGTTAGAAATATTCCTGGCTCATTTGTTATTGCTAATGGTATTGATTATGAAAAGCTTGGAGATGTTAATAGGTCCACACTAGAACAACTACTATATGATAGTCTCAAAGACGATACCGTAACCAAGCTCAGAAGCAAATTTCCCAAAACCTTAGAAGAATTTCCTAATGGCCCAGGAACCATATTAACAAATATGATTAGCACAATGGGAATTAAAAGTACTCCAAATTGTTCTTGCAGACGCCATGCTATAGAAATGAACGAAAAAGGTAATGACTGGTGCGAACAAAATTTACCAACTATCCTAGGTTGGCTAAAAGAAGAAAGCGCAAAAAGAAGCTTGCCATATATTGAGTCTGTAGCATCTATGATAGTTAAAAGAGCGATAAAAACTTCTAGAAGATTAATAAAGCAATCTAATGGTTGATTTTAAAAGTTTTGATAATGCTTGGCTTGGACTAGGAGACATAAGCGCTCTTAGTATTCCTAATAATCCTATGATTCATAGGACCAAGGAAGATATAGAAAATCCAGACTTGCATCTATTAAGAATTTTAAGAAATCCATATTATATAGGATCAACCTGTAAACTTATTTTTAACATAGAATTACATCCTATGCAGACTATGGTTCTACAAGAAATGTGGAATCGTCCTTTTCCTATGCTTATTGGTAGTCGTGGTTTTAGTAAAAGCTTTTTATTGGCTCTATATGCGGTACTAAAGTGTGCTTTCTATCCAGGCACCAAGGTAGTTATAGTTGGCGCCGCTTTTAGACAAAGCAAAATTATCTTTGAATATATGGAAAATATGTGGAAAAATAGTCCTATTTTAAGAAGTATATTTAATGGCAATGAAGATGGTCCACGACGAGATGTTGATAGATGTACTATAAGACTTGGAGATAGTTGGGCTATAGCTATTCCTTTAGGTAATGGTGATAAAATTAGAGGTTTACGTGCCCATATTATTTTAGCAGATGAGTTTAGTAGTATATCTCCAGATATTTACGAGACTGTGGTGTCCGGCTTTGCTGCTGTTAGCGCTAGCCCAATTCAGAATGTTAAGGAAGAAGCTAAAAAAGCAGCTATGAAATTAGCAGGAGTGTGGAGCGAAGAACTAGATACTATTTCTAGAAGAATTAATAATCAAGCAGTGATAAGCGGAACAGCAGACTATGGTTTCAAACATTTTGCTCAGTACTGGAAAAGATATAAGAGTATTATAGAAAGTAAAGGTGAAGAAAGAAAATTACGAGAAATTTTTAATGGAGAAATTCCACCAAATTTTAATTGGAAAGATTATAGTATTATTCGTATACCATATGAATTAATACCTAAAGGATTTATGGATGATAAACAAGTAAGTAGAGCCAAAGCTACTATTCATGTTGGTATATATAATATGGAATATGCTGCATGTTTTGTGAATGACAGTCAAGGATTTTTTAGAAGAAGTTTGATAGAAAGTTGTGTTACAAAAGATTATCCAGCAATAACAATTGGTAATAAGCCAGTAGTTTTTGACGCTATAACTCAAGGTAATCCTAATTTACATTATGTTTATGGTATCGATCCTGCTAGTGAACAAGATAATTTTAGTATAGTAATATTAGAAGTTCATCCGGATCATTCTAGAATAGTATATTGTTGGGCAACAAATAGAAATAATTTTAAAGAAAGACAAAAGATTGGACTAGCACAAGAATATGACTTTTATAGTTTTTGTTCTAGAAAAATTAGAGATCTTATGAAAACCTTTCCTCCTATTAGGATAGGGATGGATGCTCAAGGAGGTGGTGTTGCAATAGAAGAAGCTTTACATGATCCTGGTAAGCTTCAAGATAATGAACAACTAATATGGCCAATTATTGATTATGACAAAGCAAAAGATACTGATTCTCAACAAGGTCTACACATTCTGGAACTAGTGCAATTTGCAAAGGCAGATTGGACAAGTCAAGCTAATCATGGATTAAGAAAAGATCTAGAGGATAAAATATTACTATTTCCACGTTTTGATAATCTTACACTTGGTCTTGCTATGGAAAAAGAAGGAAAAAATATCTTAGACGACGATTTAAATCCATTGTATGATAGTGTTAGTGAATGCATACTAGAAATAGAAGAACTTAAAAATGAATTAACAACTATAGTTATGACTCAAACTAGTACTGGTCCACAAGCAAGAGACAGATGGGATACTCCGGAAGTAAAATTACCAAATGGTAAAAAAGGAAGATTACGAAAAGACCGATATAGCTCATTACTAATAGCTAATATGATAGCTAGACAATTAAATAGAATCTTACAGTCTCCAAATTATGATATTGTTGGCGGAAATAGTAAAGATCTAGTTAATCAACAAAGCAATAAGTTATATAAAGGTCCAGAATGGTTCACATCAAACGTTAATGATGATGATATTTATCAAGGAATTTATAGATAAAAGTGTATTATTAAAGTAATCAAATAGCATTACTATTACATTAGAAATAAATATATGCCCAGAAAACCAAATAAAGAAGACGTTATTAAAAATGCATCATCTATAGGAGAGGATGCTTATGTCACATGGGGAGAGGATTTATCCAGCAAACAAGATGCTCTTAAAAGATCATCAGAATCTCTAGATGAGTTTACAGGAATTCAAAATTCTACAGCAGCTTTTGGCGGTGGTAGAAGATATAGTATAGATTTTTCTAATTTAGATGGTGATACTGGTGGCCGTCCAGGATTAACCCGTAATGACTACTATGCTTTTAGGCCAGACGAAGCTGTTCCTAAAAGGATTAAACTAGTTATCCGAAGAGCAGAAGATATTTATCATCGTGTTGGTTTGGTAAAAAACGTGATTGATCTCATGGGCGATTTTGCTGTACATGGTATTAAATTAGTTCATAAAAATAAAAGAATAGAAAGATTTTATAGACAATGGTTCAAAAAAATTAATGGCAAAGATCGTAGCGAAAGATTTTTAAACAATCTATACAAAACAGGCAATATTGTTATTCATAAACAAACAGCCAAAATATCATTAAAAGTTACTGATAATCTATATAAAACTATTGGATCTCCTGATCTTAATGTCAAGCAGATGGATCAATTTAAGATAGAAAAAAAAGAAATTCCTTGGAGATATACTTTTATAGATCCAGTTTATGTTGAGAGTGCTGCCGGGTCTTTATCATCATTTGTTAGTGAGAAAAGATACGAATTAATTTTACCAGCTACTTTTAGAAAAAATATTAATAGTCCAAAAACAGAAGCAGAAAAACAGATAGTATCTCTTCTTCCAGAAGCAATAGTATTAGCAGCTAAAACTAAAAGACCATATCCATTGGATCCTGAAAAGACATTAGTTTTTCATTACAAAAAAGACGATTGGCAAGCATGGGCATATCCTATGATATATGCTATTATGGATGATATTACGGTTATTGAGAAATTAAAATTAGCAGATATGGCGGCCCTAGATGGCGCTATAAGTAACATTAGAATTTTCAAATTAGGTAATCTAGAACATAAAATTGCTCCAACAAAAGCAGCAACAGCCAAACTAGCACAAATTTTAGGAAACAATGTTGGTGGTGGTACAATGGATTTGGTTTGGGGTCCAGATATTGAATTGTTAGAAAGCAATACTAATGTTCATAATTTTCTTGGAGAAGGTAAATATACTCCTCATTTAAATGCTATCTATGCTGGTTTGGGAATTCCTCCAACACTTACTGGCACATTCGGAGCAGCAGGAACTACTAATAATTTTATTAGTCTAAAAACCTTAACACAAAGATTACAATATGGTAGAGATATGTTGGTTAAATTTTGGGAAGGCGAAATAGAAATTGTACAAAAAGCTATGGGTTTTAGGTATCCGGCTAAAATAGAATTTGATAGAATGGATCTAAGTAATGAAGATACAGAGAAGGCACTATTAATACAACTAGCAGATAGAAGTCTTATTAGTGATGAGTTATTACAGACCAAATTTGGTTTCGATCCAGATATGGAAAAATCAAGACTTAATAGAGAAAGAAAAGAAAGAGATTCCGAAAGAATGGTACAAAAAGCTGGTCCGTGGCATGATCCTCAATTTGAAAACGCTCTTAAGAAAATATCTTTACAACTAGGAATTGTAACACCAAGTCAAGTAGGATTAGATTTACCAAAGAAAAAACCAAGCGAAAAAACAGCATTAGAACAAAAAGCAGAACAAGTAAAGTCTCCTTTTGGAGCACCCAAGGTGGCTAACGATCCGTCCTCGGAATCGTTGCCGAAAGAAGCGGGCGAAGGTAGACCCAAACTTTCAAAAGATACTGAAAAAAGAAAAGACAGAACATTTTCGCCCCAAACCGGCGCCAAACTCCTAATATGGTCATCTTCTGCACAAGACAAGATTAGTTCTATAATTAATCCATTAATTTTAGAATATTTTGATAAGAAAAATTTAAGAAGTTTATCTAATGCCGAAAATGAAGAATTAGAGAAAATCAAAACGAACATTCTTTTTCAAACGCAACCTTTTGCTAAACTTAATGAAGATAATATAACAGAATATTTATCAGCATCAACTAGTAATGATACTAAAACTTTTTATAATTGGTTAAATTTGGTTAAGCTAGAATTATCCAGAGAATTAACGGTTGATGAAATTAAACAAGCTAAATCATCTTTTTACACAATGGTGTATAGTACAAAATAATAATCAAATCTTTTTGAAAGGTTTATAATGATAATATATCCACAAGAACAAGAAGATGGCTTAACATCAAAAATACTAGCCTCGTCTTCTATTGCTTATGCTAGTGTTGCAGAGCCATGCTCTCTCAGATTATCATCTAAATCATTTAAAAGTTTAGCATCCTACGATGATAGTGATCTATTTTATGTTCAATCTATTCTAGTAACTTCATCATGGAATAAAAATGATGATGTGTTTGATAAGTACGAGGTATGGAACGCTAAACATACTCCAGAACACAAGCCCACAAATCTAGAGCACAACGAAAGTTTAATTGTTGGTCATATAATATCAAATTGGCCTATTACCGAAGATGGATTATTAATAGATCCAGAAACCCCGGTAGAAAATTTACCAAATAAGTTCCACATACTTACAGGCTCTGTTATATACAAGGGATTTAGCACTTCCGAACTTAGAGAGAGATCAGAAAAATTAATTAGTGAAATTCAAAATGGTACTAAGTTTGTTAGTATGGAATGCTTTTTTAAAGGTTTTGATTATGGAGTAATTAATAAACAAACTAATGAATATAAAGTATTGAGCAGAAGTGATGAGACAGCTTATTTAACAAAATATCTTAGAGCATATGGCGGTAAAGGTGAAAATAATGATTATAAAATTGGTAGAGTTTTAAGAAATATTACCTTTACTGGTAAAGGATTTGTTGACAAACCAGCAAACGAAGATAGTATAATTTTTAATAAGAATCTTTTTGAAGAAAATAAAAAAATTGATAATCTTCAAGAAAAAAATAACGAAAATGAAAATTTAGGTGTAATAAGTATTCGATTGAATAATCAAATGGAGAATAATACAATGAGTGTAGAACAAGATGTAACTGAAATCAAAAACAAATTGGTGGCTATGGAAACTTCTTGTCAAGAGGCTGTAGCTGAAGCTAACGCATCTGTTAATTCATTAACCGAAAAAAATATTGCACTAGAATCTCAATTACAAACCCAAACTAACGAATTCACAGAAAGAGAAACTGCTATGAAAAAAGAAATCGAAGAAGTCAAAGCTTCTGCTTCAGAAGAGCTTTTAGCACTCAAAACTTCATTAGAAGCACAAATCTCAGAACTTTCAGAAGCTATTGCAATGAAAAATGAAGAGATGAAGAAAAAAGAAGAAGAAATGAAGAAAATGAAAGCAGAACTTGATAGCGCCAACGAAACAGTCGCTGCTTATAAAACAAAAGAAGCAGAAATGGTCAAGAAAGAAAAAATGACCAAAAGAAAAGCTGCCCTTGTAGATAACGGAGTCGAAGAAGATGCTGCTTTGGCTTTTGTTGAAAAATATGAAAATATCGAAGACGAAGCATTTGATGCTATGGCAACTCTTTTTGCTGCTATGAAGATGAAAAAAGAAGATGCTATGAAAATGAAAATGAAAGCAGAAGAAGTTGCAGAAGCAGAAGAGGTTGTTGAACCCAAAGTGAGTGCTTCTGATCTAGATAACGTTGAAACAGAAAGCGCTATTGATTTAACAGTTGGCTCAGATTCTTCTGAAGAAGAAGAAAATACCACTCGTGCAGCTCTTGTTGAGTTTGTTTACAGTAAGTTAGGCAAAAAATCCAAGTAAATTCTTATACGGAGAACTAAAAATGGCTCTAAAACCTGATCGTATCGAACTATTAACAGATATCTCTTTTTTCATGACTACTACAGCAGAGCGCGGTGGTGTTGTTAGCGCTGTAACTTCAACAACTGGTGTTGGCGTATCTATGGATGATGCCAATGCTGTTGTTGCTTACGCCGCTGTAGCATCTGGCGCAAAGCCAGTAGGTGTTCTACTTAATGATGTTGTAAATCTTGATCTTACTCGCCAACACATTAATTGGCATAAAGACGAGATGCAGGTCGGTGGCAAAGTAACACTATTGCGCAACGGCCAAGTTACAACAAATATGTTGGTTACTGGCATCACTCCATCCGCTGGAACAGATGCTTATGTTGGTGCTAGTGGCTTGATCGGTACAAGTAGTACCAATGCTGTTAAAATTGGTCAGTTCTTAAGCGGCAAAGACACTGACGGCTATGCTAAAGTATCAGTTAACCTATAATTTTCATACACGGAGAAATAAATATGTCAGCCAAAACTGAAAAATTTCAACCAACTCCAGAACTTAGTGATCTACTAAAGCGTTCTGGTTCAGCTCAACGAGAGGTTGCTTTAGCAGCTAATGCCGAATTTGCAAAAGCCCTAGAACTACCTCTTCGTCAGGGTATTCTTAATGGCGATGTTCTTGATGGTATCTTTGAACCAATTCGTCTTGATCAAAGTGCCACACCAGAGTTTCCTCTTGATTTCTTAGCTCCTGGTACCGAGAAGGACTTTGTGGCCTACACAATTCCTAATCATGGCTATATTCCAGAGCGTCATGTTGAGGGTGATTATGTTATGGTTCCAACATACGACGTTGGCGCCAGCATTGATTATCTCTTAAAGTATGCTCGTGATGGTCGTTGGGATGTTGTTGGTCGTGCTATGGAAGTGTTAGAAGCTTCATTTGTCAAGAAGATGAATGATGATGGCTGGCACACACTATTGGCCGCTGGTGTTGATCGCAACATTGTTGTTTATGATAGTGATGCCAATGCTAGTCAGTTTACCAAGCGTCTTGTTAGTTTGATGAAGACTGTTATGAGACGTAATGGCGGTGGTAATTCAACTTCTAATAATAGAGGTATGTTAACTGATCTTTATGTTTCTCCAGAAGCTATGGAAGATATCCGTAACTGGGGCATCGATCAAGTTGATGAAATTACTCGTCGTGAAATCTATACCGCTGCTGACGGTACTCTTAATCGAGTATTTAGTGTTAATCTTCATGATCTAGACGAATTGGGTGTTGGTCAACAATATCAACTATTCTATACATCAACTCTTGGTGCTAGTATGCCAGGAAGCGATACAGAAATTGTTGTTGGTCTTGATCTTCGCAAGAACGACAGTTTCGTTATGCCAATTCGTCAAGAAGTTCAAATCTTCGAAGATGAAACACTACATCGTCAGAAACGAGCAGGTTTCTACGGCTGGGCCGAACTTGGCTTTGCTGTTCTAGATAATCGTAGAGTATTAATTGGCTCACTATAATATCTAACTTTTCACGTTAACAATTTAAGGGTTGGCTCTGCCAGCCCTTATTTTGTATATATACTAGGACTCTATGCTTTGACAAACAAAGGATTTGCTTTATTATAAGTAAACACAAGGAGAAACTATGTTAGAAAATACAAAAACACTACAAAAATACGGATACTCAATAGAGTCCCTTAGCTCCGGATCAAGCAAAAAGATAGTAGTAATTTGTGATTATTGTAATAATACATTTGACAAATCCTACAAAGCTCGTAATCTTCAAAATAAAGAACTAGACAAAGATTGTTGTGTAAAATGTAAATTTAAGAAAAGAGAAGAGCTTAGTTTATTAAAGTATGGAGTTAAAAACTCGGCTCAAAGACAAGATGTAAAAGAAAAACTATCAGATTATAATATAGAAGAGCATAAAGAAAGTATTATGGATTTATTAGCTCAAAATTATAGCATAGTTTATATTAGTAAAAAACTAAATATTCCAAAAACCTCATTAACAAGATACCTAAATCTTCAAAATATCGATACTTATGGAGATTTACAAAAAAAGAAAGAAAAAACTTTTAAGGAAAAATATGGAGAAAATTATAAAGAACAATTTTTAGAGAAAAGAAAAAATACTAACCTAATTAAATATGGACATGATAATCCATTTGCTAATGATGATATTAAAAGTAAAATTGTAGAAACTATGAGAACCAAATATGGTAAAGATCATCATATGCAAAGCAATGAAATGAAACAAAGAGTTAAAATTACTAACTTAAATAAATATGGATGTGAAAATGTTTCTCAGTCTCCAGAGATTCAGGATAAGATTAAAAATACTAATTTAGATAAATATGGATACTCTCATGCTACCAAACATCCTGATGTTAAAACCAAAATAGTAAACACTATGATAATTAATGGTAATGCCAGATTATTTGATGGTAAAGGAGCTTCTTTTTGGGCAGAAAAAACGGGCTATTGTTTGAGTAGATTTAATCAATTAATTAATCAGTACGGCTTCGACGTTGCTAAAAATATGTATAGAACAGACAGTTACTCAAGTTTAGAACTAAGATTTAAAAGCTTTTTAGATGAGAGTGAATTAAATTATAAGACTCATACTAGATTAAATATTAGTGATAAAACTTATATTCCTGATTTTATAATAGATAATTTAATCATAGAAGTAGATGGACTATACTGGCATAGCGATAACTGTAGAGATGACGATTATCACATAAATAAAAAAATATCCTATGAAAATGCTAATTATGATAGTTTGTTTTTTAGAGAAGATGAAATTAGAGATAAATTTGAGATTGTTAAAAGTATGGTATTGAATAGACTGGGAAGATCAAATAAGATATTTGCAAGAAAGTGTGATTTAGATAAAATCAATGATAAAGAAGCTGACGTTTATTTTGAAACCAATCATTTAATGGGAAAGGGTCGTGGAACAACATATGTTTTAAGTTTTAAAGACGACATAGTAGCAGCTTTAAGACTCAAAAGAAATAAAAATAATGATTATGAAATTAGTCGATTTTGTAACAGTAAATTTTATAGTATAACTGGTGCTTTTAGTAAACTATTAAACTTCGCCATTAAAGATAAACAACCCGATACTATTATGACTTTTATAGACAAGAGATATGGTAGAGGTCATTATTTAAAAAATTTAGGTTTTGATTATATTCATATTTATCCTAGTTTCAGATGGACAGATGGATTCCAAACTTTTCACAGACTAAAATTTTCCGGTAATAGTGGATACAACAACGATCTTTTTAAGATTTATGATTGTGGCCAAGCAAAATACCTATTAAAGCTAAAATAGCTTTATGGTGTATAATAATTTTATCATTATTCTAGTATAATTACCATAAGGAAAATCCTTAATGGCCGCATCAAAATACGATTTTAGTATAGAACAAGGAAGTTCTTTTAAGCTAAGTTTGGTTTATAAAGACGATAGTGGTAATCCTATTGATCTTACAAATTGGTGTGCTAGATTAACATGGAAAACTAATACTAATGTTACTCAAACTTTTAGCACAGAGAATATAGATTATAGTGTATATAAATTTAGTATAGAGCCGTTAATTGGTAAAATAACCCTTATGATACCGGCTGGTACAACCAATAGTTTTCTATTTAATGCTGCAAAATATGACTTGGAATTACAAAGTGATGATGACTTATATGTTGGTGGTGGTAAATATATTATACGATTAATATATGGCACAATTAATATTGTTAAACGCTTTAGTCAATCATCTTCGTTGTTGGAGTGCGAACCTTGAGCAATTTTACTATAGAAATTTTTGATACTAAAAATATTGTGGAAATTGAAACCACTGTTGGAAACATATTAAATAATTTAGAAATTGAAACTAGCAGTGATAGAAGCGTTGAAATAGTATCTGGATCAACAGTTGGTTTTATATCAGTATCCGATATACTTGGATTAGATGAATATTTATCTAATTTTATAGATGAATATGAAATAGACTGCGGCTCTCCCTAATTATTAACAATAAGAGGTTATTATCATGTCAGTACAAACGCTAATTCAAGTTCGTAGAGGCACAACAAGCGAATGGATTAATGCTAATCCAACACTAAGTGCTGGTGAATGGGGTTTAGATACATCTCTTAGAAAGTATAAAATAGGAGATGGATTAACAGCATGGAATAGCTTACCTTATGCTAGCATATTACCTAATAGTAGCGATCTAGTAGGAACTAGCGGTATCGGTGTAAATTTTTCTGCTACAACAGGAACGCCCGTAACAGTTAGTGTTACTGGAATATTAGCTAGTCAGGTTCTTGATTTTTCTCAAGCTGTTGATAATGTTATTAATATAGAGAGTATTCAGGATATTATTGCTAGTGGCGATCATTTAACTACAGGATTTTTAAGAAATGGTACCGGAGTAGTTATAAATTATGACGATAGTAGTAATTTTGTCAGCATTAATGTTAGTGGATACTCATTACTTAATCATACCCACTCTAGCTCTGATATAACGGATTTTAATGAAGCCACCCAAGACGCTATTGGAACTAATGCTGGATCAAGCGGATTTTTAAGAAATGGTAGCGGATTAGCATGGACTTATGATGATGGCGGCGATACATTAACAATTGGCGTTACTGGTATTCCATCATCTTTAATTACAGACTTTGCTAATGCGGTAAGCGATCAAGTAGACACCACACTGTCTGCTGGAACAGGAATTGTTTTAAGTTATGATAATGGTACTAACACTTTGACAATAGATACTAGTGGATATTCATTACTAAATCATACTCATGTGTGGAGCAATATAACTGATGCTAGTAGTATTGTTACTACTGGTGAATTAGCATATCTTTCTGGTGTTGTTGCTGGTACCGCTAGCTCTGATCGTGCTGTTGTATTAGATGGTAATAAAAATATTAATGGAATTGGTGGGATAACTACAACTGGTAATGTTACAATTGGTGGAAATCTTAATGTTCAAGGTATAACAACCACAGTAAATAGTACCACTGTTGATATCGGTGATAATATTATACGAGTTAATACTAGTGGATTAACTACTGGTGGATTTGAAGTTTATACTGGAGTTGATTATAAACAATTAGTTTGGAATGTATCTAATAATAGATGGGAATTTACTGGCGGCAATGTTTATACGTCTGGTGATTTTATTAGTAATAGTTTACAAGTAGCGTCTACGGGCTTGGTTACTAATCTAAATGCTGATTTATTAGATGGACAGCATGGTAGTTATTATCGAAATTTTGCTAGCTTAACAGGATTACCTGACCCAATTATTACTGGAACATTAACTGGAGATGTTACCGGAAGTAGTAGTGTAACATTAACAGATCTTGGTAATGGAACACTAAGTATTAGCACAACATTATCTGACAATACTGTTACTAGTGCTAAAATTGTTAATGGCACTATAGTAAATGAAGATATTAATGCTAGTGCAGCTATTGCTGTGACTAAATTAGCTAGTAGTGGAATAACTTTAGGTAGCACAAATATTAATCTTGGTCAAACTAGCACAGTTATTGATGGATTAACAAGAATTAGTGGTGTTAGTGCTCTTAATCCAACTTATATATACTATGCCATAATTGATGGTGGCTCTCCATAATTTATAATACTGGTAGGTTTGAGGATATTTTATGCCAGTAAATGATTATATTCTACTTAGAAAAGGTTCCAGTTCGGAATGGAGTAGTGCTAATCCAGTATTAGCTAGCGGTGAACCAGGATTCGATATAACTAATAATATATTGAAAATTGGTGATGGAGTTACAACTTGGCCTAATTTAGATCCTATAGGTAGTGGTTTTATTTCTTCGCATACCGAAATTAATGTATTAAGTCAAGAACCACAAGGATTTGTTAATAGAATAGATAGCTCTATCAGTTTTAATGATAGTACTAGAACTTTTACTATTCAACCTACTGGTTCTAGTTACGATGTTTATATTGAAGGTATTAAAGTTACTAAAACTGGTATTGAAACCGTAGTTATCGATAGTGGTACAGCATTAAATTATATTCATTTTGATACTGATACATATCAACTACAAACTAAAACTTCATTTTTTAATTTTGATACTGATGTTCCAATTGCTTTCATCCACTGGAATAGTGGTATTGGTCAAAGCACATTTTTTGGAGAAGAACGTCATGGTATAAGAATGGATAGTGTTACCCACAAGTGGATCCACAATACTTTTGGTATGCAATATATTGATGGACTAAGTATCGGTAATTATGTTTTATTAGGCGATGGTAGTTCAAATAGTCATGCACAAATAAGTGTTAGTGATGGCACCCTATATCAAGAAGATATAATTATTAATATTACTGATGGAGATAATAATGTTGAATTTACTCAACAGCTATCTCCAACTGGTTATTTTCCAGTTTATTATCATAGTGGAATTACTGGTCAATGGGTAAGAGATTCTGGAACACCATATCCAGTTAAATACAATGCTACAAGAGCATTATACAATTCGTATTCTGGTGGAACTTGGTCAGTTATTAATGTTCCAAATAATAGATATTTTGCAATGTGGCTCGTTGCTACAAATGATATTAATGATCCTATATTGTCAATCATGGGACAAAGAGAAGATAGCAGTTTAGGCAGTGCGGAAAATAATAATAACTGGACTGATATTGACCTGACAAATATTCCAACAAATGAGCTACGACCATTATACAGATTAATTTTCTTAACAAATAATACTTTTACCAATACTCCCAAAAGTAGTTTGCAAAGCATATTAGATTTACGCAAGAGTATAATTACTACAACATATGGGGTACCTCAAAATGACCACGGGGTTTTATTCGGTTTGGGGGATGATGATCATGCTCAATATGTTCATATAAATGAAGCTAGAACGATTAGTGCTAATCATACATTTACAAATGGATTAACCATTAATAATGGACTATTATCTGCTACTAGTGGTAATTTTACATCATTAACTGTTAATAATACTGGAGTGAGTCTTAGTGGCCATACTCATAGTTCTAGTAATATAACTAATTTTAACTCTTCGGTTAGTGGCTTGGTTAACGGGATATATGCTCCGTTAACAGGAACTCTAAATCAATTTGCAAATACTACATCATCTCAATTAAGTTCGGTAATATCTGATGAGACTGGTTCTGGATTATTAGTATTTAACAATAGTCCAACTTTTACAGGAATTCCATTAGCTCCAACAGCAACTAGTGGTACAAATACTAATCAAATAGCTAGTACCTCGTTTGTAAGAACAGAAATTAGTAATCTTGTAAATTCTGCGCCATCAACACTAGATACTTTAAATGAACTTGCGGCAGCATTAGGAAATGATGCTAATTTTAGCACAACAATCACAAATACTTTAGCTGATAAAGCAAATCTGAGTGGATCAACTTTTACTGGAAGCATTAGCGCTCCTAGCGGTAATTTTACTCAAAGTTTACAAGTTAATGGTACAGGAGTAAGTTTGAGTGGTCACTCTCATACAAATAGCGATATTACTAACTGGAATGAGGCTGTTGATGATAGAGTAAATGATTTACTAGTTGGAATTAGTGGAATTAATATTAGTTATAATGATAATAGTAATACTATTAATATAGCTTATACCGGATCGTCTGGTGGGGGTGGTGGAGGGGGCGGAGTAGTAATAAATAATTATTCTGATAATAGATTATTAACTAGTGATGGAAGTAGCACCGGAATAGATGCTGAAAGCGGATTAATATTTTTATCTAATAGTAATAAATTAGGAATTGGTACAACTGATCCTTACGGAAACTTAGGCTTGAGTAATGGTTATTTTAATAGTACTGGCGATTCTCAAAAAAGCTCTCTTACTGTTAGAAATAATACATCAAATAACAGTTCAACAACGCTATATGCTGATGGCATTTCTGAAAAATTAGTATTACCAATTAGCGGTATTTGGAATTTTAATATTAATTTGGCTTGTTTTAGTAGCACTAATGAAGGCGCTGCTGGTTGGAATTTTAGAGGGTGTATTAAAAGAAATAGTTCCACAACATCTTTGGTTGGATCTCTTATAGAAGAAAACTTTATCGATAGTAGTCTTAATGGAGTATCTGCAACAGTAGTTGCTAATACTGGAACATATAGTTTAGATATTAATGTTAATGGCTTAAATAGTAATAATATTCTTTGGACAGCAGGAGTAGATTTGGTTCAAACTCTTTTTAGAGGATCGGCAGCAGCATCGACTCCCACCCCAACACCGTCTGTAACAGCAACACCAACCATCACAAGCACACAAACATCAACACCCACAGTAACTCCAACCAATAGCGCAACCCAAACAATAACTCCAACGATAACTCCAACCAATAGTGCAACACCGACGACAACTCCGACCATAACACCAACAGTTACAGCTACTACAACCAACACGCCCACAGTAACCAATACAACAACACGAACACCAACACCAACAGTTACTCCAACATCCACTCCACCATATATGGGTGGTCAAAAGTATAACTTTATTCCATAACAGAGATATTTATGAGTATTAATTTTAATGATCATGATATTACTACTAGTGGAAATTTAACTGCTAATAGCGGTAATTTTATTAGTTTAAATATTAATAATACTAGTATTAGTGGAATATTTGCCCCATTATCTGGTTCGCTTAATCAATTTGCTACTACTTCTTCATCTCAATTAGCCAGCGTTATTAGTGATGAAACAGGATCAGGATTTCTTGTTTTCTCTAATAGTCCAATCTTAACCGGTACTCCATTGGTTCCCACAGCATCAAGTGGCACCAATACTAATCAAATTGCTAGCACAAGTTTTGTACGAACCGAAATTAGCAATTTAGTAAATTCTGCACCAAGCACTCTTGACACATTAAATGAACTAGCTGCTGCTTTAGGAAACGATTCTAATTTTAGTACCACAGTAACTAATAGTTTAGCTAATAAAGCTAATCTTAGCGGATCTTCTTTTACAGGCTCAGTATCTGCACCAACAGGTAATTTTACTATTTTACAACAAAACGGAACTAATGTTAGCATTAGCGGTCATACTCATACTGGCAATGATATCTTAATAGAATACGATGACTATAATAACACCACTTTATACAAAGGATCTGATGCGGCTAAATTTTTACAACAATTAAATTGGGATGGTATAGGAGATGCTATTGATATAGTTGGAGGAATATCAACAGATCAGATAAATAATTTCAATAGTACTGTTAGTGGATTGCTTCCAACTATAGCTAATAGCGGAGATAATAGAGTTCTTACTAGTACAGGAAGCACTGTTGGAATTAATGCTGAAAGTAATTTAACTTTTAATGGAAATTTATTGAATGTAACTGGTAGTGGAAATTTCTCTAGTGGATTAGTTATATCTAATCAAACGGCTAGTACAATAGCAAGTTTTGATAGTAATAAAAATGTTGTTTCACTAAGTACAGCAACCTATCCATCACTCACAGAGCTTAGTTATGTTAAGGGCGTAACAAGCGCTATTCAAACTCAAATTGACTCTAAAGCAGCTACTAGTACAACAGTTACCGCAGGAAGCGGATTGGCTGGTGGTGGAAGCCTTGCTGCAAATAGAACAATAGATGTTGGACAAGGCGATGGAATTAGCGTATCCGCAGACAGCATAGCTGTTGATAGCACAGTGGTAAGAACAACTGGTGTTCAAACTATAAGTGGATCTAGAACATATACTGCTGCTGTTGTTTTTTCTAGTGGCGTTACTGTTAGCGGTAATTTTACTATGCCAAATCAGACCGCTAGCACAATAGCTGGCTACGATGCAAATAAAAATGTTTCATCGCTAAGTACAAGTACATATCCATCATTGACAGAACTTAGCTATGTTAAAGGTGTTACTAGCGCTATACAAACTCAGCTAAATGCTAAAGCATCAACATCACATAGTCATACTACTTCGGATATTAGTAATTTCAATTCTGCTGTTAGTGGATTATTACCGACTATAGCAAATAGTGGAAACAATAGAATACTGACAAGCGATGGAACAGCTACTGGTATCAATGCTGAAAGTAATTTAATTTTTAATGATGAGACATTATTTATTGGAGATTATACTGGTGACACTGGCGGAAAAATTGTGCTATATAATGGTAATGCTGGCGACGGATTGCCATCTATTACTTTTATAGATAATAATGGAAATCATAATTTCAAAATATATATGGATGATTCCGACAATAAAAACTATATAAAAGCTGATAATGATCATGATTTAATTATTAGTGGATCAAACAATAATTCTATTACATTAGATAATTTTAATGGAAAAATTAATATTGTTTCTAGTGGCGTTACTATTAGTTCTAGTGGCACAAATGTTCCACTTACCATTACTAACGATGGTACTGGTAATAGTTTTGTTGTTAATGATGTTACTGGTGATACGACACCGTTTGTTATTGATAGTTCTGGAAATGTTGGAATAGGAACAACCACCCCAACGTTTGTAAATAATACTTACTCTGGATTACATATACACGCAGCAACCGCTACTTCATTAAAACTAACAAATACTACTACGGGACAAACATCTACGGATGGGTTTGAGTTATTACAGGATTCTGCTGGTAATGCTTATATATGGAATCGAGAAAGTACTAATATATCTATCGGTACTTCTGGAACGTCGTGTATTATAATAACTAGTGCTGGCAACGTTGGAATAGGAACCAGCACCCCATCTGCAACATTACACCTTGTTGGTAGTGGACTATTTACTGCTGGATTAAACCTCAGTAATCAAACGGCTAGTACCATAGCAAGTTTTGATAGTAGTAAGAATATTATATCTTTAAGTACAGTAACCTATCCTAGTCTTACAGAATTAAGTTATGTAAAAGGTGTAACAAGTGCAATCCAAACCCAGATTGACAGTAAGAGTTCCTCAACTCATGTTCACGGTAATATAACAAATGCTGGAGCCATAGGCTCTACGGCTAATTTGCCTTTGATAACAACCACAGGGGGCGTTATTACTGTTGGTTCATTCGGCACTGCTGTCAATACTTTTTGTCAAGGAAATGATAGTAGACTAAGTGATTCTCGCGCCCCAACAGGAGCTGCTGGTGGTGATTTAACTGGAACATATCCTAATCCTACACTAACTAATACTACGGTAGTTGCTGGAACATATAAAAGTGTTACAGTAGATGCTAAGGGTAGAATTACTGGTGGAACTAATCCTACAACAATATCTGGTTATGGAATTACGGACGTTGGTAATGGAACACTCACTTTGAATGTTTCTGGAACTGGTTTGAGCGGATCAGCTTCTTTTACCGCTAATCAAAGCGGTAATACTACGTTTACAGTAACTTCTAATGCCACCAGCGCAAATACTGCTTCAGCAATTGTGGCGCGTGATGCTTCTGGTAATTTTAGCGCCGGAACAATTACTGCTACATTGAGTGGCAATGCTTCTACAACATCACAAACCAATTTTACTAGTTTAACTGTTAATAGTAATACTGTATTACATGCTGGAAATTATAATTCTTACTCGCCAACTTTAACAGGAACTGGAGCTAGCGGCACATGGGGAATTAGCATTTCTGGTGGATTAACAGCAACAATACCCACACTGGGATATACACTCAGTACAGCAACAATATCTTATGGTGGACAGGCTGGTCCTCAAATACTTGGACAGGGTGGTAGTGGCTCAATAATTTCATTTCATAGACCCGGTGCTTATGCTGTGAATTTTGGATTAGATACTGATAATGTATTAAAAGTTGGTGGATGGAGTATGGGCGCTGTTGCATATCCTATATTACATAGTAATAATTATAATTCTTATGCTCCTACTTTAACAGGAACTGGAGCTAGCGGCACATGGGGAATCAACATAACTGGTAGTTCTGGATCAACCTCGCAAACTAATTTTTCTAATTTAACAATTAATTCTAGTCAAGTTTTATCTGCTGGTAATTATAATTCTTATGCTCCAACGTTAACTGGAGGCAATGCTAGTGGAACATGGGGAATCAATATAACGGGTAGTTCTGGATCAACCTCACAAACTAATTTTACTAGTTTAACTGTTAATACTAATACTGTATTACATGCTGGAAATTATAATTCTTACTCGCCAACACTAACTGGCGGCAATGCTAGTGGAACATGGGGAATCAATATAACCGGTAGTTCTGCGTCAACCTCGCAAACAAATTTCAATACTTTAACATTAAGTACTAGTCAAGTTTTATCTGTTGGTAATTATGCTACCAATGCTCCTGTTTCTAGTAGAAATTTTAGAGCGTGGGGATATTATAACGGCAGTGCCGCTAATCCGATTCCTGCGATTGATGGACTAAATGTGAGTACCGCAAGTAGAACTGCTAATGGAACTTATACGGTTACTTTAGGCGTAACTTTATCTAATAGTGATTATGCTGTATTTTGTAGTTCGGGTGTTGGTAGCACAGTGGTAACAAGTAGATCAACCACAACTGTTGGTATACTAACACAAACTACCGCAGCAGTACTAACAAATACATTTTTTACTATAGGAATTGTAGATACAATATAATGAAAGGAAATTTATGATTGGTTTTATATATCCATACGATGATCATGTTGCTGTTGGATCTGTTGGTAAAGATGTATCATATATTGATGCTGTAAAATCGGGGGTTCCATCCGGTGTCCCATTTTTTATTCTTACTAATGAAAATGATATGAAAGGACCACCAGATTATGATGATTTATTTTTTGAAGCACTTATAGCTGATTTTAGCGATCCTGACGGATACGGAACCGGCATGTCATATCAAGAACTAGTACAATATAATTCTGATAATAATATTGATAATTCAATAACCATAAATGAAATCAATAAAGTTAAAAATAGAACCATGAGTATAAATATGAATAAAGCACGAAACATTTGGAAAGATAAACTACGATCAGACAGAAAACCACTACTAGAAACTCTTGATGTTCAGTATATAAGAGCATTAGAGCGTGGACAAACAGAAACTATACAAAAAATTGTGAAGAAAAAAGAATTATTAAGAGATATTACAGATGATCCAAGAATAGAAAATGCACAGAATACTAATGATTTAAAAGAAGTAACTATTCCAGTTAATTTTATAGAGGAGTAATTTTATGAGTTTACCAGTATTAGCACCAGTTGAACCAAGCGTAATTCCAGCAAAAACCTACGATAAATTGTGGATTCAAGATGTGATGATTAGTGCACCTCATCCGGCCCAAGATGCCACATGCTCTGTTAGAATGGTCAAATTCGGAGTATTTGATGGAATTCCAGAAACTGAGCCGGGTAACAATGGAGTATGGATGAATATTGATGGTATTTTAACAAAAAGTTTAGAAGACAATGACCTTGCAAATATTATCCAATCACTACTATTATATATACAAAAGGTTGGTGTTGAAAAAGGTATTGTGGCACCACCAGCAAATCCAGAATAAGGGGAAAAATTATGGAATTAAGTCAAGGTGATATTCAGAATCTTATGGTTGTTATTGATATGGCTACCCAAAGAGGCGTTTTTAAGGCTAGTGATTTGGTAGCTATTGGTCAACTTTATGAAAAACTAAGTTCTATAAGTAAGAATTTAACTGAACAAAATAATAAAGTTGGATCAAATTCACCAGCTCCGGCCTGAAGCGTATTAAGCTAGTTGCTACTTATAATGGTGTATAAGTTAAATACTAACCTTCTGGGGATACTCTATGAGCTGGCAGCTAGAAATACCAATTATAGTTCGTAGTTTAATTAATGATCTTAGTGATAATCCAACATACAGCGACGAAAGAATCCAGCAACTAATAGTTGTAGCGGCTCAATACGTTACAAGAGAAGTTAATTTAAATAACGAATATAGTATTAATATTATCAATCCTGATATAATTCCTGATCCTACTCTTTTAGAAAATAAAGATGTGGATTTTATTAGTTTTATAGCATTAAAGTCGTCTTGCTTTTTAGATCAAAGTAGTTTGCGCACACGGGCCGCTACAGAGGGCATTAGGGCTGCATTGGGACCAGCTAATATTAGTGTTGGTGGCAATGGCTCTTATCAATTTCTTTTAGAAAATGGTCCTTGTAAAATGTATGAGGACCTAAAACTTGATTATGAAATTGGTAATACTACCTTGCTACGAGGTATTCTTAGTCCGTTTGTTGGTAATAATTTTGATCCGAGTTATTTACGATATCCTGGCGATCATGCTAGAGACCTTTATAGTTAATGGAATAATTCTATGGTAGCTGTTAATTATAATTTTCCGATAGAAAAAGGGTCTGATTTTCAGATTAATTTTATATATAATGATGAAAATAATAATCCTATTGATCTTAGTGAAAAATGTGTTATTTTTACACTATTAGGAGATGATAACACAAAACGCGTCTATTCTAGTAGAGCTTTATCAAATTATGATACTAATGGATGGAGCTTAACAGCAGATAATGCCGGCAATATTACTTTTAAACTTAGTGCAGAAGAAACATCATTATTTGATTTTGCGGTAGCTGTTTATGATTTAGATATTAAAGATATTAATACAATAAAACTAAAAAATGTTAGATTATCACAAGGCACTATAGATCTTATTGATAGAAATGTCGATTTATCTTCAGACTGTCCAACAAATTTAACGAGTCTTGTTATAACATCGACGCCTATTCCAACCGGAGAGACACAGGTTCCTACGCCAACTATTACACAAGAAATTACTGATTTTTGTTTACCATATGATTGTGGTCCACTGGACTTATTTTCAACAGTATATAGTGGTAGCGGATTAAGCATTGGTGATCTATCAACAGTAACGGGCTCCGTTATTGTTACAAATACAGGAATCATATCGAATATTGAATTAGCTATTAATAAATTAAGCCATAGTAGTCCAACAGACTTGGTTATGCTATTAGCTCCTCCAAGTGGAAATAAAATCCTATTATCTGCTAATCATAAAATACCTAATTTTAATAATAATTTTAGTTTTATGTTTAGTAATAAAGCCAATAGTGGAATATATTTGAATCATATTTCTAATGGAGAAGTTTGTAGAATATATGATAAAACATCCATTATCAATTATAATAGTGAGTCTCTAAACAGTAGTTTTGATCATTTATTTAATTATTCTATAACCGGCGTATGGAATCTTATCATTAAAGATACAGATCCATCTGGTAGTGGAAACATCGATTCGTGGAAACTTGTTATAACATACGACAATAATATTCCCGAAAATACAGATCCCTTCGAATGTGGAATACCATAATGAATATAGATAAAGCTATCAATTCGAATCCTATTAATAATGGTAGAACTACTATTAATACTGGAAATCAATTTCAAACATTAGATACTAGCAAAGATACTGACCCAGCATTAGTATCTATACAAAATCTAAACGATTTAAATTTTGATGATCCTAATTATTATTGGTTATGTTGTAATTATACTCCGCCCCCAACACCAACACCAACCAAAACACCAACACCAACACCAACAATTACTCCAACTAATAGTGTAACGCCAACTATAACATCAAGTGTCACGCCAACTCCTGGCGCTAGCACAACACCAACAGCTTCGATTACTGCTACAGTAACACCAACGCCCACATTAACGCCTAGCATAACCTTGACCTCAACTGTTACTCCAACTCCAAGCCCAACAACCGCTATATCACCATTGTTCTTAGCGGCTTCTAATAATATTAGTAATGCCAGATCAACCAATGGAGCATCATGGATAGTTGGTAATTTTAGTAATTCTAGATCATGGTCCGATATAAGTTATGGTAATTCCAAGTATCTGGCAGTAGCCTATAATAGTTCTAATTATGACACATCTAACGATGGTCTATCTTGGTCTAATAATTCATATAATATTAGCCATCCTAATAATTTATTTACAAAAACATTATATGGTAATAATACATATTTAGTTTTTGCAAATAGTTCAACAGGATTTTATAGTAATGACGCTGCTAGTTGGAACTCTTTTGTTGTGCCTAATGCCAACTGGTCTATAGCAGCATACGGTAATGGTATTTATGTTGCTGTGGTTCCAAATTCGTCTACTTTTGTCACATCTACCGACGGTATAACATGGACACAAAGAACACTGCCCGTATCAAGAAATTGGACAGATATGATTTATGGTGGTAATCAGTTTATATTAATTGGAACAACAACAACAACATTTTTATATAGTAGCGATGGTATCAATTGGAATAATGCAACTTTACCAACATCAAAAGGATGGAAATCTATAGCATATGGCAATGGAGTATATGTTATACTAGCAAATAATAGTAGTACTACTGTTTATTCTAATGACGGTATAAATTGGAATATTGGTATGGGTCTCGGCTCTACTGTTACAGACATGGCATTTGGAAATAATAATTTTGTTGCAGTAGAAAATGGCACTGTTGTGGCTACATCAACAGACGGTGTAACATGGACACAACGATCTATTTCTAATAATAATTGGGAAGCTATAGTTTTTAATTCTTAATAATAAAAAAGGTATCTTATATGAATTTAACATATACTGTGGACTCTATAACCTTTGCTGTTAATGTTTATGTACAAGGTAATAATACTCCAGTTATTTATCAACCAAACTGGCCAAACGGTACAGCATGGGCAAACTATAATGATGCTAATAATTGGGCTCAATTATGTATTTTATCCATAACAGATAGTACAGCACCATACGCACCAGCCGGTCCAGGACTATCTGGAGAACCAAAACCAGTATGATCATAACCTTATTAGATAATACTAGTAATAATAATATTATAATTAATTTTTCTAATTTCAATATAGTCAGTATTGATAATATAGATAAAAAAATTATCATAGCAAAACAAATATTATCGCAATCAGGACCTATTACCAAGTCAATATTAAATGTTAATGATAGTATATCGCCAACTATAACTATTAATTATTATGAGTAATCCATTTAGTGGTATAATTTCATCAGAACTAAAGGGCTTATTTAATAATGCTATAGATGCACTGCTTGAAAATAATGCACTATCTTTACCATGTAAAATTTTATATGATAATCAAATAGCTACAACATATTGTAATAATTGTATTTTTGATCCTATTTCATTATTATCAAGCAATGTTTATAATGGGTCTGGTCCAATAGAATTTCCGGAGGGTGGTATTTGTCCTGTTTGTGTTGGACAAGGACAAATTAGAAGCAACAGTTCTAGTGAAATTATATATTTAGCTTTTATTTTTGATAGTAAATATTTTTTAAATATCAACTCTAAAGTTATCAATATTCCAGATGGATCTATTCAAAGTTTATGCAATATTAGTTTATTGAGTAAAATAAAAAATGCTAATGAAATAATATTTGATAATAATTTAACTAATATTGGCCATTTTAAATATGAGAGAGCCAGCGATCCAGAACCATTAGGCTTTGGTGATAATAGATATATTTTAACTTTGTGGAAGAAAAAATGAAAATTTCATTAGATGTAGTAGAAAACAATAGTGAAATAATTAAATTAATTCTTGATAATCTAAAGGATCAACTTTCTACTGCTATAAATAAAACACTGCCAAATATTACTAAAGATATTAAAAATTTAGTTAAAAATGCTTTAATAAATGAACCAGAATATACTTCATTAAAAGCTGGTACGCTAAAAGCAGAATTTGGAATAAGCGATCCAGAATCTGTCGATAGAGTTGTAGACGCTATGACAAACACACTAGAAGTCACACAGACGCCAATTAAAATAACTGGTAACGGTCTTAGTGGTGGTTTTATACTAACTATGATTAAAAGCGATGATATTAATGGAATTATATATACAGATATTGCTAGTGTGAATGATAATGAAAAAGGATATTCTTTACCTTGGTTAGAATGGCTCCTATTAAAAGGAAACGAAACAATAGTACAAAACTATAGTGTAAATTATACTAATAGTCCAAAATCTCGTAGTGGTTTAGCATTAATGGTAAAATCTAATAGTAATTGGAGAGTTCCTTCTAATTTTGTTGGAACAGAAAGCAATAACTGGACAACAAGAGCAATTAGTAAACTAGATACTGCCATAGTATCCGTAATACAAAATAATTTAGAAAATATTATATGACAACATTTCATAATATCTCATCGATATCAAATAAGAATAGAATATCTTTACTAGAAGATAATGTGAAAAGTTTTTTAGATTGGTCATTCTTACATATTGGAGGATTTGTTAATGTGGAGATACCAACAAGTGGAGTTAATGGAGGAACTTTTCATATATTAAAAAATGCTGAAGATCCATCCCTAAAAGATAAAGTATGGCAAGCTCCTCGCAAAGATTGGATTTATGAAAGTGGCGTAGTTTATGAAAGTGGAAGCCCGACAACTTTTTCTGGAATTTATCTTAATAATACATTTTTACCAGCACCAACAGGTAGTGGAAGTTACGGATATAATGTTAATTATCCACTAGGACAAATAGTTTTTAACAATGCTGTTTCTTCTAAAAGCTCTGTTTTAGCTAGTTATTCTTATAGATACGTACAAGTATATAAAAGTAGCGATAATGTATGGTGGAAAGAAGTACAAAAAGAAACCTATAATCCATCTAATTTTAATAAACAAGACTATAGCATAACAGCTAATCATAGAGTTCAATTACCAGCAATTATTGTGGAACTAATTCCACGCACAATATTGGTTCCGCACCAATTGGGTACAACAGAAAATATTATTATACAAGATGTATTTTTACATGTTTATACAGAGAATGCTAATCAAAGAAATACCCTTGTAGATATTTTAATTCATCAAAAAGACAAAACATTAAATTTATATGATGTTTCTAAAGTTATCAAAAATAATAGATATATTTTGAATAAATTTGGAAATATTAACCCTAGTGGATATAATTATCCAAATATTGTTGAGTCTTTTTCAAATTATTGGTGTACTATTAAAGATAGTTCAGTTGGAGAATTAAATAGTTTGAGTAGCTCTTTGTATAACGGTGTTGTGAGATGGTCAATAGAAATTTTTCCATAGTTACATCAGAACGGTGTATTAAAACATAAACCATATTTCATAAAACGGAGATTCTTCCATGGCACGAAACAACAGAATTTTTTATGCAACTCAAGCTATAGCTCTAAAGCCACAAAGTGATACCACAACACCTCCAACATATTTTTCAGGTGGCGCCGATGGATGGTACTATCCTCGTGGTGTTCAAAGCGCTGGTATAACAACAAATTTTGCTTTGGAACAAGTTTTCCAACTTGGTCAAATCGAACTATATGAAAACGTTGAAGACGTACCAGAAGTTGAAGTAACAATTAATAAGGTTATCGACGGAACAGCACCATTATACCTAATGTGTATGGGTGGTTCGACTGGTATTCCTGGGGCCAATGGTCAAGAATTAGTTAATTTAGCAAACAATAGAGTAAATTTTAGACTTGGTATCTATTCAGATACTAATAGTGCCGCAACTGGTACTGTTCCAACATGGGTAGATTGTTCTGGCATGTATCTTAGCAGCGTAAGTTTCACTATTCCTGTTGATGGTAATGCAACAGAAGACGTTACACTTGTTGGAAATAATAAATACTGGAATAGCACAAATGTTGGAGCAGCTAACGCTGGATTTTTCAGCACCCAAGCCGATGCTGGCACAATGACAGCTCCCTCTATTGGTAGACGTTATAAATTCAATAGCAGTCAAAGCGTTATTCCAACTGGAGCTGGTGGAGGTATTCCAATTCCAGAAAATCGCACTATGCCATATCTACAGAGTGTTACTGTTAGTACCGATCTTGGTCGTGAAGCTATTAATGAACTTGGCGCTATGGCCCCATACTATCGTTATGTTACATTCCCAGTTGAAGTAACTAGCGAATTCGAGGTTATTGGAGATAACGGCGATCAAGTAGAAGGTCAAGACTTTGATGGTCAGGTTGGTTGCGATGTTGTATACAAAAATCTTCAAGATAAGCCTGTGAAGATTGTTGTGTGTGGCAGCGGAGTAAATGACTATTTAGAAATAGATCTTGGTACTAAGAATAAACTCACTAGTGTTAACTATACTGGTGGCGAAGCTGGTGGTGATAATGTTACCATCACATATAGCTATCAAACTTTCAATAAGTTTAAGGTTACAGCTAGTGGCACTTTCCAAGAAGTTAAATGGATCGATAACGCTAACGACGCTGTTGTTGGTGACTGATAGTAGAGGTAAAAAAGATAAAAGGATGATTCCTGGACTATGGACGAATTGTTTAATATAATCGGCAAGCTGTATGTTGATATATCTAACGCTCAAAAAGTATTAGAGATAATGAGACAGCAGCTTTCGGAAAAGGAAAACGAGATACAACGACTAAAGACTTCTCATACAGAAGGTTCGGATGAATGATGATCTGGAATTATTATTATATAGAATTTTTTATGGAAGTTTAATTTTTTACTATAATAATGAAAAATATGTTTTAAAATCACCAACCATACCTATTAAATACGAAGCGCAATTATTATATAATAATATCATTAATGATGAAAAATATAATGACTGGATAAGAGAAGAAAATTTAGAAAATTTATTAATACTTTTAAGTTTATGGACAAAAGACACCAAAATGATTATTAAGGATTTAGATAAAAAAATAGAAAATAGCAAAGCTGACTACTATTCAAATTTTAAACTTTCTGATAAAAAAAATAGTATCAAAAAAAATCTTGATAATTATAAAAAACAATTAAATTCTATACTATCTAAAAAAGAAGAACTATATTCTAATACATTAGAGGGATATGCTAATAGTATAAAAAATGAATATATTATTTCTCACACATTAATTCAGAACAAAGATAAAGTATTTGTTTCTAGTAAAAATGCATCTAATTATATGTTATTTAATAATATTGTTAGTGAACTTAATAAATACAGTATATCCATAACTGATTTTAAAAAATTGGCTCGCAGCCAACTATGGCGATCATATTGGAATGTTAAAAAGAATAATGTGTTCGATGGAAACTTAACAGATGACCAGAGAACACTGATAGGTATTAGCCAAATGTACGATAGGGTATATGAGCACCCTGAATGTCCTGATGATGATATTCTAGAAGATGACGATGCTCTCGATGGATGGATGATAATACAAAAACGTAAAATAGAAAAAGATAAAAAACAACAACAAATAGATAATATGAATCCAAAACTTAAAAATGCTCAGGAAGTTTTTATAATGGCTAATAATGTTAATCAAGCAGAGGAAATTATATCATTAAACAGTCCGGAGTCGTTGAATAGAATGAAAAGCAAAATAAGCCATGTGCAAAAATTTGGACAAACAGAAGAAAGTCAACTACCAGATGTACAGTTAGATCTAAGAAATCAACTTAACCAACAAATTAAAAACAGGAAATAATATATGAATAATAGTGAACAAGAATTATTAGATAATCTATACAAAAGATTTCAAACAACTATGATAGGAGCATTGGCAAGATTTGAAGATCATTTTGGACATTTATGGGATAAAGAACCTGACGATAGTCCAATTTGGGATACTTGGGAATATACTAGGAACAGTATACTAAATAATGGAAATAAGCAAGCTCGTGCTGCTATTGATGACATTAAAAAATATTTATCAAAGAATACTATTAGTTCAAAATATACTTATAAACTTAATTTCAAAGAGGAGAATAACAAATGAAAACAAAAACTTTTAAGCTCGAAGTTGATGGTGTCGAAAAAGAATTTTTAGTACGAAGCCCAACCTTAGAAAATCAGAGAGAAGCTCAAAAAGTTTATAATCAAGCTTTTACAGATGCTATTAAAAGTAAAAGTGTTGTACGAGCAAAGCTAGATGATTTATTAGAAGATCAGGGCTTGTGGAATGATGAGAAACAAGCTAAGTTTACTGAACTACAAAAAGATCTGCTAGATGGAGAAAAAAGATTAGCAAAAGGTGGCTTTAGTTTAAATGAAGCCAAAGATCTTGCTATCAAGATGAAAAGCATACGAGATGAAATAAGAGATCTTATTAGCGTAAGAACAAGTTTAGATAATCATAGCGCAGAAGGTCAAGCTGATAATAGTAGATTTAATTATTTAGTTAGTGTTTGTTTGGTGTATAATGATACTAAACAGCCTGTTTACAAAAATATGGAAGAGTATCTAAATAGCAGCACAGAAAAGGTTGCTATAATGGGCGCTCAAAATTTAGCTAATATGCTGTATGGTCTTGATAACGATTATGAAAGTAATTTACCAGAAAATAAGTTCTTAAAGAAATTTAAATTTATTGATGAAAAATTACGACTAGTAGATAAGAAAGGCAGATTAATAGATAGAGAAGGTAGACTGATCGATGAGAGTGGTCGATTTATTGATGAAGAAGGTAATTTTGTTGATAAGTTTGGTAACAAAGTAGATAAAGATGGAGAATATTTGGTTGATAGTCAACCATTCCTTGATGAAAATGGAAATCCAATAATATTAGATGAGGAAAAACCCAAAGATGATAAGGTTGAACCATCAGTTCCAACAGAAAGCCCGGTTGTTCAAGAAGCCCAACCAGTTTCTGCATCAACTGAACAAACAGTGTCAACAACTTGATAAATTAGTGTATATAATATTGGGTTATATTATTCCCCGTTTAGAGTTTCTTCTAATCGGGGAATATTTTTATCTTAATCTAGGAATTTGATTTATGGCACAAGCCTTTAATTTAACCGCACAATTAAATTTGCGTGGACCATCAAATGTTAGGCAAATAGTTTCGGATGTTAAAAAACAACTTGGTACAATTACTGGTGATATAAAATTTAATATTGATCCATCAGCAATTAATAATACAACAAAACTTAGTAAATCATTACAACAACTAAGTTCCGACCTATCTTCTGTTTCGTCCAACGCTACTGCGGCAGCATCTGCTATTAAAAATTTTGGTCAAAGTATAAATTCTATTAGTAATTCTTCTAATAAATTATCTTCTAATATAAATAAAACAATAAGTAGTTCTGGTAATTTAGGAACAACAGTAACAAAAACAGCAAAAAATATTTCTGTAGCACGAACAGAGATGGAAGAATTTGGTCGTCAAAGCGCATTAGCCATTCGTCGTTTTGCTGCATTTAGTGCTGTAACAGGAGTATTTTTTAGTCTTAATAGAGCAATTAATAGCGGATTGAAAAGCTTTATAGAATTTGATAAAGAATTAGTGCGATTACAGCAAGTTACTGGTCAAAGCGCCGATGGATTAAAAGGACTCCAAGATGAAATTACAAGACTATCAACTGGTCTTGGTGTTAGTTCTGATAGTTTAATTCAAGTATCATCAACATTAGCTCAGGCAGGATTAAGCGCTAGAGAAACTGAACAGGCCTTAAAAGCATTAGCATTAACAGAATTAGCGCCTAGTTTTGATGATATTAATCAAACAGTCGAAGGATCTATTGCTCTAATGAGACAGTTTGGCATAGCAGCAAAAGATTTAGAAAAAGCATTAGGTAGTGTTAATAGTGTTGCAGCAGCTTTTGCTGTTGAGTCTAGCGATATTATTGCGGCTATACAACGAACCGGTGGTGTGTTTGCAACCGCGAGTAAAGGAGTTAGCGAAGGAGCAGACGCTCTTAATGAATTTATAGCCGTGTTTACTAGTGTTCGTGCCACAACGCGTGAAAGCGCCGAAACAATCGCTACAGGTTTGAGAACTATTTTTACACGTATTCAAAGACAAGGTACTATAGAAGCACTCAAAGAATTTGGTGTTACACTGACTGATGCCGAAGGTAAATTTGTTGGTGCATACAAGGCTGTACAGTTACTTAGCGAAGGATTAAGTAGTATAGATCCTAGAGACATAAGATTTAGCCAAATAGTTGAAGAGCTTGGTGGTTTTCGTCAAATTGGCAAAGTTATTCCATTGATTCAACAGTTTGCTACCGCACAAGATGCTTTGAGAGTGGCTCAGGCTGGTCAGGGTAGTTTGGCAGCAGATGCTGCTAAAGCACAATTAAGTTTAGCCAATCAAATAGCTAAAGTGAGAGAAGAATTTTTAACATTAATTCGTAGTTTGGGACAAAGTGATACTTTTCAAACTTTAGCTAGAGGAGCATTAACATTTGCTAGTGGTCTTATTAAGATTACAGATGCTGTTAAAGGTGTTTTACCTTCACTTGCTATTTTAGCAGCTGGGGCTAGTTTTAGAGGATTAAGTCAATTTACTAGCGGATTTATTGGTGGTTTGAAAAAAGTTCCAAAAGGAGGACCAGGAGCACAACAACCACAAAGCGTGGTTGGTTCTATTGGAAGAAATATTGGAAGTAGTCTTGTTGGTGCTAAAACAGAACAAGTTAGTAGAGACTTAGATCAAAATAGCGCCGCTCTAGATAAGCTTTCTGGTAAAATAGATTCTTTGGTATCTTCAATGTCTTCTATTAATGGCTTAACATCCGGTATAACTGCATTGAATACCAACTTAGTATCTATTAATAGCGCTTTAGCATCATATAATTCTGCATTACTAAATAATACCAATGCTTTATCTAGTAATAGTAGCTCTCTAGAGAATGTTTATGCTGCTTTAGTTAATTTAGATGCTACTTTAGATAGAAAAGATTTCGGAGGCGGTGGACCAACTACTGCTAGTGGTGGTGGTCGTATTTTGGGTTTCTCTAAAGGAGGCAGTGTTCCCGGTAGCGGAAGAGGAGATAAAGTACCAGCATTATTAGAACCTGGCGAAGTGGTAATGAGTAATCGAGCTGTTAATAAGTATGGAAGAGGTAATTTGGTTAATATGAATAAAAGATATTTTAAAGGAGGTATAGCCCGAGAAAAGCTTCAAACACTAGTTGAAAAAAGCAATAGTATTAAAAAATATATTAATGACACTATCAATCCAGATGATGAAGCATTAACAAAGATAGTTCCATTTCGTGTTGATCTTGATGATAATGATTTCAGAGAAATGAAACAAATCATGATAGATACTGAAAGGCAAAGACTTAGATATTTAGAAACATATCGTGATGATCCCACAGCAAATAAACAAGTGGGACAGAGAGCCAGAAGCAGCAAAGACCCTAGAACAGTTGTTGGATTTCTTGGTCTGAAAAAACCAGAATCTCATTGGGGTCCAGGTAATGCTTTTCAACAGCATTTAATTAAAAGACTAAATATTTCACCAAGCGATATGCCCCCTAATCTTGGCACACCACAAGAACAATTTAAAGATATTATAGACGAACATTATGCTGTTTTAGACTACCAAGACGGTGATGCTAAATTTTGGAAAGATCTAAGTTATTTTGATACACAACCCGGAAAAATAGACATACTAAATAAACAATTTAAAAATGTAGTCAATAATAATCAACTAAAACCAAAACCAACCCCAAATTATGAACTTTTTACTTTACCGGATACGCGAGTTTATTATCCTGAGATTGGCACAAAAGAACAATTTATGCGAGATTATGCGGCGTTTACCACAGCAGATTATGCAAAAACACATCTTCCAGCAGGAGCTTATTCTATTGGTGGAAAAATTCAAAAATTTGCTGGTGGAGGAGAAGCGCTACAGTCCAAGTTATCAACTATAAGAACTCTTTTGGGCGAATTTTATGGAGGTGATGAACAACTTATATCAAAATCAATTTCTAATTCTATGATAATTGATGAGGCTCGTGCTGATAAAATTATTGCTAACTTAGAATCATCTAGATCACAGTTGCCATTATTTAAAAAACTATTTTCAGAAAAATCGTCTTCTGTTGGTGTTTTAAATGGATTTCCAATAGCCAGGTATGGTGCTATTGGTGGTACTGAGACTATGAGATTTGATGAACTAAAAGACGAAGAAACTATTAGAGAGTTTATAAAAAGAGGAAAATTAGCAACACAAGCTTCGCGTGGTCCGGTTGGTAAACGCATAGTTTATGGTGATCAAAAAGCAGCAAGACGAAGGTTTGCGGTTGGCGGAACAGTAGAGGGCATAGCTGCTAAAGAAAAAAAATCTATTGAAACTGTAATTTTAGAACAATTATCCAGTTTTGGAGATGCTAGCGGAGTTAAAAAAATACTAGGATTAGGAGCTGGAGAAAGAGAGATTAGCTCTATATTGAATGCTAGTAATATTAGAGCCGGTAAAAACATAGAAAAAGCTATTAAATTTATAAATAGGGCGCTAGCTAAGACAGGAAAACAAGATGCTGCTAGAGAAGCAAAAGAAGCAGCCATGAGAAAAGTTGCAATTGCCGGATTATTTCCATTAGATTATAATAAAGATTTTTCAGACTGGAAGTTGGAAGATGGTAGAGAAATTTATGGTTATGTTAGAGGATTTCAATCTAGCTTTTTACCACAAATAGAAGCTATGCAAGAGGCCAATAGAGCTACTCGTCAAAAATTTGCTGAAGATATTCAAGATACGGCAGCATTAGGCGGATTAGGTAATAGAAATATTCAGGGGCCAATTCAACCATTAGCAATAGATTTTGATGAAACACTAGCTCTTGGAACAAAAATGCTAGATGAAAATGGCGAAGAAGATTTACCAGCCTACTCTGATAGAAAAAAAGTTATGGAAAGTCTAGCCCAAGCTAGACCAACCTCACTAGCTAAAAGATTGGCCAGTATAGAACAAAAAAATCCTGGATATGTTAGGATGTTTAGTCGTATCTTAACGGCCCGTCCTCAAAGTACGGCGGATATTATAGCATCAACTCTTAATAGGTTCGGATTACCATATTTAGAACAAGATGTTACTGGAGTTAGTCAAGGACTAGGAACAAATATAGCAAAAGCTAAAGCCGCTGATGTTGCAAGAGCCGAAAAATTAATCGATGATAATGAAAAAAATATTAGAGCAACAATGGCTGCTGGTAAAAGTACTTTTCGTTATGGTGAAGTACCAGAGCTCAAAGGACCAGCAGAAGAAAAATTTGGACAATCTAATATTGAAGGAGGTATGCTAGAAGCAGCATTATCACAATTATTGGGCTATAATATAAATGTTGATGCTTTACAAAGAAATAGAGCGATTGATTTTCCTAATGGCCTAGGCAGAGGCGCTCAACTTTTTGGATTACCTCCGAATATTGAAACAGAAGTAAAAAGAACTTTGGACGGAGACAGTTTTTCAAAAGCCAGAGAAGAATTTAGTAGATACTTTAAAGAAAATCCACAAGCCTTTGCTAAAGGAGGAACAGCAACATTTGGTTCTGGAGCATTTAAATTCCCCAAAAGAATAAGTAATGCTTATGTTCGGGAAATGGAAAAATTATTAGAACAAGAACAAATGGAAAAGGTTTTTTCAACATATCCTGGTAATGAAAGAATGGTTGTGGACGAGGAGGCTGTGAAAAAAGGATATGAATCTCCTTTTACTAGAGAACTATTCATAAATTCGTTTAAGGATAAAATAAATAGAAATACAGTTTTTGAAAGAATGGGGCAATTTGCGCGAGTTATAGGATTGCCACCCACCGATCTTTTATCTGCAATACCAACTCAATTAGACTTTGGTGTTAATTATCCTGCTACAGCATTATTTAGCAAGGATCCTTCTGGCCCAGGAACCAGGGGACTACAAGGAGTGGATCTGACACCATATGGTTATACTGAACAAGATAAACAAGATTTATTCGGATATACTAAACTAATAGAAGAAAAAAAGAAACAAATATTAAAAACAATTAAAACTCCTGTTACAACATATGAAGATGGTAGTTTTAGCTATGATACGGCTTTAGCAGAAAAACTAAGAGCAGAATTAGACGATTTACAAAAACAACAAAGATCTCTTATTGATAAAAACAATGCGGCTATCAAAGCTGCAAAAGAATCCAGACTACAATCCGCAAACCAGAGTGGTCGTGGTAGCGTTGGCATAGCGACGAATCCATTTAATACAAGTCAACGTCAAGATTATAGTATTTTGTATCATGAATTAACTCATCAACTTTTTAATAGTCTTAGAACTAAAAACGCTCAATCATTCGAAGCATACAAGGCAAAAGTTTCTAGTTTATTTAGTGGAAACAATGATGATGTGGCCGATGCTTTTGATGCTCTGGTTGGAAATACAGGATATAATAGTGCTGATGTCGCCTATGGAAGAAGTTATAAACTTAGTGGACTAAGCAGCTTGATGATAGGATCAGCCAAAGAGTCATTTGCAAAATATGTTAATAGTGATCCAGAATATATTCCAGAATTAAGAAAAACTTGGGCAGCAACTAATTCTACAACAACCGCCAAAGCTTTTAAACCACTGAATCCTAAAGTTAATGATATTTTATTAAGAGGTAAAATAAGCCAAGATGTTATAGATAAATATGAAGATAATGGTAAAGAAGAATTTTTAACAACATTAATACAAAAATTACCATTATTAGATGAAAATCTAAGCGGAGTTTTGGATAGTACTCTGGATGACCTATTGGGAGGTGCTGGAATAAGTAGACAAAAATTTGCTCTCGGTGGATTAGCAGATTCTAAAGATGCTATGTCTGGATTAATGCAAGGATTATATGGAAATAGAAATCAACAAACAGACAAAAAAGAAAAAGATTTTGGGAAAATAAGCATTACAGAAGATGGCGATATGCTTAGTGTTGGATATCTTAAAAATGATAGTAGATCAGGATATGTACAAGCAATGAAATATAAAGATAATCTATGGTATGTTGGATTATCAAAAGCTACTAAAGGATATGGACCAAGATTGTACGATGTGGCTATGGAGGCTGTTACTGAAAAAGGAGCTATGCTAACTTCTGACAGAAGCATGGTTAGCGCGGATGCTCAAAAGGTTTGGGCTTATTATTTTAAAAATAGAGGAGATGTTAAAAAAACACCATTAGAACCAGAAAATTGGACTAAAAATCAAGCACTAATAGACCCTAAGCTTTATGGAAGAAGAGAAACATGGCCACCAGCAACCGATCCGGCTTGGATACTACAGAGCGGCTATAGTAAGAGCCCTACCTTGCTTAATGATCCAGAACAAGTAAAAAGAAATAATAATAAAGCAAAAAAACCTATTGATTCTAGAAGCATGGCTCTATCATATTTTCAAAGAGCCGATGGCGGACCAATAAGCCGTTTTGCTGATGGTGGTTCTGTTCCGGCCTTAGTAAGTAACGGCGAAGCTTATGTGCCTCCTAAACTTGCTAAACGTATTGGTTACGGAACACTAGATCGTATGAATCAAGCTGATAAAAATGGTATGGGGCGATTTAGTGATGGTGGAATTAGCGTATTTAAGGGACCGGGAAGTGGAACTAGCGATAGCATACCCACAAATCTACCAGTAGGAAGTTTTATAATAAGAGAAAAGGCCACTAAAGCACTAGGTTTAAATAGTGGTGGTATTGTTGGAATAAGAAGATTTAAAGACGGTGATAAGGTTTCTTATGGAAGAAAAGACACAACTGGTATTCGGATGCCCATGCCTGATCTTGGATTTCTAAAGACAAGCGCAATATTATTAGTAGATAGCTTTAGAACTACAGAACAAATGATAAGTAATAGCTATTCAGCCTGGCAAGAGATAGACAAAGTGGCTCCGATTTTAGCAAAGACTTTAGATAGATATTATAGTACTATCGATGCAACATTAGATGATGCTAGTTTGATGGTGCAAAGCTACCGTGCAGTAGTCGTGTCTTTGGCTAAACAAGGAAAAACAACGGCAGAAGTTGATGCTATAATGACTCATTATATTGATGCTCTAAATAAAGCAATAGATACATATCAAAATCCTGCCCCTATAGAGTCTCCAAAATCAACAACAACATATACAGTTACTCCACCACGCCCTCGTCGCAGAAACAGATCTTCTTTATCACCAACCCCACCTCCCGTACCCAAATCTGCCGAGCAAAAACTAGCAGCAGTAGAAAACGAAGCAATTGCTCAAAGAATAGAGTCAAAAGAAAGAATCAAATCAGAATATGACCCATTATACAGAGCAGCATCGTCCAGAGAAGATAAGCAAGCGATACAAGATGAAGCTAGGCTAAAATTTCAAGCTGTTGATGCTACCATACAGGCCAATAAAGCTGCTCAACAACAAATAATACTACAAGAACTATTGGCTCAAAGAGCTAAAGAAGCTAATCAATCCACAGAAGAATATATATCTGGGTTACAACAAGAAATTGATACTAGATCAATCAATATTATGGAGCAAGATTTTAGCAATGTACTAGGACCAGATGTGCCGTCCACACAAGAAGCAAGACAACAAGCACTTAGCGAGACTATTAGATCTAGAGGACTACAAGCATTTGATGTGACTGATCTAGGACAAGGCACCAATATAAAAGATATAATATCACAAATTTCCGAAACAAAAAATAAGGCCCAGGCTGCTGCCACAGCGAACGATTATTTGGCTTTGAGAGCAAGACTAGCCGGACAAAGTCTTGAGGAATATTCTCAGTCATTATCTGATCAGGCTTTAAATTTAGCTGAACAATTTAAGAATAATCTTCCTAGAGCTTTAGATAGTTTTCAAGAACAATTATTTGATGCTAAACAAAGTCTTGAAAATATAAGCGCTAGAGAAGCAAAAGGAGAATATGCTAATCAAGAAGGACAAGAGAGAAAAGCTATAGATATTTCACAACTAGAAGAAAGTATAGGAGATACTCTTGAAAATATTCTAGGAGAAAATTTTTCTGGAGATGATAGAAATAAAATATTACAAGATATTATGGAAAAGCTAAAAAATGCTGATTCAACACAAGCTTTTAATGTTCAAAGTCTTTCCGACGCTATAAAACAAATATCAACCGATGAAGCAATAGCTTCAAGAGCAACAGCAACAGTCGCTGCCCAAAATAAAATACAACCAAATCAAATTACAGGAGCTACAGCAGAAGCTCTAAAATCCAGAGGAGAAACTCAACAACTATTTAAGGAAATCGATAAAATATCTGCAAAATTTAGTAAATTTGGTTTAGCTATAGGAGCTGCTGGTAGCGTTATAGCTAAATTTATAGATGCAACAGAAAGTAGAAGTGCAGCGATGGCAGCGGCAGCAATTTCTGGTGGCACATCCACAGCTTCCACGCTAGCAGTTGGTGTTGGACAAGGTCTTCAAACTTTAAAAGATTTATCTGATCCTAAAGGATTATTTGGTAACACTGGTATAGGAAAATTGGCTGGATCAGTATTGCCTGGTCTCAAAGAAGTATTGACCGGTCCTTTCGGAATAATTGCTGGGGCGGGGATCTCTTTAGCAGCAGCTTTTAAAGATGCTTACAATGCGGCACGAGAATTTGATAAGCAGCTAAATACTAAAACTGTTGAAAATAGTTTGAGTAAAGTTGGCACAATGTTTGATCAGTTTGGTAAAGATATGAGTCAGAAAGATTTGCTTGGAGATATCAGCAAAGAATTAAACACTGCTATATCAGCCGCTATGAAAAATATTAATATCGATGCCACTGTACCAAAAATGTTTTGGGTTAATATGATAGATGCTGCTATGGGCGGAAGCGAAGCTGCTCAACGAAGTATAGTTCTTGAAAAACAAGGAGTTGGTGCTTATTTTAATACTATTATGCCAGGAGGGAATCAGCAGTTGGAATCGTATATGTCCGATCTTGCTCCACAATTAGCATCCCAACAATCTGCTTCCCTAAAACCAGCTGCTGAAAACGCATTTAGATTATTTGAGCAACAATTACGAACAGGAAGTTCGTCAGATGACATAATGGATCAACTTAAAACAGCAGGAGGAGGAGTATCACAATTTGCCACAGCTATTGCTCGTTCTAATCCTATTATAGAAGAACAAATTATTAAAACTCAAGCACGAGCAGATATAAGCGATACCGAGAAACAAAAAATTGTTGATAGTATAATTGCTAGAGAAGCAGAAAAACAAACTATACTAAATACCACAGCAACTCTTAGACAAATAGAATTTGAAAAATTAAATAAGGGAACAGACTCATTTGTTAATAGTTTGGAAAGAATCTATAGCAATATGGAAATGAGTATAAATAAGGCTAGTTTCGATATTCAAAAACTATCAGCAAGTGCCGATCTTGCATCAGAAGCTTTGAGTGGAAATGCTAAAGCCGGACAGATTAATTTAGAAGCTATTAATGTATTACAAAATAGAAGAGCATATTCACCAGAACAACAAAATCAAGCTGTTGACTTAGCTGGATCTTTTTTTGGATCAACTAGTCCCGCTATATCATCAATACTTAATATTGGAGATAAATTAGAAAGTACTATTTTACAAACCATCAATAGAACACGCGGTGCCGAGCCAGGAGCAACCAACGAACGAGTATTGGCCAGTATAAGATCAGCTCTTGATAGACAACTAACCGATTTACAAATACCAGATAGTCTGGTTCCATCCATTAGCAATCAAATAAGGGATGCTCTCAAAGACATATCAACACAAGGAGATCTAGATACTGTTAATTTTAATGAAATAGCAGAAAAAGTTCCGGCGCTAACCAAACAAATTGATGCTGCTAGACGAGCACAAGAAACTGCTGTTAGAGCATTAGAGTTTTATCAATCTCAATTAAATGAGTATGCTAATGCTATGAATAGTATGGTAGAGTTGCAATTTAATGCTAGTAAAGATTTTGCTAGAGCATCGGATATTATAAGTAGCTCATCTGATGAATTATCTAAAGCTTTTGGTAGAGAAATTAGCTTGAGAGATACTTTAACACAGTCTTTGGGTAAAACACGAAGACAAACAGGAGGAGCAACAGATCCTGTTGATATATCTAGAAATATTACAAATTTAGAAAATTCTAGAAAAATTTTACAAGGAGCTTCGGAGACCGCCGCAGCAAAAGGACCAGCTGCTCAAGACGAATTTAAAATCATGCAAGATAGGCTTCGCAATAATAATTTGGCATTACGACAAAATTTCGATGCTCTAAAAAATTTAGCAGATAGTAGTGAAATAGCTAGCGCTGCATTAAATAAAATACAAGAAATTCAACAAAGAAGACAGGCCGGTGCTAATCTTATCGAAAAACTTGTAACATCTAGTCCAGAAGAAATTAATAAACTTAATAGTGCCATAGCTAGATTACAAAATAATATGATGGGAGTTGCTAATGTTGGAACCACAAGCGAACAGCGAGGAGAGAGTCTACAAGCATTTAATATGATAGCTCCATTATTAGGAGAAGGAGCTAAACAAAATGAATTAAGAGCTAATGTGCTAGAAAGTATGTTGCTTGAAAGCGGACAGGGCGTCAACCCAATGTTTGCACAAGTTTTAGATAGTTTACGAAATCCGGAAGGTGATCCGGAGATGCAAGAGGCTATTAGCGTCTATAAAGAAGGCGTTAATTTACAAGCTAGTGCAAATTCTAGACTTGGCGAAATTAAACAATTAATGTTGGAAAATACAGCAGATGCTGCTGCCGAGAAATTAAAAGTTGCTATGCAAGGAGTAAAGTTTACATTTGAAGAAACAGTATTAAGTGATATTAGATCAGAAATTATTAACTTAAAGAAGTTGGTTGAGAAAAGAGGACCCGCTGCTGCTGGATTAGCAAATGGCGGAATAGTTTATGCTAGTAATGGAAGAATGATTGATTTTCAATCTAAAGGCACAGATACTGTACCAGCTATGTTAACGCCAGGAGAGTTTGTTGTAAATAGAGCCTCAACAAAACGCAATCTTCCATTATTACAAAGTATAAATAAAAATAAGGGAGGTAAAGTTAATTATTTAGCCGATGGTGGGATTGTGCCTGGTTTTGGTTGGTCAAATAGAAAAACAGAAACTGAATTACGAAGAAATAGAACAGATACCGACCTAGAGACCCAGGATAGATTTATGGTTTTTCAAGACGATAAAGATCCTACATCAAGGAATGATAATTTTAAAGAATATATTATTGGACCAGCAGTATCATATAAACAAGGACCAATCCCGGAAGAAAAAATTACAGGCGGCGAGTTGAAAAATCTCTCGGTATTGCAAAACAGTACTAGAATACATAATGATACTCCTGGTTTTTTTCTCAAGACTATAAAAACCTTTTATTCTGGTAGTTCAGACGAATATGGGCGCACAGCACTCCCGATTGTTTTGAAATCTGACAGCTCTATATCTGAAGAATTTAGAAGAGGTCTTAAAAATATTACATTATTTCAAAAACCAGAAATAATATCAAAGCAGAAACGCTTGGTCATGCCACAAATTGAAAAATATAAAGAATATTATTCTAAATTAATTACTAAGCTAGATAATAATATTAATTTTAAAGATATTATCGAAAATACTCCAAAAGACACATCAGATGTTAGCATTAAATTAAATAATAGTACTCCGTATAATGTTGAGACTACGATAGATAATTTATCTAGTATTTCTAAAGATAAAAAATATTTATTGGATTCTAATATTAATGATTTTGTAAAGGATGCTCTGTATCCTTTATTTACTCCAGGATCCACAGTTCCAGCAGGATGGACAGTTAATAATAAAGACTATTCTAATAGTAAAGATTTGGCCTCTAAGATCAAACCAGAAATACTTCCAAAAGACTACGATCTGATTGATATTGTTAAAGAAAATTTAGACCGTTTAAAAAGAATAGATATTAATAATCCTAGATTTTTTCAAGAAACACAAGGATCACAAAATAGAAAAGAAAATGTCAGTTTATTAAAAGATTTTTATGACGGTAAACTATTTTCGATACAATTGGATGATTCTGTTTTAGATGGGGAAAAAGCTAAAGGTAAATCTTTACCATTAACTTTATATAATATAAATAATGAACAAGATTGGTTAGATAAAATTAGAAATTATCAAGATGAATTAGACAAGATTGATCCGGAAATGCTTTCCAAAACCCTTCCTATCAATCCTACTAATTTTATTAGATTAGATGATAAAATAAATAGAAGTAGTAAGATTTTTCCATGGACAGGAAAGGATTTTAATAGTATAACTAAAATTGATTCAGAAAACTTTGTAAAAGATTCAAGAGGATCTTTCTTAAAAAACCAGTATTTCGGACCCATAACAACAGAAAACCAAGGAGACGAAAAATCTGGCTTGATGTTTCCTTATAAAATAGTTTCTAAAGGAACGACATATGATGAGTCTATAAGAGGTTTTGATCGGCCTTTAGAAAAGTACATGGTAATATCTTCTGATACAAAAAATGAAACAGCACCCTTCGCTAATTTAACTAAATCACTTTATATTCCCGCTACTAATTGGGATGATTTTATCATAGATCTTAAATCACAAATAGAGGCTAATCAAAAAGATCCGACTACTGGATATGATTTTAATTATGCTTTTAATCCTGTTAATTCAGATTTAAATAAATATATGTCAGCCCCTGACATTAGACAAGCGCAAGAAAACCATGCTATTGTACCATCAACAGACGGTACTTTGAATGTAAATGATATATTTTTTAGAAATCAAGCTTATTCTGATTTTCTAAATAAAAAAGAAGCAGAAGAAGCCCAAAGTAAAGCTATAGATAGTGCAAAGAAAAAATTTAGAGTAACACTAGAAGATACAGAAGCTTTTACAAACGCTAAAAAAGTTGGCGTTGCACGAGCACTATTTGATATTGGCAAAAAGCAACTAGGACTAACATCATCAAAACCAACTAATTTGGATGGTGTTCGCTCTGTTATATCGGAATTGAGTCAGAAAGCAACACAGTTGTCTAAAAACTTCTCTAAAGCAGCTCCAAATCAAAGAATTACTAATCCACAGTGGTTAATGAATGATGCTTATAGAGCATTTTTTGTAGAATTATATAAAGGACAATACTCTGGCAAAGACGATGATACTCCTCAATTTTTGAAAGGATTAGGATTGCCAATAGATGATGCTGATTTTGGTCCCGGAGCAAACCCTATCGATGTTCCTGGTTTTAGAGGCAAAAAAGAGTCACCATATCGAGACTATAATGCAGCCGCTTTAGGTCGAGCTCAAACTGCTATTAAAAATATTATTAATCGAGAAATAGCAATGAAAAGCGGAACCGCTTTTGCTGGAAAATTAAGCGATGAAGATAAACAAAAACTTAAAATTAGTAGTTCAGATGCTAGAATCTATAAGGAAGGTAGTGATACTTTTTATCAGCCGGGCGAAGATATTGTACCTAAGTCATATCAACAAGTTGCTGAAATTGGATTAAATCCAAGAAATGTATTTCCTACCGAAACTTTTAGAAGTGATAACTATTTAAATGCTTTACAGGAATTATATAAAACAGGAACGGATCAAAATGGAAATCTTGTATTCAATTATGGAGATCCGTCAGCCTTAACAGCAGCTAAAAGTATTGATATATTAAAAAATTGGTATACAAATTATCAGGATAAATATTTAAATTTAGGAGCAGATTTTGCAGAATCTCAAGTATCCTTACAGGACGCAGCAACACAAGCAGATCTTAATGCTTACAAAGAATCAACAGCCCAGCCAGCTCATGCTTTTTTGACAGGAAATAAATACGGAGTATTACCCGATAGTAATCGTTTATTAGATCAAATTCAACTAGAGATCAAGGAACCAATTAAGAGAGCAAGAGGTGGATTAATATATGCCTCGAATGGAACATTGGTAAACTTTCAACCAAAAGGAACCGATACTGTTCCTGCTATGCTAACTCCTGGCGAATTTGTTGTAAATAGAGCAGCAACACAGAAAAATTTACCATTATTACAGAGTATTAACAGCGGTAAATATGCAAATGGAGGTGTTGTATATGCTCAGAATGGAGGCAGTATTAGGTCTCAAAGTTTTTCTTCAGGTGACGATGATAGCGAGACAATAAATGCTATTTATACTGTGACCAAGGCAACTCTTTCTGGAAATAATAGATTAAATCAATTAATTATTTTGACTAATGATATTATTAAAAATCTTCAAGCTCTAATAGACACTAATAGTTATCTTATTCCTATTAATAGTAATGTACAAGATCTTACTAGTTATATAAAAACAATAGATTTTTGCTGCAGAGATTCTGTATCATCTTCTGAAGATAGACCTAAGGATGTACAGGATTCAGCACCAGAAGGATCAGGAGAACCACCACAGATACCTCGTCCAGTTTGGTTAGATGAATTAAATAATATTCCAAAACCATCTTGGCTGCCTATTAATATGGAGCCTAATTATCCAGAGTGGTTGCCTATTATAATAGATAGACCAATTTGGCTCGATGAGCTAACCAATTTAAATAAAACCATCACAATAGAGCCAAGTTTTGAGATTCCTATTCCATTAGAAAAATTTGGTTGTTGTAAAGATGAAACTGGTCAATCCATAACCCCATTACCTAGATATCCAGAAGATCCTAATCAACCTATTACTCCATTACCAACAGTTAAGCCACCCATCTTTGCGGAGTCTTCGTATCAGCCTGGAGAAAAACAATTATCTGCTAAAGATTTTCCATATGATATAGATGTTCCGAAACAAATAGACATCGCTCCTGCTATGCCGTCCAGAAATAGTAGGATGGACGATGTTGACGAAAGACTAGGCGTTAATACGCCAGAACAAAGTAGAAGATATTGGGCAGAAGAAGAACGGGCAGTAGATGACCGTAAAAGAGTAAGAGAAGAAACCAATACGAATAGGGCTTCAAGATCATTGGATGTTCTTAAAGGGACAGTTGGGGCAAAAGATGCTGCATATTCAACTATAGAGACTATACAAGCATTACAAGAAGGTAGAGGATTGGACGCTGCGATTGGTGGTTTATCTATGATTGAAAATATTAGTAATATTAGTCCATTAAAAATGGGACCTGTTGGTGATATTGCTGGTATAGCGGGATCGGCGACAAACATTGCAAGGGGCATATATGAAGCTACTGGTGGAAATTTTGACAGACTACAGGAACAAGGACTTAGTGATGCATTAAACATAGCACAAAACACATCCTCACTAGCTGGAACAACAGGATTATCAAAAAATTTAGGAATCGCTGGAGTTGTTTTACAAACTGGCAAAGATGTTTATGAAGAGATTACTTCTACGCCAGATACTGTTGATGCTCAACAAAGAGGTATAGTAGAACGAGGTCTTTTAGCAGCTACCACAGGAAGCGGAGATGTTGGAGGATCAGATTTAGCAAAACTAGTAGGTTTTGAGCGGGATAGTTCTGCAGATATCATGGCTGCTTATTATGAGAATGTATTAAGTAAAACAGCACAAGGGGCAACGGTTGGTGGTGTTCCAGGAGCTATAGTTGGATTAAGCACAGCTACCGCTGGAGAGGTTTATAAAGCAGGATCTGGTCTTGCAAGAGATACATCTGTCGCTAGAGAATCTCAGGCCAAAACAGATAGAATGTTAGAAGAAAGCAAAACCAAAGAATATGTAGTGGACGACCAGGGGCTTTTAACCCAAGTAGATAAAAAATCAGATGATTGGAGTATGGGCATAGATATAAGCACAGAATCAGCTATTAAAGAAGTGGCTATACTTCAGGATAGAATACAAGAACTTGAATCTGCTCAAAATACGGGATCCTTAAGCTATGATAATCAGGATATAGCATCAGCAATATCGCTAGAACAAGAAAAACTAGGCTTAGCACAACAAAGATTACAGAATCTAGCCGTTCAACAAGTAGATCAAGAGAATTGGACATTCTCCGAGCTCGGTACAGATAGTCCAGAAGTTAAAGCTAGATTAGACGAATTTAATAGTAGATTAGCAGCAGCAATAGATCAACTTGGTTTAGACATAGTAAATAATTTGGATCAAGCCAAATTAGAACAACCTGTTACCAAAAACAAAGGAGGATTGATTTATGCTAGTAATGGAACATTAGTTAATTTTAGACCAAAAGGAACAGATACCATACCAGCCATGTTAACTCCTGGTGAATTTGTTATAAATAGAAATTCAACACAAAAATATAGACCAGTATTAGAAGCTATCAACAATGGTAATTACAATAGAGGCGGAATAGTTAATTATCTTAATAAGGGTGGATATATTCCAGAATATAAATTTATTGGTGGATTAATGGGATCTGCAGGATCTGCTATCCCATCCTTTGATTTTACTAAATATCTGAATAGTCTGGTTGGATCTATTAGTAGTAGTATAACAGAAGCTTTCGATAAAGCAGTATCTAGCCTAAAACAACCAAACAATGCTGCTGGTGGTGTATCTAATAACGGGGCCGATCTTACTAGTATTGATAATTTTGTTAATAGATTAAATAATATTGCTAATATACTTAGTAATATTTATATACCACCACAAATTACTATAACAGGAAAACATGATGTTGTTGTCACAATTAATGGAGATACAGTATTGAATCAATTGCGTCCGGATATAGCCGGAATAGTTATATCTGCTATTAGAGGGGCGTTTGCGGATCTTAAAGCAAAAAATCCAGAAAATAATACTATTGATTTTAATATAGATATAGATCCTAGAAGATTTACATAATATGAATAAAATAACTAAAATATTTAATAATATAGGTTTTTATTGCTCTATTAATCAAAATATTATTGTTCCCAATAAAGCCATAGCAGGCTATAAATTATTAGAACAAGATAGTATTGGATATTTTATACCATATTTAATTCGAAATATAAAAGATGGATATAAATGGGAAATTGGAGTTGGTGAAGTTCAGATTGTTGATAGTTTATTAACTATTAAAAAAGTCGAAATATCTAGCTCATCAAATAATAATAAGTCAGTAGTATTTACTGGTAATGAAAATGAATTTTATCTCTTTGTAAATAATACTAATTTTAATACTAGTTTTAATAATGTTATTCTTAAAAATGATCACTTTACTATTGATAATGTAACAAGCATTTATTTGGTAGATAATAATGATAAAAATATTGATTGTGTATTGCCTCAATCTAAAAATGCTAGAAATCTAGTTATCGATATCAAGCCCATTTCGTCTGCCCATAATGTGATTATTAGAAATCATAACGGTTCAATTTTTGAGTCAACAAAAAATTCAATCAGGCTAGTTTGCGATGGACAAACTTGGTACATATTAAATGAGAATGATCACTATGATTATGCTTCGTTATCCAATCCAAGTTTTTCTGCTCAAAGCAATCCTGGCGGGGCAGCATATTCTTTTCAATATAATGATGGATCGAATGGACTACTAGGATCAGAAGCATATTGGAGTTCTGGCGATACTAATAAGTTACTATTAGGATCTAGCTCAGAGTCTCTGGCTCATACTGTTATACCGACTTCTGGTTCGGCAGATACAATATTTAATCAAGATTATCAAGCTAGCGATTTTATAATATATGGTAGTGGACAACCATATAGAAATTTATTTTTCAGTTATGATGGTAGAGTTGGTATTAATATTCCATCTGGATCCAGACCTCAAACTATTTTTCATGTTGTAAATTATAGTTGTAGTGAAATATTAAGACTAGAAAATAGAACCAGTTGCCAACCAGCTAAACTAACTATTTATCACAAGCCGTCATCATCACTATCTGACAACACAGTATGTTCGATATTAAATTTAGCTGGTAAAGATTCTAATAATATTCAAACAGACTATGCTCTTATTAGAGGCTTGGCATCTAGTCCAACAAACAGACACGGTGGCTTAGTATTAAGTATTGCTTCCGGAAATAATCAACAAAATATAGTTTCTGGAGATTTAAGTAATATTAATATAGGATATGATAATAGTAAACAACTTAATATCAGCAATAATGGAAATGTCGCATTGTCTGGTTCGAATATCAGCGCGCTCGGATTATCTTCTGTCACGATAGGAACCAATAATGCAAATATAGTGTGTAATAATAATAGTATAACCACAAATTTCAATACATTATTTTTGGGATCAGGATCAATAACTTCAAATGGAATTTTATCAGCTAGTAATATATCTGCAAGCACAATAACACTACCTAATATTGCTGCTAGTAGTATATTGGCATTATCTAATAATAAAACAATAGTACCAATAAATGGCATATCTGTAAATAGTGGAAATAATGGTTTAATTTTTAATAATATTTCTGGTAATAAATTTTTAACCACAGACAGCAACAATAATGTTGTTGGCGTTTATGATACAGACGACTATTTCTTGACAGAAAAAGATATTGTGTGGAACAAATATCAACGCAGATCATGCACAATATGTTTAAAACAAGTAATTTTTGATGATAGTATTCCATCAGAAGAATTTAGTATTGGCGATCAAGTAGAAATTATTAATGGAAATAATACTATATATAGAACTATTACCGATATGGTAATGGATCAAAATAGTATCTCAGAATTAATTCTAAATCAAAATGTAACAAGTAATAGTGTCGATAGCTTATCAGTTTTTTCCATATCAAAGGGTGGCTATTTAACAATACAAAAGAGTACCACAGATATAGATTCCGACTCAACATCTATTAGGCTTAGTATTAGACCTAATTTTGAAACAATTTTTAATACAGCACAAAAAAATATTGATTTTAGTATATATGGTACGGATACCATACCGGCTTTTAAAGTATATGCTAATGTTGGCTCAAAAACACAAATATCTGGAACATATTATAATTATGCTACTGAAAATAATACAATAGCATCCATACCAGTTAATATTGGTGGTAGCGGAATAAATAATAACTTTAGTTCTGCTAATTTTAAATATAATAGTAGTAATAATGTTTTTAGTGGTATAGTATCATCTGTTGGAACCAATGGTATTAGTAGTCATTATGGAACATATGACCAAAATGGAAACGTTGCAGAGTGGCTAGAGCCAGATCCTATTGATTCTAATAATTCTATTCAATATGCTGCTGGTGGATCAACAGAAACACATGATGCAATATATCTAAAAAGTATTGAACCCGCAGTTATAACTAGTGGGTATAATCATATAGGATTTAGAATCGCCAGCGTATCCAATATAACAGATAGTTCACCAATAGGATCTATTCTAAATTTTAGTTTTCAAACAATTAACGACGCATATAACATTGCGGACACAGATAGTCTATATCTTAGGTCATCTGAAGAATCGTATGACACAGAAAATATATTCAATTTAGGATATGTTGATAGAAACTATAGAATTAGTACATACGAAACAACTAATGCTCAATATGCTAGATATCTTAATGCTGTTGCCACAGGAATAAATTATACTAGTAGTGGATTGTATGATACTAGGATGGATACTGAAGATAGCGGCGGTATACTTAGAAATACTAATGGTTCTTCATATTCTTATACTACAAAATTGAACATGGCTAATAAGCCAGTAAATTTTATTAGTTATATTAATGCTATAAAATTTGTTAATTGGCTACATAACGGAACTCCTTCTGGTATAGATTTTGCTGATAAATTAATTGATGAAATTTTGGACGATGGTGCATATAGTTTACTAAGAGAAAATAATAGTTATTTAATAACACATAATAGTAATAAGAAGTATTTCTTACCCAATATTCATCAGTGGCATAAAGCAGCATATTTTCAACCAGTACCAGCCGTACTTGTTTCTGGCAAACCGGTTGTGACCATAAATACAGACACTCCATATATTGTTGCAACAGAAAAGATAACTACTACTCAATCTCAAAATACTAACTCAACAGTTGTTCCCAAACAACTTTTGGCGGATCTAACAGTAAGTGGTTGGCTAGTTGTTGATAAACTTATAGTGAGAGACGGAACAATTGCTTCTTCACTGAGCGATATTGGATTTGAGCCAGAAGTACCAACTGAAGAAACTATTAGTGGACAAACAATTGTAGATGGAGATCCACCACCACAACAAAATGAAACAGGTGGATCTAACAGCAATGTGTATTGGTCAAACTCAACAGCTTCTGTTAGAAAAGATGGAGTATATGGTGAAACAGAGCCTCCCTATCCACCAAATGGTAATGGAGAATCATTAGATTGTGAAGACCCACTACTTATAGAGACAAATAATATTCCGTACTGGTGTAGACCAAGCGGTATATTTATAGGTCCTTATTTTTATTAATAGGAATTAAATATGTTATGGTATAATATTCTAAATCCACGTAATTGGCCTGGTGTTAATATTCAAACAGGAAATAATAAAATAGATGGAGTATATTATAATCTATTAAGTAGCAATCATGTTAGCTTAGCAGCTAGTGGTAGTATGTTCTTAGCAGCTAATAGCGGTATAAAGTTAATTAGTAAATCTTTTGTAGATACAAGCGGTATTAGAGCAAGTACTATTTTAGCAGAAAATTTTGGTAAAATTAATGCTACCGGAGGTATTATTCCATTTTATTCTGGCGTTAATAGTGGAATAGTGATTAAAAAGGATGACTCAACACTAATAACTACTGATTATATTGTATATAATACTGGTAATTTTCTATCTTTTCCAGGAGGTTCCCCTGGATCGCTATTATATCTTGTTCCTCAATTTATACAAGATGGTGTTGTCGTCCCCACAACTAGAAAAATTGCCACATTTGACTATATCAACTTAGTGCCCGAATCAACAGATGCTGAAGGAGAAATTCTTTTTCCTGCTAGCATAAGCACAAATGTTGCTATAAAGGCTAATAGTGGTATTGTGTTAGGACCAAATAATGATCTTGAATCTTATAAAGGATATATATTAACTCACAATGGTTCTGGTAATGTTGCTCAGTGGAAACCAGCAACATATCTAAGGGAAAATTATGATTCACAAGTCCCATATGAGGGATTAGAAGATGTTGGTTTATCGTGGATTAGATTTCCAAGAAGACCGGTATCATTTTTATCTAATAATAGAATAGCATTTTATTTATCTGATAGAACATGGTCTCCATATCCAGCTGTCACAAGTATAGAGCAGATAATTAAGGAGTTCGGTGACGGTTTGGATACTATAAGATTAGAAAATTTGGGTGGGGATGGAGAAGAAAGACAATATGTTTTTAGTAAATTCGCCACCACTGATATTTCTCCATTTGCAGAATCTGTTCCGACTGGCTTGGTTATAGGTCCGTATGACTTTACAGATATTTTTGAGTCAACAGAAATTTTTGACCCTATGGAAACCGTTGGCGTCGGACAGTCCCCAACACCTGTTCCTGTTTTAATAGTACACATGTGTCCATCTGATCCATTATTACAAAGCACATTCTTAGATCAGAATGGATTTGCTTTTTCTGTTACGAAAGGTGGCTATTTACCTATGCAGTTGTCTCCGGATGCTATAGATCCACTATTGTGTCCAGATGCTACAAATTTAACTTTTAAACCATCAACATCTAATAATATTAGTATAAGACCAAATATTTTTACTTCATTCAATATGCTTGGAGAAAATATTGATTTCTTAATTTATGGCAAAAAAACTATTCCATATAATAATTATGTTAGTGATATATATGAACTAAATGAAAATTATATTCCTAAAGGTTTAGAACCAGCTTTTAAAGTAGACGCTAATATCGAAAATTCTGTTATAGGATCTCCATCTGGTGTTGTATTTAGTAGATATTTAGATAGAAATAAAACTATTCCATCTGGATGGAGTTTTGATGATAAAGCTAAAATTAGTATAAATACTAGTGGATCATATATTTTATCTAGTATACCAAGTGGAAATTCTACATTATCTACATATGCAGATTTAACAATAAGTGGACACACATATTCTACAACAATAACGACAGAAGACATATATTTAAAACCTGCACCATCTCAAGATAATACAGGAAAATATATTGCTAATGCTTTATTAACTATAGATAGTAATGGAAAAATTGTATCTAGAACACCAAGAACCAATCCAACGGTACCATCTAGACCATTGAATGTTAGAGGGTCTGTTGGTCATTACAATGCCGGTGCCGGTAATTACGAATATTCAATTCAGTGGGATGCTCCAACAAACGATGGAAATAGTAGTATTATTAAATATTATATTCAATTTTCATTAGACGATGGATCAACTTGGACTAACGCTCAGGATACAGCCCCAAACAGCACGGCCTATATTGATAGAGGAATATCCAATCAACAATCTTGTACTATCAAAAGTGTTGGTAGCAATATTATTTTCAGAGTAGCTGCTCAAAATAAAGTTGGTATCGGATCTTATTCCGAAGCCACATCAATATTTGTAACAAATACAACCGTACCAACTTCTCCCATATCACTATCTGGAACTAGAGAAGTTATAGATACTAATATTTCTCAAATTAATTTATCTTGGGGCGATAGCGCCCAATTAGGACTTGGTGGAGAAGCAGCGTTTTCTGGTTATGTGATAGAAGAATCAGAAGATTATGGTAATACTTGGTACTATTATAATTTACCATCTGGAAATAATTTTATCACAGATACCGACGAGACTATAACAGGCTTATCTAGTAGAAAAGATTATTTATATAGAATTAGTGCATGGAATACCAGCGGGCCTAGCGCATATTCATTTTTATATTCTTCTGGCTTGACCATAATTGAAATTGATCCAGAAGAAGGTGAGGCTGTTATTGATAATAATACTCAAACAGCAGAAGAAATACAAGAAGCAGAAGATATCTTAGGTAATTGGGATTTTGGTGTTATTTTATTCACAGGAGTGTGTAGCATATGAGACTTCAACTTAAAAGAGATGAAACCGGAACAGGTTTTCCAGCACCAGATCAAATAGCTGTTGGAGAATTAGTTATAAACAGTAAAACAGGTAAATTATATACAAAATTAGTGGATGGTTCAATTATGGAATGGATAGGACAAAAAATATGTTTTGAACCTTTACCAATTATATCATTTGAATATAATAATACTAATATATCTAATATAGATAAATTTTGTTGTGCTGGAGATAACATAATTGTTAAAGTAGATAAATTAAAAATAGAACCTTTTATTTATAATTTTGATTTTATAGAACTAACACAAAATTCTGGATCAGAATTAATATCTATCTCTGATCCAAGATTTGAAACATATACAGAAACTGTCGATGGAATCACAAGAAATATTAGGAAAGCTGTTATTCCTATTAATTTTTCTATAAAAAATACAAACTATAATAATATTAGTATGTTCAAATTTATAGTTAGTGATTCTAATCTAACAACTATTACTGAACAAATAATCACACTTAAATGTTTGGAAGCATCACTATGATAAATATAAAGAATTTTAGTTTATCAGATGGTGAGTCTGGTATATTGCTAGTATTTCCACAAGTACCGCAATCTTTGCCAAATAAAGACATTTATATTATTGATTTTAAAGTTTCATCAGTTTTACCAACATTATCCCCACCGACTGTTTCATTTATTCCGGAAAATCCCGCATATACAATAATAAAAAACAAAAATTTCTCACCAACTGTTAATATTAAAATAAAAGCTAATCATAATTTTGAAACACAGTCATTGATTCAAAGTGTTATTAAAGATCAATATAATAATATTATTTATAATGATTATATTTTAGTTATATGTTCTCCAGTTTCAGAATTTAGTTTCAAAGGAAGACTGTTGAGTTGGACAACATCAGAAGGCGTTGGTCCTAATGGTGGGTCTATTCTCAGAATGAATGATGCTAATGCTACTGCTTCTTTATTATCTGGAATGATTGTTAAAGGGCCTGGAATACCGGAAGACAAAACAGTGTCAATTCGAAGCTTTATTCAGGGTAGTTCGACTGATATTGAATTATCAGAAAATTTAAATGTTTCGTTAAATAATTATTCTGGAACTTATATTTTTTCCAGGTCTTTGACATGTGCAAATAGTGAACAATTAATTAATAAAATTATACAAAATAATTATACTATTCTAAATAAATCAAATAACTGGACGCAAACTTATGACGAACAAGTTATTGTGAAATTTGTTAGATTAGATCTATTGGATGATGATATTGAGGTCTTTTTACCCTTAAAAAATATTAGTGTTATAGTAGACAAAAATACAGCCGCTCCAATTCCCTCTGTTGCTGATATATATGGTGTTGGTAGAGTAATCAACTCCTCTATTTGCTTAGTAAATATTTCGTAGATGACTTAGGTGTATATTACTTATAATTAAATTACTTTTAAGATATTAATTTATATGATTATTAATAATCAATTTTATATTTTTACATACGCTGGATCTGAACCATTAAACCTAATGGAAATTCCAGAGGAATTTAGCAATAATCCAATATTGTTATCACAATATAACACATTTATACAATCTATAGACTCCATATATGGTAGTCAAAATATAAATGATAATATTCCAGTATTTTGGACTCGTAGGGTTTCTTTAACAGATTCTCTTGGAAATAATAATATCGGTTATCAACCACACCCTGACTCAACTCTTACACAATTAGATTCAAAAGAATCTTATTATGTTATAGTAAGAAATTTGGATAGTCTACCTATAATTGTTCCCATATTAGGAGATGCCGTAGCAGGATTCACTGATAATAGTCTAGCTCCAATTATAACAGGAATAAATAATATTTCTCTTTCAGCTAATTCTGGTAATAGTATTGTAATAAAACCAGAAATAGGACAACTTCAACAATATGAAACATATTCGTATGAGTACAAGGGCTTATCTGCAAATTGGCCAATTACCATATCGCCAATATCCGGAATAATTAGGCCATCAACAGATAAGGCTAAATTAAGTTCAGTTTTATCTTTTTGTGCAACTTCTGGTTCCTGTTGTTCTTGTGTAATTGATCCAGATATAATTATGGGCAATATTAAAAATAGATGTCCTAACTTTAATGAGATAGATTTATATAGTACATTCGAATTAGAAATAAAACCAGTATCTTTTAGTGGTATAACTGTTAAGAGCAATCCTATCACAATGGAGTGCAAAGACTGCTTACCAAGAGTACGCATTAATTTACAACAATATAGTCCATCTATAGATCTTACATCCACAAACACTGTCAATGTTTCTTCTGTAATATCTAATTTGGAACCGACACAAAATTATACTTATGAATATGTTGGTATTGGTGGCAATTGGCCAGCTATGTTTATAACACCAATTAGTGGAGTTATAACTTCTTACAGGCCAAATGAAGACTTTACACTAACATCAAGACTAACATTCTGTCCAACAACTGGTCTTTGTCCATCTACGGATTCTTCTGTTTTAGATTATACTGTTGATCCAAAATTTATAGAATCTTATTACACATCTTTTGTTCTAAAAATTACCCCAAACACATGTACGGAGCCATATTATTTATTTCAAAACAGCAGTAGTGTATATAGCACGCCACTAACAATATATTGTAATGATTGCTTATAAGGTTTTTAATTATGAAAAAAAATAATAACTTTAATCTATCTATTCCAGTTAGTGGATTAATAAAAAGAGAAGATTATAGATACGATATAGTCGGACTTGGTGGGAATTGGCCCGTTATAGCGTTGCCTCCTAGCGGTTCTTTTACAGCAACAAGTAAAACTAGAAATATAGATACTACTATTATATTTTTACCCACAACAGGATCATCTCACAATCAAAACTATTTAGATTATGATCTATTAACTTGTGGGTATCAAACAGACGAAGTATTCACGAATATATCTGCCAAAGTCACTAGTTTGGGAGATGGGTCAATTATTCAATCTCCGGTTCAACTTGTTAAATGCTCGGGATGCGTTTATCAAATGGGTGTTGATATTTCTGGATGTGGCAGTCAAAACTGCGAAACTATTCCTAGTAAAATTACTTTAACGTCATCTAATATAGTTAGTATTACTGGGATAGCTAGTGGATTATTACCTAATGCGAAATATAATTATAGTTTTACATGTAATGATAGTAATTGGCCTAGCATATTAAAACCCATTAGTGGATCATTTATTGCGTCACAAGATGGAACAGAAACTATAGTTAGCAAATTAATGTTTTGCTATCCTTCCGGAAATTGTCCCAGCGGAACATCGAATTTATTACCATATACTCTTGATAGTATGGCTGAAAAAGATCTTAATAATAAAAAACTTCATACGAACTTGACATTGAGTATACTATCGGAGTGTGGTGATTTAGCAACTAGTAAAGAGACCGCTATAGAATGCGATAATTGTCTACCGTGTGTTAGATACGCTAATATTGTTTTTAGTGGATCTCCATTAATAACGCTAGAACCAGGATGTTGTCAAGGTCAAAAATTTATGAGCGTTAATGTTAGTAATGCTATTCCTGGAGAAAAATATACTTATAATTTTGATAGTATTCCTTCTAGCGGCACACAGTTTTTAACATTTAGCCCAAGTAGTGGGGAGATTTATTTTGGGAGTGGCGGATATGGAAAAATAAATACTATAATGAGTACCAATCTTACTGATTATGCTCAAACTTTATTAACTGTTGAACTGATTCATACAAATACAAATATAAAGGTTCATGACACTGTTGGATTAGCTTGCAGAAGTGATTCGTGTGATTGACCAACTAAGGACTAAGATATGACAGATATTTTTGTTTCTACAGATATTATTCCGATTCAATTAAATAATTTATTAATATGTCATGAGTATCTTGTAACCTATAAAATACACTATGCTCAAAATCAATATAATGCTAATTTAGATAAATATTCTTTTAATTTTAGAGCAGCTAGTTCTGTTAAAAATATTTTTGTTTTACTCACCAAAGATACGAGAATTAGTAATCTATTGTTAGAGGTTAATGTTTTTGATATTAATGAAAATAATAGTTTAACTTATAGTAATTTTATTAAGTGTCCAGATTATAATAGTTGTGATCCTCCTATACCTACTCCCACACCAACAGTAATAGTATGAATGGACAAGCATATATTAGTAATGATAGTGGAATTTCTTGGACACAAAAAAATATTTAATATAAAATATGGTATACAATCAATTAAATTTACAACAAGATAATTTTACTACTCAGAGTGTTGGGAATACACCTAGGATAGTAATAAATTATAATGGAATTGATATTCATAGTATAACTGGACCAGTTCCTGTTGTTGATATTAGTTATAGTTTTAATAATAATGGTAATGATCTAGCCGAAAGCGTAACAACAAATGTAACTCTTATTGGTAAAATTCTTAGATGGCCAGAAGGTCAAAATATTGGTGGTGTAGATACTAATAAAGCAATGCCAGGATTTAGTGGTATTATAGCTGGTGTTAGTGGATTGAGAAAAATTTTTACAGACGAACCGTATGGTGTTCTGAAATTTAAGTGCGGCTCTTCAATATTACATGAAATAAGTGGATTAAGAGCACGAGATATACAAATTAATAATACAGAAGATAATTGGGCGCAAACTGCGGACTATACAATTACTTTGGAAGGATCAGAAAGATTGTGGAGCGGAAGTGGCGATGATGCAATAGAAGCATTTGTTACAGAAAGACAGGACACATGGAATATCGAACCTTTAGACGACAGCACATACACAAATTTCACCAGATCTGTTACAGGAAAATACGAGTATAGTAATCCTAAGCTTAACAGACCACAAGGAGCCGGGGCAAATTCGTTCAGCACTCCCGGAGGACCATCATCAGAAACAAATTCTTTGCGAGTTACTAATATTCCGCAGTTTCGTATAACTAGAAGACTGTCCGCCAAAGGATCTGTTAGACCAAATGATCCGGCCGGGAAAATATCTAGATCGAATCTATATGATGAAAATACAAAACCTTATGTTTTTGCCAAAACATGGGTTGAGAATATGGCAAAAAAGAGTTTTCAAACATCGGATATAACAAATAATAGTTCTCCATATTTTAAAAATCCTTTTGATCAAAATTTATTTGCTTTTAATCATAATAGAACAATTAATATTGATATATATAATGGTACATACGAGATTAATGATACTTGGCTGGCAATGCCAAGCGGTATCCCATATACCGAAACTTATACTTTGGAAACATCTACTGGAGAAGATTATATTAGAACAGTAAGGGTAGCTGGTACCATAGTGGGCTTAGTAATATCAGATCACGGATTAATGACAAATAGTGGCGTTTTAGTTAGCGGCACTGGCAACGGTGGAGATATAAATTCTGCACTAAGACTAGATAACTATGCTGTTAATGGACAAAATTATGGAACCGCCTATAGTTCTCTAGATATGACCACCCCCACTTTTGGACAACCAACCTCTGCTTTAACGCCACAGTCTATATCTGGTACAAAATATGATAATGCTCGTAATGCTTGGCTAGAACATATTAAACCGATGCTTTATAGGAGAGCGTGTCTAGCTGTTAATAGTCCAGATAGAACAATGACCTATACTCCATCTTATCCTACAAATCCTCCAACAGTTCCTAATAATCCTATATATAGTCAAGAAACATTATTAAGTACAATTCCCGTAAATACAAGCGAAGGACACGATCCGAGGAAAGGAACGATTAATTATAGTTATGAATATAGTAGTCGATTAACAATTATTAGTGGTGTAATTAGCGAAAATATTAGTGTTAATTATGATAATCCTATAGATAGTACCACAGAATTAAATATTATAGGTAGAGCTTTGGGTCCAATAATACAAAGAACCGGAAGATCTTTGCCTAAAAAAACAATTAGTATAGAAATAGGAATAATGCCAATAACAGGAATTAATCAATTATCTATCAATAGTCCAGAATGTCCGATGCACAAAAGCGGCTATCTTTTTCAAACTATCGAAAAAATTATAGAGGCACATAGACCATATTCTCCAAGTAATTTCTTGACTAATGAACCAATACAGACCGAGGGTTTGGTGTATACATCTCAGGATGGTGAAACATGGAATCCTACTGCTGGAAAGTATTCTAGAAATGTTAGCTGGACATATCAGCAACTTTCAATAACAAGAGATTTTAGGGACCATTAAAATGAAGGTTGTAGGACAAACACTGTTTTTAGGAGCTAGTGTTATTAGTTATAGTAGCAACATAGGTTGGGGTGGAAACGCAAGTAGTCTTACAGTAGAATTAATAGAAGATATTCAACCTTTTGGTAAAGTTCCTTTTAGAAAATTTTATCAAAATCAACCAGCGGACTATGGACATCTTCATGACGAGTCGTCAGCTCCTTTACCAGGCGAACCTCAAATATCTCCATTGCCTAGTGGGCATAATGGAAATAGAAGTTTAGGTCAAGATTTTTATAATATTTCACACTATAATAGTAGTTTATCTTATTCGCCTAATCATTACTATGAATGCTCTGGTGACGATTGTTATGTGGATGAATTAGGAAATCCTTATAATCCTAACAGAACTAAACAGGATGGCACTCCCGATCCGCCAAAAGAAAGAAATATTCCTGGTAAAATATATTATGAATGGATAAATAATAGATTTATTTCCAAATATTGGATGCATGGAGATCCAGGATTCTTTGCAACAGGCACCAAAGTACAGCCAGGCGGATTCATATCTTTAAGTGCTGGCCATAATGGACAACCTTTTAATACTCCTGGTGCCAATGGTTTATGGACTTATGATATTATTAATACTCCGGTATATTTTAAATTTGATAATTTTGAATTTATAGGATTAGTTAAAAACTGGGAAAGAAATAACAGGCCAGGAGGAATAACATATAGTGTTACAATAGAAGGTTTTGAAAATTTATTAGATAACTGTTGGATAATATTGGATCCTTATGGAGGATCTATCTTTGGGGCGCAGGGAGCTGGTAAAGGAACTCCAGTTAATGATATTAATTTAAATAATTTTAATTATAATGGATTATTAAGTCAAGGAAATATTCCAAATATTTTTAATGTATATGGATTTTTAGAAAGTTTTGGAATAGACTTTTTTGGTGGATCTAATCGAAATGATAATGGACTAAGAGCAACAGATGTATTATCTGCGCTAGCAGCCCTGACATCTGCTCATACCAGACTAGAAAGAGATGCTGCTTTTTCTCCATTTGGACGAATACTAACAAAATCCATGGCAGATATTAATGGTAATATTCAAGATATTAAATCATTTGGTATTATAACACCAACGATAGGAACTAATAGAAATATTATAAATAATCCTCCACCACTATATAATAGTTTTAGTCTTGACTTATCAGATATTGGAGGACTTATATCCGATTATAGAATAGATAATTCTTCACAAAGCATATCGTCATTATTACAAGAATTAACAACAGCAAATGGAACAGACTATACCATTAAAGTTATACCATCTATAGTCAATAATACTTTATATCAATTTGCAATTAAAGTAATGACTGTTGATAGAACCACATATAGATCACCGAATAATATTCGCTCCATCGTTACAAATTTAGAAAATCAGAGATTTTCTATATCTAATAGTAATTTTGGACAAGATGTTAATCCAAATATAACTCATAAATTTATTATAGGCGGACCTCAACAAAGATTATTACAGGTTAAGAACTATAGACTCCCATATGCTCAAACTAATTATGTTTATAATCCTGTTATTAAAAAATTTATTACTTTAAATAGACCATCTAATAAAGCACGAGTTCCTGATGTTATGTCAACACGCCATCCATACATTTCAACTTTAAGTTTGGGTCCGTATATAGGAGATAGAATAAATACTAACGACACTGAAAGAGATACTAGATTCACCAGCCTAGATAGTCAGTGGAAAGATATTGAAGTTAGCGCTATAGGACGAAGTGAAGAAATTATAAAAGGAAATTATAAAAATAGTAATATTTATTTATCTGAGTATAAAAGTTATATTGTTAGAGAAGATGATCTAAATAAGGATGTGCAGCCTAGTCAACCGAATGTACCTTGTGTTCCTAATACTCCAACAATATTTAATAATGAAACACAATATGTTGATACTGATTGCGTGTATTATGTACCAACAACTTGTCCAGTAAGAGACTATGGAGATAACTTATCAAAACCAGATGGATGTCTTAATAATCCTACTCAACCTGGAGGTAATCAGGTAACCACAGACCCAACTATGGATGAAATTCCAGATTTTAGCGATGGAGGTTTTGTACCAGTTACTGGTTTTGATGCTCCTGCTAGTAGATATCTGAATTTACATAATGATTGGATATGTCCATATTTTGGCAGAACTCTAGAAGAGCAATTACCACCAGCTGATGATGCTAATGAATTTAGAAGTATACGACCAGTACATCTTGATATATGGACAAATCAAATAGTTGTTAGTTTTTATATGCATGAACTACCTCAATTAAATATAGGGGAACCATTACCTTTATATGATAGTAGTATATTTGATAAAAATCGATCAACTATGGATGTTATGGGCCCTGGAATAGATAGGGGAGAAGTTGGAGCTGGTGCGGGCGGCACAACTGCGGGATCAAGCCAGCCACCAAATCCAGCAGAAGAAGGAAATGCTGCCGAAGGATCTTGGCAACCTTTAGGAACAGATCCAAAAAGAAGATATTTTTATAATAAACCAGGATTTACTGTTACAGAAAGTGAGATGAGAGCAGCCCAAGTAGGTTTTCCCAGCTATTTGGCATATTGCTTAGGAAAAAGTAAATATAGTAAACCTGATTTATTTATGATGTTGGTTTCAGCTTATCAACTTAAAGGTGAATTATTCGCTAATGAGGATCTTACAACATATTATAGTATTAATGATAATGATATACAAGAGCCTGGATTAAAAAGAGGTGGTGGTGTTGGAGAGAGAAATATAAATCATGAAGGTGTTAATTCAATACCTGGTGATAATATAAAAACAAATATGAATATAAACTGGAATTTATATTTAAATCATAATTTTATTAAAGATTTACAAGTAGTTTGTGAATTTATTAAAAGTTTAGCAGATAAATACTATGGTAAGCAATATATGGTTAAGCTACCAGATATGATATTGTATAGAGATTCCCAATATGCCAGTATCAGAATACCGGGAGTATATAGTAGCGTAGCAGTGTATGCTGGTAGTAATAAGATTTTTGGAAATTATGAATTAGCTGAAGGAGCTTGGGAAGAACCAGGCAACTTTATAGATGATTGTATAATGATTGGTACGAATGCATCAAAAATTTTTACTGATGATAATAATCTGATAGAGCCAATAGCTGGTTATAATAATAGTTTAAATATAGACGATGTTAGACAAAGGTGGTGTCAATTAGATGCTCAAGAAAGAATAAAAAGATTATTTGGAGAAGGAGACAATAGTATTGGGCAACAAATGCTTGATAGCCTAAGTGAAGCTGCTAATGAGATTGATGATATTATAGATAATTTAGATCAGTCAGATGCTGAACTAGGTAGTGTTCCCCAAATACAAGCCGAAAACAGAATACGAACAATATTAAATGATATAGTAAAAAAACATAATAGAGAATTAGAAGCTCAGAAACAAATTAGAGAATTTGGAACAACTATTAACTGTATTAGCGGTTTAGATAGAGCTAGAATACAGATTATTTGGAATAATATGTGGGCCAGTATTAATAAAAGTATTCAGGAATATTTAGAAGATCCAACTGTTACAGGATTGGGGGACTTAGCTGATCAGTGGCCATCAATCATCGACCAGGCTCAACAGTCGATACTGAATATGTCTTTACTTACTTTTGGTGTTCATTCGCTGGATATATCTAATTTAGGCGGAGGGTCCGATGCTGATTATATTATTGTTCCAGTATCGTCCAAAAAAGAGCCATTTGGACGACAATCACCAAGATCATCTAAATTATTTATAAAAGCTAATAGAGATAAAATTATTTACGGAAATATTATTAATCTTACTGATCCTAGAGCGATCATGACTGTTGATAAACTAGAGGTCTTTGATAGTAGTTTAGCATATGTAAAAGATCCCGGTTTATCTATTATTGCAAATATAGCTATTGAAGATAGTAGTATCTATATACATGTAAAAAATAGACTTAATGAACTTAGAGAAAATAGAAACGAGGCATTAGAAAGTGGAGATAATCAACGTGCTGAACAAATATTAGACGATATGCGTGTTTTAAAAACAGAAGTAGATTATATTAGATATTTAAAACAATATATTGTGCCAGAAATAGATCCTAGGTATTTAGTAACCACAGGATCAAAAGCTAATCCTAGTGTTGATCATGCGAGAATGGCCCCAAGAGCTGCCCATCCTTACTTTTTTGCCATACCCTTAAAAAGTAATCAATTTTGCTATGGTCCTTGGACAAATTATGCTGATAATTTTATTGCGCAGCCATATATCAATAATTTAATTCATAATGCTAAAGTAGAATACGATGAAAATTTAGTGCCATGGAAATATGGTTCAGTCAGTGCCTTGGATCGTGCTGTTGGATATAGACTAAATGCTGATGTTAATTATCAAACAATTTTAGAGAAAGGATCTGTATCAATTTTAGGCCCACCAATATTTGGTTTAGGAGGAATCTTTTTTGATAATCCAAACTCTACTTTACCAGCAGGACAATATAGATTTGATAATGAAAACTATAGAACTAGATATGTCCCAAATACTTTTTTTGATACTAAAAGAAATGGATATAGAGAAATAACTTATGATTGTTTAAGAATAGATCATAGAGGAGTATCCTTTAATGGTCCATTAATATCTAATATCAGCATACAAGTAGGTGTTGATGGTGTTACTACAACATATCAGTTTCAAACATATAATCCCAGAACAGGTCTATATAGTAAAACATATGCTGATGCTATTAGAGAAGCAAATAACGATACTAATAAATTACAAAAAGCCATAGCTAATATACAAAATAATCTTACATCAAAAATCGAAACACAAAGACTAAAAATCTTAAAAGAAGCGAGAACTGGTAGGGCTCCGTTTGGTATCGATAAATTTAAGACAGACTTATATGGAGAAAGTCCAATAGAGATTTTTGTTGGACAAAATACTAGTAGTTTAAAGAATCCAGTTTGGTGGACAAATATTAATACTAATTTGATTAAAGATGCTGGAGACAATCCTTTGCCAATTGGAAACACTATTGAAGATCGAAAGCGATTTTTAAGTCAAAAAAGAATGTATTCATGGGTCGGTGCCGTAATGGGAAAGGAGGTAGGAGCTGAATTATTACAACAATATAATACTAAAGCGGCTATGAGTTTGGATGGACTAATGTCCCCAGTGTCTTTTTATCCAACACAAGGAAATAGAACGTTTAATATTAGTACATATGTAGGTGGTAGTGGCGTTCCAGTAGGAGGAGGTAATACAGATACAACATGCCCGTATTGCTATAATAAAAGATATGTGACAATACCTTATATTGACTATCATACTAATGCTGGAGAATCATTAACAACTACATTTTATGATAATAAAACACCAGCAGATATACAAATTCCCTGCCCTGTTTGTAGTAGAGCAAAGATATATATTAAGAAAAATGATAAATTTCCAGATAGCGAAACAGGATTACCGGATATTAATTTATATAGTTTAAATCCAATAGTTGTTTCGTCTGGAGAATTTAGAAATCCATATGCTTCTGGTATTGATCGATGTAGACATTCTATCGGAGCTATTAGTAGAGGAGAATACAATCCTACCGAAGAAAGTTTTTATATAAATACCAATATTAACACTTATAGAAATGGACATAATCCTGATTTTTCTAGATTTGATACTAAAGTCAAAGAACTAGAAAATATTAATGTGTTGCTCAATCAAAGATTTTTAGCTTTGAGAGGCCCATTAATGATGCATGGTTGGGGATTCGATACCGATGGATATCCTATACCCAATGCTTATGATATGCCATATAGTATAGACGATAAAGGAAGACATTTGAGATTTCAGCTTGTGTCCGATACTGGAAATAATAAGTTTGGTTCGAATAATTTAGAAACATTTGGTAAATATGAAGTATCAATCGGAGACACTGCTCCATTAGGAGATATAATTACAACAAGATACGAATGGAAAGGCACCGGAAATGGTATAAATACTGGAAATGGAAAATGGACCAAAAAAAATAAACCATCTAAAAAATTCTATCTTAATTGGGCAGAAAGGCCTGATCTTTGGCCCGTTGGCCCAATCGATGTTAGATGGGATAATGAGAGAAGAGTATGGGATGCTAGTGGCGGCGGCTGCAAAGAAGAGATTTTACCGCCATTTATAGTAACTAATAGAACAGATATATCAACACTACAAGAATTTTTAGAAAATAAAACAGAAAATAAATGTCCATATAGAAATATTTATGTTACATTGGAAAGCGACATGATTAAAGAAGATGATTATGATAGTACATATTCTACAAGAGCTTTTATTGATGATATAGAATATAATAAAGAACCTGTGCAAAATGGATATAGAAGATTAGTATACGTTATAGATAAAACAGGCTATACTGCACCAAGAGGAACCAAGCTATTGTGTAGATACGATAGATTTAGTGGTTTTTATGAGCCTATAGGAAAACCGTCTGTGACAGCAATAGGAACAATAGGAACAGGTAATCAAGCAAGAATAGAAGCACATTATGTATCTGGAAGAAGAGCTGGACAAGCACCAGTTTTTGTTATATCTTATTCCAATCCATTAGGACTATCAGCATCTGTTGGGACCAAAGGAATTTTTATTTTTATCAATGGAAAATGGACACTTTCGTCTGCTAGATCATGAATAACTGTATAGTTTATAACAAAAGTTTTTTAGAGGACCTGATCGATTTCGAATCATCCGTTAAGGATGCTGTATTAAATTTTAATGCTATATCTTCATTGATTACAAATACAACACATGAAGATAATATTTGGACACCACTATTTGTTAATATTGACAATAGTAGAGAATATTGTCCCTATAAACTACTATCTGATTTAGGATATATTTCTGGATACGATAATAATTATAATTTTTTAGGAATTCAAGATTTTTTGTCTTTAAAAAATCCAAGATTTAATTTTTGGAATGTTGAAAATGGAGAGATGGTAGCTGACTGGGTATTAAATAATCCATTATCATCGCATTTTCCTGTGAAAGGTTTGTTGTTGTGGTTCAAAAAATTGCCAATATCGCTATCCAGTCCGTCGCCCATAGACACTTTTCCAAATAATAGTAGATTATTATTTAATGGCAGGGTTTTTATTAAAATAGATAATGAAACATTATATGAGGTTGGAGATAATACTAAAATATCTCATAGATTTACCAGTAATACTATTGCTTTTAATTATGGTGATAATAATCCTTATAATAATTTTGTTAAAATAAATACTTTGGGTGGCGGAACCACTCCATTATTTACCATAACTAATAATCATAGTGCAGAAAATAGATCTTTTCAAACAACATCTACTATTTACCAAGAATCCGATATTATTATCAATGGTGGTAAATATTTATTATGGGTACCAAATGGAGATGTATATAGTTATTATACAAATCTAGATGAAAGCACAAGAATTTTAGAGCCAAAAGCATTTTGCCCATCATCTCTTTATCAAGCCTATAATGCTTGTTATCATAGAATAACATTAGATAATGCGAAAGATTTTGAAAAAAGACAGCTTAATATCGCTAGATGCTATAAAAATTTAGCCAAATATTTAGCCACAAGTCCATATATAGATGAGTTTTCTATTAGTAGACTATCAAATAAAAAAATTAGAGATATTAGCAATAACTATATACTAGACACTAATCTGCAAAATGCATTAATTAAAACAGTGCAGTATTTAGAATCAAAAAGTTTAATAGACGATATAAAAAATACTTTAAATACTAATATAATCTTTAATTTACATGATCTAAAATTAAAAATAATACAAAAATATGGATTAAAATTACAATTATCTAATAGTAGCGCAATATATAGCACACAGCCATTGAGACATGGCGCTAATATTGTTGTGAATCAAGTAGGAGCCTATTTAGTAGATAAAAATATTAAGAATACCCATGTTGTTGCTAATCAAAATATTAAGATTGGTGGCTTAACTGTTGGCACAAATTTTAATGAAGAAGAATCTAAGGTATCTTTTATTGGTCCTCCATCGCCACAAACAGATGTTGGGCTCGGGCAAGATGGCGGCGGCTACGCTCGACCAAGACCATTATATGCTATGAATGCATATATGCCAAAGATAAAAAATAGTAGAAAAAATAAAATCAATCTTGTAATGGAAAAAACCTGTAATATTCCTAATCATCCAGAAAATATTAATCCTTCATCAGAAAATAGTCCTTTTAATGTTTTATTTAAGTTTGGTAGATCTATTAAGTTTTTTACAGATCTGATAAAGTTTAATGTTGTTACAGATGATTTCGAGTTAGACACATATAGATACGCAGAAGATCCTTCTGCTCCATCGGAAATTATTGCAAAAGACTATATTCAATGTAGATGGGAGCAGGTTAGCGGACCACCCATATTTTTTATTGATCATATAAAAATGTATATTTCTCCCAATAGTGGCCCAGCAATAGTGGTTTCGAATGGAAGATTTACAGACTTATCGGGATATGATATATCTACTGATGTTTTTATTGGATCAACAGAGGCATATGTTTGGCCTAGCCAATCTGGTAGATATCAAATAAAATGCACTATAAAAACACCATATGGTACCTTTGTAAAGATTAAAACCTTTTATGTTACAGCTCCTGTAATTGCGGATTGGCGAGCTGCTGGAACCAATGAAAATGCAATACCACGAGATCCAGACCCAGAAGAAATATTTGTTCCAGAACCATCGGACGAATTTTATATTAAACAAAAAGAGAGCCTACCTATTTATCTTAATCAAGATAATTTAAGAGTTATAGTGCCAAAATTTAATAAAATTGCTTTGAATGCAAATGGGCTATGTTGGCCAGTAGATACTAATTTGTATATCAAAAAAATTAAGCATAGACCTCAACTATTAGTTAATTTACCGATGTTTCAATTTATGTTTGATAATAAAGGATCATCTGATCCAAGTACATTATTATTAGAATATAATTTAAACAATATAAAATATAGATTAGATAAAATAGTATTAGAAAATACTAGAATTAATAACGATCCAAAATGTGCTGATTGTTTTAGTTTCTATTTACCACAATTATATAGTAATGGAAATGTTTGGAATAGGATCAAAGGCAGTGCTGGAGGAACAGAAGTCGCTTTCTCTCTTGTGGGGATTAGCAAAGCCGATGGTCTGGAACAAATATTTCGTTATTATACTCTTCCTTCGATATCTACAGATTATAGTCCACCAATTAAATCTTATGGTGGTTATGATCAAAATATAATTAATACTCTAGATATTTCTACGATTCCAGATCATATAGGTCCAGGACAAACTTTTTCGGCTATTACGGGCAGACCCTTATATTATTCTGCCGATAAGCCTGGAGAAGAAGCCCCTTTTGGTAAAAAGAAATATTGTTTCGAGGACTATTTACCAGAATCAACTTCTAGTTATCTATCTTTCAACAAAGGAGTTTTTCATCCTCAAAGCGGATGGATTCCACACGATAGTATCCACTATAATAGTGTTAGAAATACATCTAGTGTGTTAAAATTTAATCCTGGCGCAAGAGACTCGTTTAGTTTTACCGGCCCAAGTATTACAAACTTGAATAATGAGGGATATATTGTAGAAAATAATATTGTATATATATTACCTAAAATATGTAAATCCACAATTAATTTAGGCGTAATTCCTGATGCTCAATTTTTACCATATACTCAGCCGTGTAATATAAATATAACACCCTGTAGACCTGATGTGCCACCAGAATGGGAATGGCTGAATCAACTACATAGAGACACTACAGATCAATATCCAAATAGTACACCTGGTATAAATGATGCTCATGGATATAGAGTATTGGGAGGAGGAGTACCCAAAAGAATAGAAAGAAGAATTAATTCTAATTCAAATCCAGTTATGGATGAATTCAATTTTACTAGTGATACTATGAATAATAGTTTTAATTATCTTTTTACTCAATCTGGGCCAGCATATCCAATTAGCCCCATTCCTAATGAAGTTAATAACTTTTTTAGGATTCTAACAACGCCAAGAGATAATATAGATCCAGAGACAGGAGATATTTCTTCTGGTCTGCCCCAACCAAATTGTTTAAAACCAGACGGATCAAAACCAGAAGGAGGTTATTACAAAGGAGTCCCGGATCCTACTGGAGAATGGAAAGGTATAAGAAATCCAAGAGTACTAGATTTTACTATTCAAGATCTTGAAGTAAAATTAAATTTTTTGAATTATGTTAATACAAAAGATATTGCCATATCATTGGCTTTAAGTCCGTGTACAGATGAGTATGCTAGAATATGTGATGCTAAGTGTAAGGATCCTCCTCGTTTTCCTCTAGAGTCTGCTATAAAACCTGAAGCAAATACTTTTATTGATCAAACAGTAGGAACTACTGTGGATGGTCCTTATAGGTTATTAGGTAATGGATATACTAAATTTAATAATTGGACACCAAGGGCTGGTGATGGTAATATAAATTTTAAAAACAGTTTATCTTTTATTCCATTAGGTAATGATGATTTTGACGATTATCTTCGTATACTAACCATAATGAATACGGTCTATGATCCTATTAAAATAGAAAATGAAGCTTTTGAAGATGTACTAAAACCACAAGTGTTATATTTGTTAAATCAAGAATATATTCAAAATCATAGTATGAATTTAAGTTTAACTTTTTCAGATAATGCAAATAAATATAGTGTGCTGTATGACAAGAGCTTTGCAACAAAAGGCTCTGGTGTCGGCTCGATATCTCAAAGCAGTCTTCGATATGGCGCTGGTGATGCAGTATTCAACGAAATAGATGTAGATAATCAAACCGCTCCGCCATATAATAATCAATATATTATTGGTAATAATGATAGTATCAAACCAACAACAAGCTCGATATATTACTCGGATCGTCAGGCTGCTATTTATCAAAATATTATGACTACTAATAAAATAAATATAGTCAATAATAGCTTTGCAAAATATAGAGCTAAGCCATTATTTCATAATTCTTCTTGTATAGGAGTAAATGTACCGGTTGGGAGGCCCAGATACGATAGTCAAACTTCTTTTTCTTTGAACATAACAGTATATGACGAATCTGACGATATGTTTCCGTTAAACAATAATGTCGGCTCTATGATGTTTACGAACGCCTATGACTTTGCTGGAAAAATCAATACTAGTCAATTTGACAACGCTCTATGCAGCTGGGATCTGTTATTACATGTAAATAATATCATTAAACCAACAATGCCTAATTTAAGCTCGTGTCATACCTACGGGAATAATGAAGCATTAGCATTAATAGATTATTCTAATAAACCTAAATATGCTGGCTATAGTTTTATAGCAAATCTTAAGAATCATAAACATCTTTTACCATTTAGTAATATTAATGCTCCTAATATATTTTTTTATGACTATAGTCTATGTCAATCAGCTAAACTAGACCAACTAGGATCTCCGACGCCGGGCTATCTCGTTGATTTTCCAACAAATGCAATTTTAAATATAATGACAATTATAGCAGGAATGGCTGGCATGAGCGGAGCCGGTCTGGTCGGAATAGGTGCCGGAATAGCTGGATCAGGCCCAGGTTTGGATAGTGCATATGGGGCTCTTGTCGCATATTTTAGTAGTATTAGAGCAGCTGAATATCAACAAGATATTTCGCATGACATTTTTCATCAAGACTATAGTAGATATCCTTTTGGTAGTCCAGAAAAAATATTAATTAATTTTAGTAAAGATGGCGTATTCTGGTATAAAGCAGAGGCTTCGATATTTAAATATATCAATACTCCTGTTTTATCTCAAAAACAATATACATATATTAAATTAAATAAAAATTCATTTCCTATATTATCTAGATTTACATTTGATTTTGTAACAGATATTAGGGATTTGATAGACGATAAGTATATTAAGCCGTTATCGTTGCCTTGTAGCAGCGCAGCCTCTTTGGTTGGTCCGATAACATATAATAATACGTCTTATAATTCATATGATCTGGTAGATGTTTCTTTTTCGATAGACGATGAATCTAACGCTACGGAATCATGCCAGAATGGAATCTATTCTGTTACAGATAATCAGTGGACCTTATTGACAGGCAATCCATTATTAATAAATAGTAATCTAGATTATATTTCTGATAACAATATTCTTTTTAATAATCAAGATATTTATCGTACAAATAATATTTTTTCAAATTTTACTGTCAATGCAACAGATAACCAAATAATTATTTTAAATGGTAAAATACCCTATGAAATATTTTCTCTTAATGATAATGTAGATGTAAGTGGTAATAATCTGGAACCAGATCCTATCATAGAAGAACCAATCGGTCCGGAAACTACGCCAGGATTACCAACAGAAGACAATACTCCGCAACCTATTTTACAACGAGCTACCGGGCCAACATATACTAGAAAAGTTATAGCAAAAGCTCTAATCTATAAAGACCACAAACCATATAGCGTATTAAAAATGGATAGGTCAATGCTTGGAGTCGATTTTATAAGTCCGCAAGATAATGTTGTTGTTGTTTTTGATCTATCGTCATCTTTTGATAATAAAGAAAGTCCATTAAATCAATATGCTTTTGAAAAAGACAGTATTGATACACAATATCCCCCAGAAATATTAAAGACCACACATAGTATAGGATCATATGGGAACGGATCTAATTTTAGAAATAAAAATATACTTAATACAGTTCCATCATATAATAATATTAAAAAACTTGATGATATATTAAATAATCATATTAATGATAAATTTAAAAAACCAAAAATTACTATTAATAATAATATTATAATTTCATCGGAGTCTATTGGATATCCACATAAAATTATAGATATACCAGAAATAATGAATCAAAAAAATTATATAGTTCAAGAAACTAATTTAGATGATGCCATAAAAAATAAATTAGAGTATGTTTTTAACAATATTGAATCTACATATTCTCTATTTTATATTAAGAATAATCAACTTAAAAAAGAAAATATTCCATTAATTGGTAATATCAGTATAGAAGATGATTTGGAAATTAAAAAAACTATAACTCCAATAAATGGAGAGGGGCTAGGTCCAGACCAACCTATTGGACAAGAAATGTCAGATACAACATATAATTATCTTATAGCTAGGCTAAATATTTTAGAAGACCAACGAGAATATCCTAGTCTAGAACAGAGCATAGGGGTGGATAATCAAACTAATCAAATCTTAGAATCTAGAAACTTAAATTATATAAATAAGCACTTAGTAGCATTATCAAATTATAATATTCATAAAAAAAGAACGGAATATGCTTTAAGGGTACTTTATAAAGAAAAAGAAGACATATTAAGATTATTAAGCGAAATAAGTATCAAGCAAACAGCCGAAATTAATCTAATTAATAATAATACTATTATTGGAGATATTATTTCTGAAGATACTAATAATATTGAAATAAAAATACAAGAAGAAATACAAAAAATAGAAAAAGATAATATTCTAAATATTAGAAGAGCTTTTACTAGAAACACATCGGGCATTAGAGGACAAGAAATAGCTAAAATCTCTTTAATAGCACCATTTGAATGGATGCGTAGTTTTAATGTTTATGATATCAATTATGAGAAAAATAATGACGACTACTGGATCAACTTAGATCCACATCAATCTTGCAGCATAGCGGAAGAATTAAGACCCAAGGTGCTCAAAAAGATAGAATATATATGTAGAGGAACACCATTTATACAAACTATCGCTGGCACACCATTATTACCAAGCAACAATATTTGTATAAGATTAAGAGGACAATCTATACAAAATAATATAGGGGATCATGTTACTTTCAAAAAAAGCAATAAAAACTCTGGTAGAGGACCATCTTATGAATCTTATATATATGAAATTAATGAAAATATTATAAATTCTAAAAAAACTAATTTAGAGAATAAACTTAGACAACAAGGATTACCAATATATTGGAAAGAATGGATATCGAGAAGAGATTATCATATAAATGGTGATACAGAAAATCTCGATCTTGCTTATGATAATAAAGAAATACTCGTAACCGCTTTTGAAACATACGACATATTACTTACAGAAGTAGAAAATAATAATGGTAAAGCTATTATAAAAACTACTTCGGATGGAGACGTGAATGAGTTTGGAAAAGAAGGTGGAATTCCAGCTCTCGCTAGTAGAGAATCGAGATCACCAAACGGTTACGGCCTGCTAAGTCAAGGAATTAGGGTGGAACAATCTGTTAAAATCTATAATGTTTGTAATTTAGACAATATCAATAATTTAAAAGTTAAAATTAGAAAATTACCACGACTAGTAAGAGGAATGGATATGCTATCTACCATATTTAGATATGGTATAGAGGTTCCGTACAGAGCATATCCTAGAAGATCTGCTCTTGAACCCTTAGATCCTTTCATAGTTGTTAGCGCCGGATCATTTAGTGGCGGAGTAAATGTTATTAATAACGATTTCCATTATTGGAAATGTATGGAAATAGACAATACTACGAATACATTAATTCCATCTTCAACTCCATTATTTTTTCAATTAATGAATGAGATGATGTATAGGGCATTCTATGGATCTGTTGATGGTATAGAAATTAAAACCAATGACATGATTAGTCAATTTTTATGGGAATTAATTCCATATGAATTTTTTACCAAGCCTAAAATAATTTCAGAACCACCATTAGGAGACGATGCTGTGCAGCTCTAATTAAATGTTTTGTAATTTCATATTAAAAAATAACAATATATATAAATGCAGTAAATGCGGTATAGAGATTTCGACAAATGATGGAGATGCTCCGATATTTCCATGTTCCTCAATAGATATCGATTCTGATCAACCAGACTTCATTAAGGAACTAAGGGACTTGTCTACAGACATATTGGATAAAACAATAAATAATGAAGATATTGCTTCTGATGATGAAATAGAAAGACGTTTTAAAATTTGCGAAAGCTGTGAATTTTTTAAGCACTCAATATGCTCACAGTGCGGATGTCCAGTAAATAGAACACGTAATTATATTAATAAATTAAGCTTGGTCAACGAGCAATGTCCGATGAATCGATGGTAATTATTCTTTATCTTTAGTCCACTTGTGCCATCCACTATGTGGAAGATAGTTTCCATTATCATCTTTACGTTTTGGAAATAATGTTCCGCCCTTTTTGTGCTGACCAAATGCTAAGACAGCACCACAATCAGAACATCTCAATTCATAGTAATCGTTTCCATCAACATTTCTAACAACAAACTTAATATTGGTGCTACCACACATACCACATTTGGCTTCTCCAAAAATTTCTTGGATTAGAGCAAGCTCTTTAAATATTTCTTTTTGCCCGCTGCCTTCTAATTCAAATTGTAATTTATCATTAGCTTTGTATAGTACTTTCATAAATTATTTCCATTCGTTAGAGTAGCCTAAAATATCTTGTGGTATACTATCAATATTTTGTTGGTATTTTGATAATAATCTTATTATATCAACCGCACTCTCATGTGTCAAACTATAAATATTCTTAGTTTCCATATTATTTTGTTCTAATAATTTGATAACATTAATATTTAATCTCTGAGCCAAAACGTCTATAAAATTAATTTGTTGGTTACTAATCTTATTTACTGTATCATGATCAGGATGGTCTTCTATATCTTTTGATAATTCTTCGGCCGCTACTACTTTGCGTAGTCTTAACGCTCTTCTTAGGGCTCTTCCTTCTGCCCTAGTTTCCGCAACAGCAACGGGATGATTACGGTATACTTTATCGCAGTTGCCCCAGTAAACGTCCGCAGAGCCATCCACAGACACAATATTTAAACCGTTTAAGTCCTGAACAGCTGGATTTAAACAGTAAGATAGGGAATGTATGACCGTTGCTCTTTTTTCATTTTCTGGACTAGGAGACTGAACAACCGAACTTGTTGACGATATTAATCTGCAATTTAGGACGGTTTCAAAAATACGTCTTAAACCATCCGTTGTTGGATTACCAGCAATCTTCTCGTCGTCTGATAAAAGTCCAAGAACATAGTCTGTCCAATCTAAGTCAGCAATAGTTGGAATTTTCTTTTCAACGATATTATCTTCGGTATTCTCAATTGTTTCGTTCTTATCTTTTTTAGCCATTGGTATCCTTTATAGTAAATTTCTGTTGCCCAGAAATAAGGTTAGAGTGATTTGTTTTTATAATTTGAAGTATTTGATCATAAATTAAGAAGGCGCGAGCATCAGAATAATCTTTGGTTTGTATGATCCTCAATAAATTCCATCCTTTACCAATTATTAGTCCTTCTTTTTTATTATCGTAATTTTTATTTCTTTTTAATGATTCTTGACCCCAAACAGGGGTAAAGTGAGATGGACCATCGACCTCTATCGCTAGATTTATACTAGGAACGAACAGATCAATCTGCAACCTCGTATTCACCAGAGTTTGTTCTTTATGAAATTCTACTTTGTATCCGTCATTTAATAGTCTTTTATGTAGATATTTTTCTAGTTTTGATCCTACCTTACTTGTGGCTCTGACCGCGGTATTAGCAGATTTAAGAATGTTCTCTTTTGTATTATCGTCTAAATTTTCCCAATTTTGTTTAGCTTGAAGTTTTCTTTTTTGTATTTCATCATCTTCTAGATTTTCCCATGCATTTAATACGCCCATACCTATCTTTTGTTTTGTATCTTGAGATCTTTCTTTCCCTTTTGTTGGATGCGAATGCTTACCAGTTTTTAGAGCATTTTTTTGAGCTTCGCTCTTATCTCGTATTTTAATATTTAATTTTTTAGCATCTCTCCTTATTCTATTAGCGTATGTGTCATACATAACAGCTATATCTGCAAAACTTTTACCTTGTTCAGAATATAGAGATAGAATTAGATCTTTTTTGTCTTGGTCAGACAAATTATCGTAAGATGTGTTGTATTTTTTCATAATTAAAACTCTCCATAATATCTAATGGTTTTCTCCAAGACATATCATATATATCATATATATATTGGTTAGAAGCTATAAAATCTATATCATTGTAGATATCTTTCCATTCATTGTATAGATTATTTCTATTTTTAATCCATGGTATATCATTACAGTATAATATCTTTTTATTAATATTTGGAAATTTTTTCGATATAATAAGACTAACCAAATCGAATGTCCATAAATCGCCTTTAAAAAACTTAGCATGGGAAAGATGTAATATTGGTATATTATAGGTTAATACTTTATCGCAATTACTATTGAATATTACAATATTATAATAGGGATTATTATCTATTAAAAGTTTAATATTTTTTAGAATATTATCATAATATTCATTATTTTCTATGCTAATGATCATAAAGCCTATGCTTTTTTTATTCACGGAATAGTACCTTTAAAAAATTAGAATACGACTGAAAACTTTTACTATTTTTATAAGTTGTGGGCTGTAAGGTTTCAAGATCATCTTTGGACAAAACTAAACACTGGCTCGCCCACGCTTCTGGAACATAATCATCATTTATTGCTAAATAGTATTTAGACTGTCGCAGTAATAAGGCTTTATCATTTTCGGAGACGAGTCCTAAATTTTGAGGATGAATAATAGCATTATTATTGAATAATTTAATAGGTAGTTTACTTGTTGGATATAAAAAATTATTTAGCCAATTTGGCAACGAGTCGATACCGTCTAGAAAAGATATAATATGATTATTCTTTAATGTTTGATCTGGAGAAGAAAAAAACAGCTCATTGTTAACTAATTTAGGAATACTAATTGTATCATAATCAGATGGATTTTTATCTTTTTGCAAAATCTTTTTAATATTTAAGTTTTTTCTTAATTGAATATTATTATCATTATATACGAATATGTTTATATTTTTACCAAAATCATCTATAAATTGATATTCTTCCTGTTCCATAATTGACGCTATGAAAATTACATGACTAAAATTATAAGTATAATATAGTTTATATAGATTATTCTTAGTTTCTGTAACTATCTTATTACAAAAATCAGTGCTAGATAAACCTATATTATTAATAAATTTAATGTTTTTATACTGTACTAATAAATTATTCATATAAATATCCTGGCGCTTGTAATATCTTTAGCATTATTTATTTTCATTATGTTATTTTTGTTAATATAAATTTTCTTAAACACAATATTTTTTTGTAGTAAAAAGTTGATAGCCTCAAACAGATACATTTGTTTAAACATAGAACTATCGCATGACAAGAAGGTGTCTATGGCCAAATTATTAAAATAGACTATCTCCGACCACGACTGTTCCATATCAAAAAAAAGATATTCGAGATTTGTAGATAATGATGATCCTATTGTAAAATTTTTTTTAGGCTTGTTAAGCATAAATATTTTTGACTCATTATTTAGAAAGCTTTTATCTATAATTTTGTCTTTAATCAGTATTCCACTGTTGATTACTAACAAATTTTTTGGTCTATACTTATTAATATAAGTTATAAGATTTTGTGCTTGATTAGTATGCTCATATTCGTTATTAATTAAAAAATTAATATTTTTATATCTATAAAGCTTACTAATAATCTTGTCATAATCAAAACCTATATTAATTGTTATATTAGATATTTTATTTATTTTTTGAGCCTGACTAATTTGGTATTCCAAAACACTCATATTCTTTTTTAGATTAAGTAAACACTTTGATCCTATAGATTTCATTCCTTTCGTTATTTCTGGAGTTATTATTAGTATATCAATCATAATAATCAAATAATATATTCGTATTTTGTTCTATAGTATAGTCTATATTTTTTGAGAAAAGCTTATAGTTATCTGTGCCTATAAAAACGCCATCAATATTTGAATCTATATTAGAACATTTATAATAATGAATAGATTTTTGTTCCACATTCACCAAATAATTGATTTCTTGTATGCTATCGTTCTTAACAACATGATCTAATCCTGCTTCTGTTAGAATCCACAACACATTTTGGATATTTTTCTTATTTGTTTCCAGTGCAATGTGAAGAGCTTGTGGTCCAGGAATATCTTCTAAAAATTTATGGATCTTATATTTAATACCAAGATTGTTGATTTTTTTTGTTAAATTTTCGGTATTGTTATAACAGACTATGGTTATATAGTATGGCTTAATAGATAGATTATTTAAGTTGTTTATCAGCAGATCAATATCTGGAGATTTGTCTAGAATAACTGCGATGGAGTAGCGAATTGTGTTTTGTTGTTTAATATATTCTATAAGATCCACAGAATGAAATTTATCAATATTTTCTTTGTATATTTTATTACTTATTCCATATCTGCACTGATAGTTTTCTATAATATTAAATTCATTATCAATACGTATATTGTGAATATCTTTTATTATTGTTGGAATATCAAAAAAACACGCTTTATCGTCTGATGTTGTTTTTTTAGCGAAATAACAGTCTTGACATAGTGTATTTCTCATAACTGTTTTCTCTCTAAGAATAGTGTTGTAAAATATTCTTCTTGATTTATATGTATAATATCGAAAGTATTAAAGTCTATAAATGTATAAAGACTATCTATAGACAGTAAGCTTTGTTTATTCTGAAAAAAGGTTAAGAAATCTTGATATGACATACTTCCAGCCATAAAATTTTTAGTGATACTGGTAACATTATTAATTGTAATAATGAGTTTTCCAAGAGGTTTTAGCTTAGATAATAATATATTAATAACCTGTCCATGGGCATTCTCTGGTAAGAATTCTAAACACGCAACTTTAATACTATCGCAAGAATAGTTAATTATTGATGCAAGATCATTTATGTGAATAGTGTTTTTATCAGAAGGTTCTGTGATGGATATGTTGATATTACGGCTCATAAATATATACTCTTTTAAAGACTTGATTAAAAACTTGATTTATATTATGTTGCATATTTTTTATATTTATATATGTATTAGAATAAGATTGTATTTCTTTTGGTAAAGAATAGTTTTCTAGTATGGATTTTATTTGCTCGTTTATATTTTTATTGTTGATATTTTTTATTAGAGGATTATAAAACTCTTGAGATAATGGAATATTTGTTAAAACAAAACAATTTAAAGCAGAACTAAGGATAGCGTCGTATTGACCTTGTGTTACAATACATATTTTATATTTAGATATTATATTTAATATATCTTCATAAGAACTAATATCGTTTTTATTTAATATGTCACAACTATTTGCTAATGTTTTGATATAGTTATATAGCTCTATATTGACATTACTATGATCAATATTTAATATTAAAATGTCTTTATCTTTTGTCATATCAATATTCTCTGGTAGGCCATATTGTAGAATATGACAATTATTGTCCATGTTCCATAACTCTTTAATAGTTTTACTAAAAAATATTCTATGACTATTTCTTAGTTTTCTATCTAGGATATATTTATCTTCTTTTTTAATTATATTTGATGGTGGATCATGGAATACCAGAACACTATTTACATTATATTCTAAAGACAGCTTTTCTATGTTTTGAGAATAAAACAAAGGATCGTCGGATAAGATAGCTGAAAAAGGTTGAGATGGTTCGGTAATGATATTATAATCAGAATTAACATTTAACATATAAAAAAATATGTTCTTTTTACCAATATAGTATATGGTTTTATTATCTAGTAAATTATTAATAATGTTTGAACAGGCTAAATTATTTAACATAGGCATCTATAATTTCGCTAAGATTGTTTTTTAAACTGGGATATTTTTTCTCAGATAAAAGGTCGATATCTTGTGTATTTTTTAATTTACCATATTTATGCAGATCGTTTTGATCCCATTGTATAGTAACATTAGATGTATTTAATACAATATGTTTACCATATTCTTTAGCAAGCATAAGATGAAGATCATTGTCTTTGTGTATATAGATATCACCAGTATTATGTATTGATCTGATGGACGTTTCGTTTAACAATGTGGGAACAATTATAACTTTCGAAATAGTATTATTGATTTCAAATTTTTTATACACGCTCTTTATATATTCATTGCATTTATTGAGCATTTCCTGATCAATATCTTGTATAAATAATACCAAACAATTATTTTCTTGATTAAGTTTAATAAAATCTACAATTATTTTTTTTGTATCATAATCTATATTGGATTGAATTATGGTATAATATTTTTTATATCTATTATAGATACCTAAATTAAATATATTATTTGTTGGAGATAATAATTTATTATTAATATTGTTATTAAGAAATAAACCATTATCAATATTAAGATATTCTAATAATTTTTTATGAATATTATTACTATATAATAGCAATCCCCTATTACTTAGAAATATATATTTTTGTGATATACTATCATCAGGAATAATATCTTTATAATTAGGAAAAAAGATATGATATGGTATCTTAGAATTATAAGAAATAGTATTGATCTCTGTGTTTTGTATTAATAGATCAAAAGATTTAGACTGATGATTTTCCATTGACAGAATTGTATCATTTAATTTGCTGGCTAGATTATTAACTCTATTTGATATAAATATGGGTCTAGCTGTCACAGTATATTGTTTCAGATCCTTTAAATTCAATAATAGATTCAAAGACAAATAACCATCGATACTTAATGATCTATAAGGACCTATATATAGAATATTCATATATCATTCTTTAAATGTGCATATTGTATAAAGTCTTCTTCAAATTTAATATTTTTTTGTCTGACTTCTTCTGATCTATTATTATTATCTATCATAGTATTGATATGATCGCATAAATTATTTATACCATATCCAGAGATTTGTGTTGGAGATACATAATGGAAACCATAGTCTGCATTCTGAAGCATATTCAAAAACTTGAAAGACGATAAAAGTTCACTATTCTTCATCGTATTATTGCATAGGTTAATGAATTGTGAAAAATTAGAATCCTTATTAGATATGCTCGCTTTGCGCAAGATTGGTAGAGGTTTGGACCAGTCTGCTCTAAAGTCTAGATTATCAAAATAATTCTCCCAAATTTTTGCAATATTATCCCAGTTATAATATTTTTCTGTTAAATTTCTTATTCGAACTCTATTATTATTTCTAATAGATATTGGTTTATCTAATTCTTTTAGTATAATATCAATTAGGCAATCATTATCTGGATATACTCTAATAGCTTTTGTTTCGAGTTCTTTGAAATATGTTTTAATTTTTATTGGATATGCTTCTAATTTTGATATGATATCTATCATAGCACTATATTCTACGGTTGCTATTGGGACACCACAAGCGGCGGCTTCGACTTGAGGCATACCAAATCCTTCGCATATAGCATATTGAACATATAAATCAAATGTATTGTAGATTATACTGAGTTGTTCGTCAGTAACGCCTTGAGATACAGATGGAAATTGCGATGATTTATTAAAACATTTTGAGCATACTTTTTGAGGTCCACAGTATACACAGCTCTCTATATTAGAACAGTTCTTACATAGGTATGTAAAAAGAACATTATTAGATATTTGATGATCATTTAGCAACTCAGGGATATCCCACCCCATGTCCGGATATGTTGTATGTAGATATAGAAATATTTTATCAGATCGTTTTTCTTTCTCAAAAATGGATAATATTTTTTTAAAAGAAACTAAAAGCTCCGGAATAAGTTTTCTTTTTTGGTTTCTCATAACAGAACCAACTATAAATACATCATTATCTATGCCCAGAATTTGTCTACAACTATTTTTATCCTTAATATTAAAAATATCTAAATCAACACCAGGACTAGCAGTAGCAATATATTTTATTTTATCATTAGTTTGCTGTTTAAGGATTTGAGCGCCCCAATCACTATATGTAAAAATAGCATCTGTTGATAGAAATACATCTACCCACTCTTCTTGTTGCGGTGCAGAATCTACTGTGGGCATGAGAATATGATGAAAATAAGATCTTAAAGGGGATAGAGTTTGGTATCCACTCATCCAAAAATCTCTAACATCAACCACAATATCTGGCTTAAAATCTAATAGAACCTTTTCGAATCTCCATTTTCCAAATTGATTATCTGTCCTAGACATATATTCTTTATATCTAGGATCGTTGTCCCTTACGGCATTAGCATAATAAATCCAATCTATATTTTTATCTCTCGGATCATTAACCATCCCATAAGAAGCAAATTCTGCAACAATATATTTATTGGTTTTATGCCATCTCGATAATATTTGTTTTGCATATTTTCCAAAACCAGAATTTATGAAACTAGCTTCGGAACACATCAATATTTTTAATTTAGATTTTACCATTATGGAATAGAATAAGGGGGATATTTCACCCCCAATATTCTATATACATTCCTTTAGGTTTGGTCAGAAAGCAACCGGTTCTGATTCTTCGGTCTTTGATCTACTAAGCTTAGTAATCTTTGAAAAGTTATTAACTCTAACCTTTAGACTACTATGCTTAACTCCATCCTTTTCCCATGTATCGTTTCTAAGGGACCCCTCAACCATAACCAGATCACCTTTCTTTAGTGACTCAGCAATAGTTTCGGCTCCGCTATCCCATGCTTCGCAATTAATAAAAGATGTAATTCGATCTTTTTCTCCATTCGATTTTACATAATCCCTATTAACAGCAATGGTAAAATTTACCACACTAGTTTGTTTTCCATTTGGATTAACAACTCTTAACTCAGGATCTCGTGCAAGATTACCCTTCAACAATGTAATATTCATTTTCAAAACTCCTAAAAGTAAAAACGCTACAACTATACAATATTATACCAAGCGGCAGCGTTTTGTCAAGACCTTGGTATAAAACATTTTTCTACTATAAAAGAATCTTTTTTAGGACTCTTATTACCTAGAAATATTAGTACATTTCCTTCAAACAGATAGTTTCGGTATTTAGATAATTGATCAGGAAATAAGATGACCGAGTCTAAGGACGCATATTGATCCTCTATCGTAACAAAAGCCATTTCTGCACCAGCATTTTTCCCATTCTTTGTTTTAACAAAATTTATATTACTAATTTCACCAGCCAAAATAATATTTTTAATATTATTGGTATGTTTAAATATTTTGCAATCACAGTTTGTCATGCTGATATCGTATGAATCTATTTTAAAACAGGTAATGGATGCTCCAAGCAACGCATTTTCTGTATCAGATAACCATTCTATTTTATCATTTAATGAGTATGGTGGATTTTCATATAGCTTAATTAAATTTTGTATATTAGTTTTTCGTTTAGTATTGATCTTACTATTAGTTAGCAAATTCTCTAAAACTTGTCCTAGATGTTTTTGGTTTATATCTAAAAGATCTAATTCTCTAGATGTTAATTCCGATATTATATCATACTCGAATAACATTTGTGTGCGTGACATATGATAATAATCAAGAGCGCCACATGATATTAGCGCCTTAGCGGCTGTAGAGTTTATTTTATTGAGTAATTTTACTAAGCAGCCATACCATGATATGGAATTAAGATCAATATTTTTGACTATCTCTATGATCTTATCATATACCGAATAACCAACCCCTTTTATATCTGTTAAGCCAAAATAAATTTTATCATCATTTATGGTAAAATGCTTATTAAGTTTTCTTAAATCTGGAACGCAAACAGTAACATCCATTTCTGTGGCGTTCCTGATTAATTCCTTGATTTCTTTTTGTGGATCCATCTTGTCTTTTGCGAACTTTAAATATGATGCAAAAAACACTTTCGCGAAGTGGGCTTTAGCATATGCTGATGAGTATGCATTCATAGCATAGCTTACAGCGTGACTCTTATTAAAACTATATCTTTGACTTTTTTCTATCCAACCAAAAATTTCTTCGCTCTCATCTTCCGATACAATATTAAGTTTTTTAACACCGTCTTTGAATTTAACTTTGATTTTGGCCATTTCTTCTGGTTTCTTTTTGCCTATAGCCTTACGAAGCATATCGGCCTCTTGAAGATCGAATCCAGCCACCGCCTGCGCGATTTGCATAGCCTGTTCTTGGTAAATCATCTCGCCATAGGTCGATTTTAATGAAGGCTCAAGAGAAGGGTGAAAATAGTCTAATTCTTCTTGACCATTTTTTTTATCTATATAATGATCACTAATACTTTTGCCTTCCCTATATGCCTCTAACGATCCTGGTCGCATAATACTAATTAACGCAGAAAGCTGCTCTATATTCTGTGGTTTAAGTTTTTTGGACATACTAGAGCCTAGTCTGGACTCTAATTGAAAAACTCCTTTTGTATTTCCTTGCGCTATCATATCCCATGTTTTGGAACATTCTAGATTTAGATTTTCTAGTTTGCCATCGAAATCTATTCTAGGAATACCATCATTGGTATAGTCCAATACTTTAAATTTACAACCACAATCAAACGTATAGTGATTATTCATAAATATTATGCAGATGCTGTGGCGAAGGCGTTTTTGAATTTAACCTTATTACCAAGATTTCTATGAAGTTTCATAAATCTAATGAGAATATCAGCGGTGGCTCTTACATCGTTTAACGCATCATGAGATCCGCTATTGCCAAGACCTAAATATTCTCTAACATTATCTAATGTATAGTTTTTTAGTTCGTTATTTCCTTCGAACCAATAAAATATCACATTCATTAAATCTATAACGTCTCGGGGATAAAAAAGAGATGTTCTTCCCTCCTTATTGACATTATTGTATTTGGTACTTAGTCTTTCTATGATTCTAAGATCGAATCTATTTATATTGTATCCAGCGGCTATGGGCGCTGTAAAACAAGATTTTTTATCTGATCTTATATGATATTTCTCTAAATAAGATACGAACATTTTCCATCCATTATCCTGATTTTGATAAGATTTCCAATCCTCTAATATTTTAGTTTTTTCACATCCTCTAACCTTAGCATGGAAATCAAGAACATCACTATCATCATATATATAGTCAGGTTTTTCATCCAATATAGATGGTTTTAGATTAATATTAAATTCTGAATCTTTGATAATTTCTAATTTATATGGATCTATTATCAGAGAAGCGATTTGAACGGGGCTGCAAAGGTCGGGATTAGCCCCGTCCGTTTCTAAATCAAACACACAAATTTTTTGTAAATTAGCCATTTGTCTCCACTACTGTGTTTCCTGGGAAAAAAGTCCTTTGATTACTATCTGTAACAACGTGACAATTAGCGCTTCTGCAACAACTTACTCTAACCTCTTGGATCTTAGTATACTCTACATTATTAACTTTAAAATTTTCGCCTACAGCAACTTGATCTAATGTTTTTGTTAACATTATAGTTCTCCATTTTTTAAGTATTCTGATACAGACATGATTTTGTCTAAATAAGCTATACCCAATATATCAAATTTAATTAAACCCAAACTCTCTAGATCATTCATCTCCATGCCTGCTATCAGCTGATCATTTCTATTATCATAGACCATAGGACACAGAGATGCAAGATCTTCAGTACCTATTATTACACCAGCAGCATGTTTGCTTTGATTAGATTTTGTTCCTTCGAGTCTTATGGCCTGTTCAAATCTTTTTGATAATGGGCCAGCCAACGAACCATCTTCTGCTATATAGCACCATTCTTTCAGTTTATCTGTGTTATTCTCTAAAGCCCATCTAATAATCGAGGCTTCTCCGGTATCTTCTTTCATCTCTTGAAGCTCGTCGGCTATTTTGGCTTCGTCAGGAATAAATTTAGTAATAGAATTCATTTCTTCGAAAGATATATTACCATATACTCTTAGTACATCTTTTAATGCCCCTCTACCTTTCATAGTATTAAAAGTAATCATTTGTGATACTTTGCCATGTCCATATTTACTTTTTATATATTCTAATACTTGTTCTCGTTTATCTATTGGAATATCTATATCGATATCTGGCATTTGTATTCTGGCTGGAATGCTTTGTATTGGGCGAGTATTATCAAGCTGATCGACAATACCATATATCCACATTATATAACTATTAATAGTGTTTTCGGATAAAATATTTTTATTTACTATTATATGATTATAGTATGATATATTTTCTGGAGCCGAAAGAACTATAGAGCATTCATGTTCAAGAAATCTATTATTTTTTTCTTGTTCTAACCTTTCGATTATAGGCTGGCTTTTAATCTCATGTACTAGTCTAGTAAGTGTAGAATTTTTTTCCATTTGTAGTCTATATATAAATGATTGTTTAGTAAATATTTTGCTATAACTTTAATTTCACTCTTGTTTTGGTATATTAACTGATATAAGTCTCTATTTTTTATTTTTGTTGGTTTTTTATATTTTACAGGCAAGGCTTTGGACACTGTTTCCAAATTTTCTGGAAGATATGAACATATACCTATGTTGTAACCAGTGTAGACTTTATTTTTATTGGTTTGTTTTTTTATACTAACCCATCCATCAGCATCCCAATATCCTCTTATAAAATCTGGCCATAATAATTGATCCGACGGTAATTTTAAAGTACTATACCATGTTTTTCTTGGTATAATACCATATTTTGATATATTATTTGCTAAAATATCGCTAGTAAATTGAAATGTACACCTATTATCGTAGTCTTTTACTATATTAGAGCCTATTAAAAATTTAGAAAATTTAATCAAATGTTTTTTTGATTCTGACCCCAAGCATAATTGTAGCTTATTACTATCACTAATATTTCCATCGCCAAAAATAAAACCAAGCCAATAAGCTGATGCGGCATCTAATTTAGAAAAATCATTTAATAATTTTTTTTTACTATTTTTAGTAAATCTAGTTGATTTTGCTAAACAACCACAACTTTTAACATGGTTAATCTTTATCATAGATAGTTTCTTATAACAGATATTGCCGCATTTACATTTACACTTAGCAATTGTTTCTCCTTTACTATCCGGAACTAAAGTTATTATAGTAAGTAAATTATAACTCTTATTTTTATAGTCTTTTATTTTAGTTTTCATATTGCCTCCGGAATTATACTGTTTATACACCATTCTTAAATGTTTGTATAGAAAATTCCGGAAAAGATATGTGTTCTTTTACATTCCTGCCATCGGAATAAAATCTTTCAAATAGTAATTCATGTTTAATAGGATCTATATCTGTAATACCTATTAAATAAGAAACCAAGCATCCGGCTGCGCTTCCTCGTCCTGGTCCTGCTAACCAATTATTATTTTTAACATGTCTTAGTATGTCTTGAACAATTAGAAAATAACTACTAAGCCCAGCATTTTGCAAAACCTGTAGTTCATATTTTATTCTATCAACATAAATATCGTGTTGTGATTTGTCAATATTCGGTATAATTCTATTTTTCCAACCTTTTCTACATAATTCTCTTAAATATTCATCCGGAGAGAATCCTTCGGGACATTCGAATTTAGGCAATTTAGGTGGCGATAGTATATCAAAATTTTCTATTAGACTATCCACAAATAAAGTGTTTTCTATCTCTTCGTCATTATGAAGAGTTTTCATTTCTTCTGGAGACAGAATATAGTATTTGTCGCTTTTAAAGAAACACTCCATAGGTACAGATTGATTATGAAGCATCTTAGTATTTATATCTGATAATGTTGTTTTAAGATTATTACAGAGTAATATTCTTTGATCTATAGCATCATCTTGTTCGCAATAATGGGCATCCGGTGTGCATACCGCTTTTGTTTTACTTAATTGAGAGATTCTTCTTATTGTATCTGTTAAATATGTTTGTTGTTTTAGATATGCTTGATCAAATAGTTGTGTCTCTAGAAAAAAATTATCATTACCAAATATAGTTTTCATATAATCTACAAAAGATAATCCATTATCTATAGCTTTGGATTCGTCGCATAATATCTTATCTGCTAATGTTGATCCCAAATGTCCACAGATACCTATAATATTACCGTCTAGTATTTCTGCTAATTTTGCCAGACTTAAACGTGGCTTATGATAAAAGTAATCGGGTCTGTTAGATTCGGAAACAATCTTTATTAAGGTTTTCCATCCTTGCAAATTCTTCGCCAATACCAAAAAATGTGATAATGAAGCATTTTCTTTTGTTTGTATACTCGGATCATCTTCACATATATATAATTCACAACCAAGAATTGGTTTTATATTTTTATTTCGCATTTTCTGATAGAATTGTACAGAACCGGCGATGTTCCCGTGATCGGTTAAGGCGCAAGAATTAATGCCTAACTTAGAACATCTATTGGCTATTTGTTCTGGACGATTAAGACCATCCAAAAGACTAAAATGCGAATGACAATGAAGAACAGAATAGGTCATACTGATCCTGGTGCTTTGTAAGATCCAAAAGAATGATTCGGGTGTTTGTACATACTCATTGTAGCATCGATCCCGTAAAGTTCAAGGTCGTGCTTGACTTGTTCGCACTTTGTCATGACAGATCCTTTTTGACATATTTGTCCATCTCTATACTCCTGCAAAGGTTCTATATTAGTATTCTCAAAAGTGGTTTTACCAAAATGACATAATTTATTACACATCCATGTTTTATTAAGTTTAGGTCGTTTTGTTTTCTTAATAATATCAAATTTTTCTCTTAGCATATTCTCTGTATCTATTAAATCACTATCGTGAAATACCATAGAAAAAGGACCACCATCATTAATAAAGTAGATAGAAAAAATTACATTTTCAATATGCGGATATAATTTTTTAATAGCATAGTGATAAATTTTGAGTTGTGGATCTTTCTCTAACTTTTCTTGGGTTTTTTCTTGACCGGTTGCCCAATCTAGTCTTCGTCCAGTATTATGTGTTGGAATATAATTTTCTGTACACAGATAAGTATTGTCTGGACTGTCTACGGAAATGCATTGAGTTTTTTGTATAATCGATTCTTCTATTTTAGAAACTCGTCTAACCCTAGATCTTCCAGATCCCCAATTTACATCCACAAGTTCTTTTTTCCTGTTCAATAGAAAAGGATTAATATCAATTGGACGAAACGAAATAGGATATATGATTATGTTTTTTTTGTAATTTGTATCTCTTTTAATACACGCTTGATTCGGTCTTTGCCCAAGGGTTAAAAGTAGGTCTTTAACATCGTCGGATAGTTTTTTATTACAAGAAGTAAAGATGGTTTGTTTTCTAATTGGATTTACATTTCCGTCTGTATCCATCAAACCCCTTAGTAAGTCTAGTCTTTGTTGAAAAGATGCTCTCAAATAAATTTTTGGTATATGTTTATTATTCAATAGCTTTAAAGATTTTAGTATTTTTGTCACATTTAGGATCGATACTGTCTTATTTTTTGATCTTTTATCATTTTGAATTTTTCCTAGCTCATAACCTCTTGCTTGTATTTCTTCAAAAATTTCGATATCATTGCCACTAATCTCGCAGCCTCTATTTCTTCCGTCTCCTAACCAGACTCCTAATAGATAAGGATCTATTGGTAGGGATTGTTCATTACATTTTAATGGTTTTGTCACATTAATAGTATCGCCAATAGCTAGATCCTGTATAGATACCGTTTCACCATTAGATAATTTCCATAAATGCTCATCGTCACAAATTACCGATGTTTTGTCATCAAAAGTTACTCTGAAACATTTTTTTGTTTTGACTTTTGATTTTCCAACAACGCGACATATATTACCGTATTGATCAAAGACATTACATCCCACATTTATATCTGCAATTGTTGTCCATCCGTCAAGAGTAGGTAATTTTGTATCTAATGGCAATCCTTTCCAATCTATGACCTCAATAGTATTATCATTGGCTAAAGTTATAAGATCTATAGTGCCTTTTAAACCCAAATATCCATCTAGTTTTTGATTATTGATATTATACTCGTATTTAGCCCATGGTTTTTCTATTACCAAATCAAAATGTTGTTCTGGTCTAAGAATTGTGCGATTTCTAGGATCAAACATACCACCATTAAATTCTATAGCCTTGTAAACCCAATTATAGCAGTCCTTATAATCTTTTAGAGTCCAAGTATGATGACTATTAGCGGTACTATAATGCTTGTATACTTTTTCTATTATGGTATTAAGACTATAGTCATTTATATCTATAAGACCTAAGAATTCGTCGTCGTTTATATGAGATAATTTATCTTGCTGACCTTGTTTGATCATAGCAAGAATTTCTAAAACTTTATGGACTATTGTTCCTTTATCCGCCTTTTGTCCACTTGGACCCCTCCATCCTAGTACATATTCAAAAAAAAATTGTTGTTCACACATAGAATGGGCATTGTAAGACGAACTACGAAAATAAGTTATAATCATGATATCCTATTATTGGGGTAGTACATTAAAATGTAACATAAGTTTTTTAAGTTTATCATATTGTTCTCTGACCGTCATATGTTCATTATTAATGATAGCATTAAAATTATTCCAATCATATCTACAAGCATCTAATATTGATTCGCTAATATGTTCTGATTTGTGTGGATTTCTATTTAGTCGAAATACTATTCCTCCATTATTTTTTATAGCTTCTATTTCATTAGGAAATCTACAATCAGAAACTATAACAACTTGAAGTTTACTCTTTTTAATTTTATTGATAAGAGCATTTACCCAAACATTATTATTTAATTTTCTAAATAAGTCAGTGCCTATTAATTGCATTAAATCTCTAGCTGTTAGTTGCTTATCTTCCCAATAGGCATCAATTAGTTCATTCTTGTTATGATCTTCGCCATAACACTGAACATATGATAATCCAAACATGTTCATGCATATGTCTTCTTTTAATGGGTCTGCAAAGTTATATATTTCAACCTCAGAATATCCATTAGATAACAATAACCCTTTTAAAAATTCTGAACAAATAGTTTTGCCAGACTGCTTACGGCCAGAAAATGCTATTATTTTAGTATTCATTAGTATTTATCTTTTAATTGTGGTAAAATAATCTCTTTTACTTCAGCTACTGACATATCAGCAACATCGCTGTGGTCGATATCAATATAGAAAACATTATATGTCTTATGACATTTATCATAGATTTTTTGAGCAGCTCTTTTTCCGGCTTCGTCATTATCCATAAGTATATATATGCTCATTGCTCCAGAAATATCCAATAACAATTTTTGTTTTTCTTGTAATACAGAGCCGAATAGTGCCACGCTGTTGTGAATTCCAGCCTCTTCTAGTCTCCAAACATTTCCTGGGCTTTCAACCAAAACAACATTTTTATTTTGTTGTATATAGTCTTTGGCATACCATAGATTATATAAATATTCTTGAGTCTTAAATCCTTTATTATGTTTCCATTTGGAATATTGCCATAAATAATCTGGATTTGGACAATCTTTTGTTAAATCGTGATAGCTTTTACATTTAGAGCATTGAGTAAAAATACTTCTGCCAGAACAACCGACCATATGCTCGTGAGTGTCGTCGTATACTGGCACAACAGCTCTGTCGCCCATTTCTTTTTCGGAACTTAAACATTCACCAACATCATATTTGATAAGTATTTCAGAAGAAAATCCTCTGCTAATAAAATAATCTGATGGAATTTTTAAATTCTTTACTATTTTATCTCTTGTGATTTTAGGAGTATCGTCAACAGATCTAATATCTGTTTGTATATTATTAACAATATTTACAAAATTATTTTTTTCTACTTCTTTTTTACTAACTTTTATTTGACTAGGATTCTTTTTAGTAAAATTAATAGCATATTCTACAGCATCGTTAAAAGAAACGGTTGGATCCCCCGGTCCTGTCCAACCATTTTGTTTAGATAAACAACCTCTTATAAATCCTATAATAGATCCTTTAAATGTTTCTTCACATTGATGTGTTCTGCATTTCCAGTTGCCTCTATATGAGTCTCCTTTGTAATATAGATTACAAGCAGAATTATTATCTCCACCATGAATTGGACATCTCATGGCTATCATGCGATCAAAAGTTTTATACTCACCAACATTTAAATTATCTAATAGATTATCTATATCTTCACATAAATAATCAGATAGTACTTTAAGTTGTGGCTGATTATACGAACGGGATTTCTTGATCATCGTCATTATTCTCGTCATTAACAATAAATCCTTTATCTGTGTTAGTATTATTATTTACTAATTCCAATCTGGTCTTACCTTCTTCAATTTTAGCACACCATCCCTTCATATGACAATTAATATAATCATTATCATCTAGACCACCGCCGTGTCTACTAATAATAGGAACAAGTTTTCTATTACCATTAGTTGGTCCGTCTTCAGCGATCTCTTCATCGCTTTTTCTTTTGAAAATAGTAAAATTGCTACATAACCATATTATACGATCAGAACCACTGGCGGTATCTGTGGTTTCTTTTGTTATTCCATCTCTATTTAATTGTATAAAACCAAGAATAGGAACTTTATATCTGACAGCAAAATTATGTAAGCTTGTCATCATAAAACCTAAAACCTGATACTCTTTCATATCCTGAGATATTCCTGCGCTATCCATTAGTTTTAGATAATCATAAACAATAACGCAGTCTTTGGCTGTTCCATCTGGATGTAGTCCAACCTCTTTAACTAGCCATCTTCTCATGATAGCCAATTGTTCTTCAAATGGTTTACCAGCAATTGACTTGTAATATAGTCTAACATCTTTAAGTTCTTTTTGAGCCGTTTGTAATCTATTATTTTTATCCGGAGACTCAAATGCTTTACCAGTTTCTATACTTGAAATGTCTATTTCTGTCATCATGGCCAAAACCCTATTAAGATGATCGTCTGTGCTCATCTCGGTGTCCATATTTAATACTGGCACTTTGACATTTTTTGCTATGTGTAAGCCAATATTATCTGCTAGCAGAGTCTTACCAGTTTTTGGTCTTGCGGCTATAATACTTACTGATCCTTTTCTAAGGCCACCACCTATAGCATTGTCATAAACATGAAATCCTGTAGATATACCAACTTGATCAATAGGATTTTCTTTGATATTATTGATATAATCATCAACGATATTGGCTATACAAACAGGATTATTATCAGTATCATTTAGTAGTGTCGAGAAATTGAAGATACTATCTTCTGCTAATCCTATAATCGACGATATTGGTTCGGCTCCGGTGATATCTAATAACTTTTCTTTTGCTTCTTCTAATTGGTCCCTAAGTAATCTAGCTATTTGTAGTTTTCTAATTTTAGCCGCAAATTTTCTAACATTTTCTAGATTAACAGGAAAATCTATAATAGCCTTTAAATGTTGAGTCTCATTTTTTTGGGATAAAATATGACCAAAATTTAACGATTGAGCAACAGATAGTATCGACGCTATGTCTATAGAAGGACTATGATCTTTTTCACATATCTCTTTTATTACTTGATATATCATTATATTACTATCAACAGTAAATGTCGATGGCTGTATAATATCCGCAATATCTAAGTATGCATTTTCACCGTATTTGCATATTCCAGACAATACCGCTCTTTCTGCGGCAGGATCACAAAGTATCATTTTTCATCCAGCGTTTGTTGAACAGTTATTACATTTATAGCGAGAAGGACTATCATGCACAAGGGCCGGATTTATATTTTCTGTTTTTCCACACACCCTGCATTTCACAGATACCGGCTCGTATTCTCTTGTTCGTGCAACTGGTGGATGTTTTGCTAATTTTTCATCTATTAGCTTATCATCTTTGTGCATATGAAACTCACTCATTTTTTCAAATTTATTACCAGACTGTGCAGGAAGTCTTTTATTTTTAGTACGGATACTATTTGTTAGTTGAGTATCTTCGCTCTCGACAGAGGAAATCTCTTCTTTTGTTTCAGCTTTTTCGTCTGGTAACAAAGACTGAAGTACGGTAATTAAATTTTTTATTTGTTCTGGGTTGTTTAATAAATCTTTAAGATCCATGTTTACTTTTACTCTTTTGGATGGAAATCATAACATCAGATAAGTTTTTTATACTATTAGCAAGATATTGCAATCTATCACTACGTTGTTTTGCATATTTTTTTATACTATTCAATCCATTAGCTTTTTCATTATGTTTAATAGCCTGTATTGATTTTTCAATATAACCATATCCTTTATAGTTATTAATATCGTCTGCTATAACTTCTTTTATATTTTCGTCCGCCCAGTTATATCTTGCTATTTCTCTATTTAAACTACGTTGTACATAGAAAGAGAATTGGGATAATCTATATGATATTTGCGCACAATCTTCTGGACTTAATTTCTCTATTTCATCTCTGTTCATTGATGTATATTTATTAATTTCTTCCGATGGTATAATACTAGCAGAGAATTCTGATAAACCTATAGAATTTTCGTATTCGTCTAAAATTTTATCCCAATACTGTAATTCTTCTTTAGATGATTTGCTGTTCATGATTTATTCTTTGTGTCCATTGATCTATATTTTCATGATATGGTAATTCTATGTATCTTATATTATTAATATTGCACCATTCTGATTTTTCTCTATCTTTTTTTTGAGCTTTAAGAAAACTCATCATATTGCCATGATAATATGGTACATACTTATAGTGTTGTTCTCCATGAACCTCAACACACCATTTTAATAGTGGTAGATAGAAATCTAAATATGCTATTTGTCCTTTTCTTATAGGTACCAAAACCTCTTCTAATATTTGTAGTGTCGGATGAAGAGAAATCAATAGGTTTCTTGCTTGCAAATGGTACGATGACTTATTTTGTATTTTACCCTTTGAGACGTAACCTGTCAAGGCCCAAGAAACAACTTCTCCATCCAAATTAGTTATATTCATTACTTTTTAATACCCAGTAAGCTTTTAACAGAATCTTCGACCTCTTTTGCTATTTCTGGATTTTCCATTAAAAATATTCTAGTTTTTTCTGCCCCTTGAAATTTATGAGAGTCTTTACTGGTTTTGATGGTATACCATGCTCCACCTTTATTTATAACTCCGACATCTGACGCCAAGTTGACAAGCTCTGTGAGCTTATCTATGCCCTCATTATAACGAATAAAGCTTTTTGCTACTCCTCCCGGAGGACCGAGAGCGGAACAAATAACTTGCCATTCAACCTCTTGGCCTATCTGAGTATCGTCTGCTCCTAAAGACCATGGCTTAGAACTTTTTGCTCGTAGTTTAATATCGGTTTGATATGCGATGCCCTGACCGCTCTTCTCCTTAAACTCTGCTCCATATCCTGTCGGATTACCCATCAAATGAGTGATACCGATCACAATATTTTTATTAACAGGAATAACGTTAGAAACTTTTCTACAGAATTTGGCTAATAACTTTGCTCCATCTGCTCTCTGCATTTTGTCCATATCACTAGTAATTTCGGCTTCTGTACATAGTGCAGAATACGAATCTATGATTACTATAGAGCCGGGAATTTCATTTATAATTCTTTCTGCTATTTGTAAATATTCTTCGGCGTGTAAGATTTTACCTTGTTGGGATCCTATAATATGAAATCTGCTCAGATCTAATCCTTTTATTCCAAGTAGATCTCGTTGTTTTAGTCTACCTTCGATATTTAGGTAGTATACTTCTCTAGGGTTCTTTAGATCTCCTTGATATTCTGGTTTTTGTGCGGTGGTTGCAAAGTCTAATGATGACAAAGTTTTACCACATTTAGGTTGTCCTGTAAATATCACAAAACTACCTTCTGGTATTCCACCACCTAGAACTATATCCAGAGCTGGACTAATTGGAATAGTTAATATCTTTTTTTCTACCAGTGAGTTACCAGACAATATAATATCATCTCCAAAATTTTTGATTATATCTTCTTTAAGACTCATTATCTATGTCCTCTAGTTTTGAAAGTATATTATTAGATTTTTTATTATTGTTTGTTTTATATTTTTTATGAGATGATCTGTCTATATCTTTTGAAAATTCTTTGTTTTGTGAATCTAAAATTTTCTGGTGATGCTCTATAATAGCCTTGAGCATTGGCGCTCGCAACGAATATGTGTTCACAGTTTTGCTATCTTGTAAAGCTTTTACTATAGCCAAAGGACTGTATTGTTTAACTAATTTATTGGCTGTTGCGATCTGATTTCTATAAAAAGCAGACCATTCTTTATTTAGCCAAAATTTATAGTGAATATCTTTTTTATCAAGTTTTGCCTTTTTTTCACAAATAATTTCTGTGATATATTGGGCAGCTGATACTTCCTTATTATTGGAGTATCTTGATATAAATTTCATTTGTTGAATGGCTTAAATATATGATCTGGTGACTTTTGTAAATGAGACAGCTTTGTTTTATTGTGATCGTTCATCATAGACGCCTCTTGTGTCATAATAGCAACAGTATTATTTTTCTTAACTGCTGTTTTGTTTATCATCAAGTCCTTGGCTGTTGGCTGTTGATTAGTCTTAATAAGATTTTCTGATTCCACTATTGCCTGAATACTATCAATAGATAAATTGGTTTCCGCAGCTATCTGTTCTAATGTAAAATTTTGTGAAAATAAATATTTTATAGCGTAAATATTATTTTTTGATATTTTTGCCATTACAATCTCTCCCTTTCTGCTTTAACTAGCCATGCATTATTTTTAGTAGATAAAAATTTAAGATAATAATTAAATACCGATTGATTGGTATTGATAAATTTATTACTTGGTCTAACAACATTATCAAGAAAACTATAGCTCTTTTCTCTATCGAGCTTAGAAAACGGATTGAATAACTCATTATTATTTGATATTTTAATCTGATAGATAATATGATTGTCTTTATTTATTGTTTTTGCTAATACTGTATTATCATCAATATTTTTTCTATAAAGATTGTTTTCATCTATAAAATCACAATCTTGCTCTAAACAAAAAAACTTGTTTGTTGTATCCGATGACTTACGATCTTTTTTAGGCGTAAATAAATAATCCTCACTCATCTTTCACCTTTTCTGGTAGGTTTGCTTCTTCAGCCGATGATATCATGCATTTTTCTACATATTCGAAAAAGTTTTTAATATATGTATTATAATTTTCTCCAGATGGAACCGGTATGTGGTAACTGTTGGTGCATACTGTGTTAATTTCTGGGTACTTATTGTCTTCTATTTTTTTTAGAATATTTGCTGTGAGATTGATATATATTTCATATTGGGCATCTGTTTGTTTATTAATATTATTAGGATCATCAAAAATATAACTATATTCAGAAAGATCTTCTGGCTTAAAATCTTTTAAAGAGTCTATTTGTTTTTTATAAATATCTATTTCTTCTTTAGTAAAAAATTGAGATGATTCTATATTGTCTGTCATTTTAGGTCCATTTTGTTTTTGGCGGTTTCTTGATTCTGTTCATACCTTTGGGCAAGACTTTATCCTCTGTTGCTTTATAAGAATTATGTTTGGAGTATAGACTTTGTTTTTGATCATCGCTCATACGATCTCTATTTCTGTTAGCCAGATCTCCTACCGTTTTAAGCTCAGTATCATGTTTTTTGATTGAGTTTTGAATAGTAGAAACATCGTCAGTATAGCTTCTTTCTGTTTTTTTACTATTGCAAAAATTACATTTTGGCGAAGGAATATAATCCTTAATATAAAAAAATAATTCAAATTTTTTATTACAATTTTCGCAATGGTAAGTGTACGTTGGCATAATTTATTTAATATCTCTTTGAGCGTCTTTTAGCCAAGATAGATTTTTTGTCTTTAGAAAATTTATATATTTTTGAAATACTTGTGGAGTAACCTCTTTAAAGTCCCATTCACTTTTACATATATTATTAATAAATGATAAAGAATTTTTTTCTTCTATAGGAGATAGAATTTTTTTAGGATTGAAAATTTTTGAATTTGGATCCAATTTAATATAATATCTACCATAAGACTTATCATTATCAGCAAAATGTTTTGATTTTTTAGAAAATATTATCTTAGCAATGGCTTTCGAAATATTGTCATTATTCAATCTCGGATATCCATCGTCGTCTATATAGTCTTCGGATCCTAATAAACAATAAAATTTATCTTCATTAGAAGTAGATCGATTTGTATTAAAAATAGCCATCTATATATTTTATCCATTCTTTTTGATCTGAGTCACTACTGTATATAGTAGGTAGTTCTTTAGCTAACGGCAAGTATCTTGGCTCATAAAATGGTTTTTTAGGGATATTAAGTAACTTCATATTTGCTTGTTCTGGTGTTTTATTTGATTTTTTTCTATTACATTTAACACAAGCAGTGGCTATATTTAACCAATTAGTAGCATTCTTTTTGTCAGGATGAAATTGACTTTTTGGAATAACATGATCGTAAGTTAATTCATTCTGATTAAATCTTATTCCACAATATTGGCAAGTATGATCATCTCTAATAAATAGATTTTTTCTAGAAAACTTTAATGATCTATTATGAATATTGAAATATTTTTGCGTTTTTGCAACTAATGGGACCTTAAATTGTTTATCATTAGTTCCTTGAATATATTTGTCTTTATAATATTCAATAATTTCTATCTTAAAAGTTGGATTATTATCATACTTGATAGACCAAATAATAGCTTTTTGCCAACTAATAATTCTTAATGGCGAATAATCAGCATTTAATAATAAACACTTGCTATTTTCTGCCTTGTTCATAATGATCTAGTTTTGCTAAAATTTTTGCTATTATTGGATTACGAATAATATCATGGTCGGTTAGTGTAGAAATACCTATACCGTCTACGTCTGATAGATTTTTTATCATTTCATAAAAACCACCCTGTAAATGTCTAGCAAGATCTGATTGCGAAACATCTCCAGTTAATACCATTTTACTGTTTTGACCAATTCTTGTCAATAGCATTTTTAATTGTTCATACGAAGCATTTTGACATTCGTCTGCTACTATAAAACAGTCATGAAAATTTCTGCCTCTCATAAATCCTAAAGGAACGATTTCTATTTTATTATTTAGTTTAAGCGTTGCATTAAGTGCTGGGCCAATAAAATAATTTATCTCATCTTCTATAGGTAATAGATAAGGAAATAATTTTTCTTCGTATTTACCTGGCAGATAACCTATTTTTTCTCCTGCTTCAACGACTGGTCTGGTTATAATGATTTTTTTGATTTTATCTTCCAATAAATGTTCTAAAGCTAAACCAACGGCGCAGTGGGTTTTACCACTACCGGCACTACCTTGACAAAAAGTAATAGTATTTTCTACTATAGATCGTATATATTCTTTTTGATTTTCTGTTCTTGGCTTTAATCTATTTCTAGATGATAGTCTTGTATTATCTTGATTAAGGGGCGAATTTGTGAGATCAATGATTTTTTCTTTTCTAGTGCTACCATTTTTTTTCTTTCTCAAGTTATGCCCTTTATAATAAGTTATATATTAATAACGACATATTAATATACACCATATATCATATTACAAACGACTTAAGATCAGGAGCTTTCCATCCTTCTGGTTTTAGTACTTTGCCATCTTCTCTCTTTTTTACTTTTCCTGTAACAGGGTCCACTTTAGCAAAATTCGTTTTCATAACTTCGTCCCATGCTCCTTGAGCATTACTACCAGTGCTATTTATAGCACCTGCCGTAACCACAATAATATCTATTAAGGCATCTAGTATTTCTAGTCTATCTATATTGTTGATAGCCTCCTGAAGCTCCGACACTTCTTCTTTTATAAGAGTGTGATACATATCAAATTGAGATTGATTCCACTCGCATACTGTTTGATCACAGGCTACCATAAACTTGGTTTGGTCTTCAAACACATTACCCATAATTTAATATCCTTTATATTAAGATTCACAGTTTGTACAAGCTAAAATATTACGTGCTAATTCTTGTGCTGGATTAGCACTTCGTTGATAATAAAAGGTTTTGATTCCTAATTTCCATCCTTCTATGAGAAGATCACTAACTTGTTTTGGTGGTATGTCTGGCCCAATCATTAGATTCAAAGATTGAGACTGATCTATATATTTTTGTCTTTGAGATGCTTGAATAATAATTTCTTTCTGACTAATTTCGCCGAATGTTTTAAATACTTCTTTTTCATTATCAGATAAAAACTTTAGATGCTGAACAGAACCTCCTTTAACCAAGATACTCTTCCAAACTGTTTCATCGTTTTTATTATATTTTTTGAGAATTTCTTTTAGATGAGGGTTCTTATATGTGAATTTTCCTTTTGCTAAATTCTTAACAAAATAATTACTATTCAATGGTTCTATGCTAGGACTTACTTGCCCCAATATAAAACTACTACTAGTTGTAGGAGCAATGGCTAATGTTGTGACGTTTCTACGACCATATCCTTCGAGGATAGGAGCTTCTCCGAATTTTTCTGCTAATTCTCTTGATGCTTTGTCTGATCGTTCTCTAATAGTTTGCCATATATTAGCATTAATTAGTTTAGCTTGCATACTTTCAAAACTTATCATTTTGCTTTGAAGATACGAATGCCATCCCAATACTCCCATGCCTAATGCTCTATGATTTAGAGCAAAGTTTCTGGCGCTCTTCATAAAACGAATATTCTCTGTTTTATTTACAAACTCTTGATTAACACTGTCTAAGAAATATATAAGAGTTTCTATTGCATCTGTTTGTATTATTTCGTCCCAATGAAGCAGATTAAGAGAGCTTAGAACACAAACAAAACTATTATTTTCGTCTGATGCTAAACTAATTTCTGAACATAGATTACTACTATTTATTTTTATATTCTTGTCTTTATAAGCTTGTGGGGCGTTATTATTTACAGTATCATAAAAGAATATGTATGGATATCCACTTTCAAATCGTTTTTGAATAATTTTAGCCCAAATTTTTCTTTTATGTTTGTCTCCTTCAACCATGCTATTCATCCATTCATCAGTAATGGTAACGCCAATACTCATATTTTGAATAGGATGGCCTTCATTACGAATTTGTAAAAACTCTTCTATATCAGGATGTTCTACGGGTAAATATGCTGCAAAACTTCCTCTTCGTGCTGATCCTTGACTAATCACATCTGCTACTTTATCAAACAACTCCATAAAGTGAACAGGGCCGCTACTTTCTCCACCAACACTAATACTTGCGCCTCGTGATCTTAATTCACCAAAATAACCACTAGTACCACCACCTAATTTGCTCATCATGCCCACTTCGGCTACTTTATAAAGAATACTATCCATCCTATCGCTAATGTGAGAATTAAAGCAACTAACTGGTAATCCTCGGGAGTTGCCATAATTGGTCCAAACAGGAGTGGATAATGAGTAATATCCTAAACTCATATAACGTTCAAATTTTTCTGCAAAACCCGGAATGTTTAATAGTCTCTCAGAGTTTTGCGATATGTTTTTTATTCTATCTTCTGGAGAAACGCCTTGTTCAAGGTATCCTCTTTCTAAGAATAAGCGACTATGCGAATTAAGCCAATAGTACGGTTGCGTTGTCATTTAAAGTCCTATAAACCATTAATAATGATTAAAACAAAGCCTCTATATCAAACGATAGGGCTTTCTTAGAGTATTCTACGGGGCGAGAATGAAAGAAATCGGTCATATTGTTACCAAGAATCTGTTCATCAAACCACAGTGTTTTGGATAACAATTTTTGATCAATATCGAATACCGGCTCGTATCCTATTTGATCTAATGATTCGTTTAGCCTATTTTTAATAAACTCTTTGAGAAGATCGGCGTTTAAGTTTTCTTCTCCATAGCCATTAACAATCCAATCGATTATTTCACATTCATATCTAACTGCTTCTTTAGACTCATGAATAATCTTATCCTCTAATTCTTTATCAAATAGTTCTGGATATTCTTGTTTGATAGTGTTTATTATTTTGATACCTATCATAGCATGAAGATTTTCTTCTCTGCTAGTATATTCAACTTGTTTATTTGTGTCTTTAAGTAAATTCAAGAATCTGCCAAAATAACTAATAGTATAAAATTGAGAAAATAATGCTATGTTCTCAACAAACAGAGTAAATAAAATAAGAGAGTAAATAAATTGTTTTTTATTATCTTGATGAAATTTATGTAAATGCTTACGAAGATAATTCACTCTACCTTTAATAATATCTAATTCTAGAATTTTTTCAAAGTTATCATCTATACCCAAAACTTCCAAAAGTCTTTCGTAGGCATCGCCATGAATAACTTCCACATGGGCCATTGTGTAGCCCAAATCATTAAGAGAAGGATGTGGTAAATTATCACCAAGTTTGGCCCAAAATTTCTTTACACTAATTTCTAATTGACCAATCGTTGATAATGCTCTAATAATAATCTGTTTTTGTTGTTCTGTTAAATTTACTCTAAAATCTTGAACATCGCTACTAAAATTAAATTCGCGATGAGTCCAAAATCCATTATGCATAGCTTCTATAAAGTCTTGGGTCCAAGGATAATTGTCGGGTTTTCTGGAAATTTGTTCGTCGAATATCATAATGGTTTTCTTTCTTTTTTTACTAAAATAGCAGCTAAACCTAATATAGTTAAAGTTGTAAATTCTTTACCGATAGGATTAAAGTTCTCTATTAGATATAGTTGTATAAAATATATGGTGGATAAAATATAAAATAGGGTAATCATCATATTACACCATTCAATTGTCTCAGCCACTCAAGATTTGGATCTATATAGAAAATTTTTATACCGCTCATTCTAACAAAAATATCGAATCTGTTTTTTGCATCATCATCAAATAAAATTGTTCCATGATTATTAATCATATAAACAGTATCTATACCTTCTTGGTGTAGAGCCATGATACAGTCGTTACAGCATTGCCCAGTCACATACGCCGTCCCACCGTCTGGCCTAACAACACAATTAGCAAGAGCATTTTTTTCGCTATGTACCATCCAATTATATTTTTCTGGTCTTGTTAAAGGTAATTGGCTATCATCCAATCCTTTGGGAAATCCATTATATCCAACACCAAGAATACGATTTTGCTTATCTGTTATAACACATCCGTGTTGGGTATGAATATCATGACTTCTTTGAGAAACCACCCTGGCTAATCCAAGAAAATAATCGGTCCATGACGGTCTGTTTTTTGTTTGCATCATTCATGTATTATACTATGGTTTCTGTCGGTGTCAACTAGTTTTGTATGACTGTTGCTTTATCGACGAAATCATATTTTTGAATAGGATTAGAGTCTATATGATACCATTGTATAGTGAAATTAGATATTGAGTCATCTATTATATGGCCGTAAACATTTGCATCTTCTTGCAAATAACAGTCATTATTATATAATTTTATCATATGAAAATAGCCCATTGGTGCTTTAGTATTTAAAATTTTTATATATTGAAGTTCAGGATGATAAAAATTAAGATGGTTATATGAAATAACATATCCAAAAATTCTTTCTAGAGCATGTGAATATGTGCCACTATATTTTTCGATTACTTTATTTTTTTCTTTGCTTAATATTTTTTGAAGTTCATGATTATATGGACAAAAATGTTTTCGAAATAATTCTGTATGACTCATAAACATTGTGCCACCAAAAAAAGAATAATTATTTATTTTAGAATAATTGATATTAAGTAGTTTACATAGTTCTTGAATTTGTTTACTATGATAATTTTCATTATTTGTTAATAAAAAATGTTTATTTCCAATAGCTCCACAATTATTATAATTTGAAATTATCTTATAGTTATCTATTATAGCATTCTTTTTTCCTATTAGATCATGTAGTAAAATATGTCTCCATTTTACATGATTAAATTGCCCTAGTTGGCTCTTCTTAGTGTGTAATTTAATAAAATATTTTTCTTTAATATATGGTAATATATTGAGAAAAGAAGATATATCTGCTCCATAATTATTAGATAGATATATATTAGTATCAAATGTGTTAAAACATTCTTTTATAATTGATGTAGTATCATATTCTTTACATAAAGATAAATACAATTTAATATTATTTTTAAATGGTTCTAATAATACTTTAAATTCATACCATAAATCAATATGATAAAGATGTAATATAGTAGCGATACGATCCATTATAACTTAACTTTATGGAACAAAATAAATACTTTGTCCGCTAATATAAGATTGACTAGGTGTTACTGTTGGAGTTGTTGTTGGTGTTTTTGTTGGTGTTGTGGTTACTGTACGAGTTATTGTCGGTGTTACGCTATTAGTTGGCGTTACGCTATTAGTTGGTGTTACGCTATTAGTTGGCGTTACACTATTAGTTGGCGTTACGCTATTAGTTGGCGTTACGCTATTAGTTGGCGTTACGCTATTAGTTGGCGTTACGCTATTAGTTGGTGTTACGCTATTAGTTGGTGTTACGCTATTAGTTGGTGTTATTGTTGGGGTTTGTGTTGGCGTAATACTATTAGTTGGAGTTACCGTAGGAGTTTCTGTTGGTGTTACACTATTAGTTGGAGTTACTGTAGGAGTTTCTGTTGGTGTTACACTATTAGTTGGAGTTACTGTAGGAGTTTCAGTTATACTAGTGCTCGGCGTTATTGATGGTGTTGTTGTTGGCGTTGTGCTCGGTATTAGATTTGTTGTTTGGGTTGGGGTTACTGTTGGTGTGACAGTCGATGTTATTGTTGGTGTTATGCTATTAGTTGGTGTTACTGTTGGGGTTTCTGTTGGTGTCGGTGTGGGACTTTCTGTTGGCGTTACGCTATTCGTAGGCGTTACTGTTGGGGTTTCTGTTGGTGTTACGCTATTTGTAGGTGTTACTGTTGGGGTTATTGTTGGCGTTGCCGTAGGAGTTTCTGTTGGTGTTACGCTATTCGTAGGCGTTACTGTGGGGGTTTCTGTTGGCGTTGCCGTAGGAGTTTCCGTTGGAGTTTCCGTCGGTGTTACACTATTAGTTGGAGTTACCGTAGGAGTTTCTGTCGTAGTAACTGTTGGAGTTATACTACTAGTTGGGGTTATTGTTGGCGTTGCCGTAGGAGTTTCTGTTGGCGTTGCCGTAGGAGTTTCTGTTGGTGTTACCGTAGGAGTTTCTGTTGGTGTTACGCTATTAGTTGGTGTTACTGTTGGGGTTTCTGTTGGTGTTACCGTAGGAGTTTCTGTTGGTGTTACACTATTAGTCGGTGTTATTGTTGGTGTTATTGTTGGTGTTGGCGTCGGTGTCGGCGTAGTGGTTTTTGTTGGTGTTTGACTAACAACAGCTGCATTTTCGAATACATTAACGAGTTTACTATTTAATTGTGCTCCAGATAATATAAATCCTTTATATTTAACTATAATTTCTTCACTATTATAAACACGATTATCATAAATTAATTGACCAAGTTTAATTCTGTCACATATACTTGTGCTTGGTGTCGGAGTAACAGTTGGCGTAGTAGTCGCTGAACAAGTAACAGTAGGCGTAGCTGTATTAGTTGGAGTATTGGACGGGGTTCTAGTTAATGTTCTAGTTGGAGTTACTGTATTTGTTGGAGTAATAGTACAAGTTCTTGTTGGGCTAGCTGTTAATGTTGGCGTTCTGGTACTAGTTACAGTTGGAGTAATAGTTATTGTTGGTGTAACTGTTGGAGACTGGGTCGGTGTTGCGGTGAGCGACGATGTTAATGAAGGCGTTATCGATGGAGTGATAGAACAGGTTGGTGAGATACTAGGAGTTGGTGTCGGACTAATACAAATATTTGGAGAGTTAACGGTATTATTAGCTATTCCATCAGAATTTGATGTTACTTGATCTGGAATTGTATCGCTTTGTGTAGCATATAGCCAGTAATCCCCTGTTGTGTTTTTTGTAATATCGTAATATGCTGCTTTTATCCATTCATTTCTATTACATAACCAATATAAATTTTTATTATTGGCTACTGGTATACTAATAGGATTAGTAAAATTTAAATTATATACGCCACTTTCTGTAGAATTTAAACTAAGCCCAAATGTTTGTGGTCTTGAATTATATAACCAATTAATATATCTTGCAGAATCATACCAATTAATAAAATTAACTGGCTTATCCTCCATGTCTGTTTTAACAGAATACGATATATTTGGGCTTATTCCGTTTGATAGTATGCCTCCTCTTGGATCATTAGTCATAGCTATATTATATGGCCAAATAATACTATTTATTTGTGTATTACTACCACTACTAGCAACATTATTTAAAAATGTGACATATTCAGAATTAGTAATTTCATATTTAGATATCTGAAAATTATAATTAACTGTTCCTAAATTATTTCTATTAATATCTCCAATATTTCCTGTGCCAGAAACAGAGACAAAACTAGAGTGTGTTATATTAAGTCCACTATTAGCGCATACTCTGAATCCAATATCTGATCTTCTTGATGTTCGACTAACAAAGACAGTGCCGCTTAGAGACGACGACGAATATGAACCACCATAAGCTAATATAGCACCATTTTCTTGATAATCTATTAATTCCCAAATATTTCCATTTTGATCATATGTACCAAAAAAACTAGGACCTCCGTTACTGCCAACGCTAGTAACGTTGCCATCTTGATTATTCCAATCTGCTGAACCATTGTAATTTGCACTATTACAATTTCCTAAAATAGAATAAGATGGAGGATTTGACATTCATATTCCTAATTATTTATTTATAAATTTATTATACAGTATTAAGCTCAATACTCCTCCAGCAACACCCATAAATATTCCGGATGGGCTAAGACTATCATAAGTTCCTAATATATAGAGTATTCCGCCTCCCATATATGAACCAGCAACCCCAAGAGCCACTGTTTGAAAAAATCCTAGTCTTAAATTAATAGGAACAATAGCCTTTGCTAAAGAACCAACAAATAAACCATATACAATCCAGATTAGAAGATTAAACATTAGTAGCCTCCAGAAGGGTTAAAGATTCTTCATCATTAAGATTCTTACCAACTTCCATGATGGCATTTTTTAAACTAACTCCGTATTGTTGATATTGTTTTTTGCTCAAATGTTGTTTTAATATTTTATTTAGTCTATAATTATTTAACCAGCTATCTTTAATAGTTAAATTAACTATAGTATGTCTTAAATCTAAAGCTTCGCTCATTTTATCATTTTTTCTTCGTTTACTTCTACATTCTTGAATTACTCTTATAAGACTAAGTATAACTCCAATAACTATGATTATTGTTATAGGATCAAATCCATAATTATTATTTTTAATATTTGCTTTGTCAATAACCTTTTGAGCAATATGTTCTAGATTAGGATTTAATTGCATATTTAATCTTTCGTTAGGGTAAACAATATCCACAATCAACCATTTTTATTCCGTCTCCACTTAAATATTTTCCACTTCCTTTACAAACTGGACATTCTTTGCGTTTATATTTTTTAATTGGTTCGTTACCTATATGTTTAACTATAGATCCGGATAAAATAACAGGAGCTGTTGATGATCCGTTATATTTTATCGAAGTAAAAAATAATGATACGAATAAAATTGGTAATATTAATTTATTCATTTTTATCTCTTGGAAATAATCTTTTACGTTTTAATAGTGGTTTTGGAATAGGAGGAAAAGGATTTATATCATCCAATTTATCTTTTTGTTTAGGTATTATTAGTTTTACTATATTTAGTATAAAATTAAGTATTATACTAATTAGTCTATTTAATGCTAACTTATCGAAAAAATTCATAAAATAATTCCTTCTTGTTTAGTAATATACACCAAATAAATTATTGAGATAATCTAAGAACTAATATTATATTATATAGCATTGATTATTGTTGATATTCTAGTTCCATCGACAGAACTAGTTTCTGCCCACCAATTTATATTGTTCTCTGATACAACCCAAGATTCCCCGCCATTTGCACTTACATAAATTTTTCCAGCATACTCTACTGCTATCAATTTAGTCCCATCGATACTATTAGTTATTCCATACCAGTTTCTATTTTTTTCTCGTGGAAGCCAAGTTTCTCCACCGTCTGTGCTGGTATAGATTTGTCCACCATCAACTACTGCTACAAGCTTGGAACCATCAAAACTACTAGCTATACTATGCCAATTTCTATTATTTTCTTTTGGTGTCCAAGTTAAGCCCTTATCTGTACTAACATAAATTTGTCCACCTTGTATTATTGCTACAAACTTACTTCCATCACTATTAGATGCTAACTTATCAAAAAAATTCATAAATTATTCCTTATTATATAGCAAATACACCAAAGATTAGGTCACCAAAATATTTAAGAGCAACTATAGTTACTATTTATTGGTCCGTTTCCGTTAACATCAGCGGTTACGCATGTTGGAGCAGTATTGCTCTGGGTAGCATAAGTCCAGTATCCGGCATTGGTCCCGCCACCTTTGTAATAGGCCGCTTTGTACCATTCATTTTCTGTTGGCAAATGATATTTTGCGTCATTATTACTTGGTACAGCATTTCCAGTAGTTGCTCCGTTAAGAGTATAAGCTCCGTCTTCGGTAGTGCTGCTGTTTTGACTTCCAGATGGTTTATTGTTATGTAGCCAGTTACAGTATCTGGCGCAATCAAACCAAGTTACATAATTTACTGGTTTGTTACCCATATTGGTCTTAACACTATAAGTATAACTACCGCTAGAGCCAGATCGTGTTATGCCGCCCCTATCATCGCTATTCATACTGGTATTGTATAAATTGTAAGTGTCTGTTGCTGCTACCGCATTTAAGAATACTGCATATTCACAGTTGGTAACAAGATATTGAGCTATACTATAAAAATATGAGACAGCTCCATAACCAGTAGAGTCATTGCTGTTACCAGCATCTACTACACTAACAAAGTAAGGAAGAGATAAAGGATTGAGTGTAGAGAAGCGACTTGCGATCCGAAAACCGATGATGTTGGACTCGCTCGACGTGCCCGTCGTGTTCCTGTCGGAGGACGACAAGTCGGACGCGAAGATGCCCCAGGCGCCGCCCCGCAGCCCACGAGCCGAGTTTGTTGTATTGTCTAAATCGTTCCATTCAAATACATTTCCGCTTTGATCATATGTTCCATAAGAGCTTGGTCCACCATTGGTTCCAACAGTTGTAACATTACCGTTTTGGAGATTCCAATCAGCACAATTATTAAAATTGGCACTATTAGCTCCTATTGGAAAAATAGATTGAGGTGTTGAACTAACGGTTTGGGTCACAGTATTTGTTGGAGTAGGAGTATTAGTCTTGGTGACTGTTGGTGTAACTGTGTTAGATGCAGTAACTGTTGGAGATACTGTTGGCGTTGCTGTATTGGATGGAGACACTGTTGGAGTAACTGTGTTAGATGGAGACGCTGTTGGAGTAACGGTGTTTGTTGGAGACACCGATGATGTAACCGACGTTGTCGGTGTAATAGTTGGTGTTGCGGTGTGACTTGGTGTTATTGTCGGAGAAGCTGTTATGCTAGGCGTTATTGTTGGCGAAGATGTTATGGTTGGAGTTATAGTATTTGTTGGCGTTGGGGTAGCGCTAGGAATTATCGCACAACATTTTATAGTTAAAATATCGCTCATTTTTAATTACTTACTATATTAGTAGAATTATTAATTAATATTTCTAAATTAGTTATACGATTTTCTAAAGTTTGTAACTGATTATTTATTAATGATGAATTTTGTTCCAAAGTTGTATTTAATAAATTTTGAGAATCAGTATTTTGAGTTGTTAGATTTGTGTCTTTAAGATACGGAAATTCTATTAATACCAAAGAATTAGTATCAGCATTAATAGCCCATTCTTGATAAGCTGGTAAAGATGGAAGATTAAAACCCAAAGATGGTACAGGAATTAGTCTTGGTAAGCTCATATTAAAATCCTTTATTTTCCTAAATAATCAAAACCATAGTCTGGTAATTTTTGTAATGGAAATCCGTCAAAGTCGCTAAAAGCGTACGCTCCGTTGCCTTTTAACATACCGGCTGCTACATCTGCTTTTATTAAAAATGACCCGTTTGGAATAGTGTCCCATTCAGGATGCCCTCCAGAGTTCCAACTATTCCCACACCAAACAGCCCTTCCGTTTCTTCTAACATACATAATATGATTAGGAATAGTAGCACAATATATTTTACCATTATAAGGTAATAATATTGGTTTTGTTCCATTATGTTCTCTTGGTGTTAGTGAAATTTCTTTTATATTAAGTCTATATTCTTTATGTCTAGTTATATTTTTATGACCATTTTTTCCATTATCTCTACCAATACGATCAACCTCTATTATATCTGCGGCTAATCCTATTTTTAGTATTAGTTCTTGCATATCATCTGCTAGTTTTTTTGAGGATGTATAATAATTAATTTTACCATTAGACCTAGAACCATCTCCTAGCATCATAGCATCAAAAAATATTTTTTGTTGTCTTGATGATAAATTTTTTATATAGTCTGGGATATATTTTTGATGAGCTTTACCATAAATTTTCAATTTATTATATAAGTTTTTGTCATAAGACACCATATTCGAAGAAAATCTAAATGGTAGCTTATTTATACAATTTTGTATTATTTCTCTTGATTCTTTTTTATTCTGACTTATACCAACTAATCCATAATATTTAATATCTCCATTAGACATTACTTTTTTATGATTACAAGTATGTCCTTCAGAAATAAAATATCCTAAAAATTCTAACCATAAGTCCATAGATATAATATTTGAGCCTATTTTTATATTCTCGACTTCTTCCCCTTTCCATTTTGCATTTTTTTTAATATGAATATATTTAGGGCAATTTTGTGATTCTATTAATTGCCAAGAATCAATTTTATCTAAATCAGAATTTAACTTACCAATATACATATTATGATTATCTGTAACTAATAAATCTACTCCTCTAAAATGATAATGATTTAAATAGCCATTATAATCATACTCAAATTTTTGTTGAATTTGTTGCCACTCTAAATAATGATTATTTGGATTTAATGTTGCTAATATGTCAGTGTCTGTTAAGTTTTTAAATAATTTCCATCCTGTTTTAGTAAGCACTTCAGTATCGTCTGAATAACAACCCCAACTATTTTGTACTAAAAACGCTGGTTCACTACCAGTATCATCACAAGCAATCCAGGCCATAGCGTGAGCCCAAGAACCTTGTGGTTTAGCAAAACCCTTACTATCTCTTTTATTACTAAAGCCATACATACTACAAACACTAATACCATAACCATTAGCTAAAGCATCTCTTGCTTCTTCTACTGTTCTAACTAGACTAACAGTTTTAACTTGATGGTCATTGGCTAAATCTATAACTTTATCTGGTAGTCCTCGTCCTCCCCAACCAGCACCTAGCATACCTTGATATTTTGTTAAATCTATAACACCCTTATAATTTTTTCTGACTAAAACCCCACCATACTTACTTACAAATTCTGCTGCTCTAGCACAACTCATACCCTGACCACCATGTCCTCTTGCTCCATAAATAGCTTCTGTTGCTCCTCTTGCTATCCATGCTTCTCTATTTCTCTTAACATCTATTTCTACAGCACGAGTAACATCTACCGCATTACGGGTAGAGTGGCTAACACAGTCGCTCGTCACCTGACGCTCATTATATGGATTCTTATCAAACTTCAAAACACTTTTGTATGGAGTAGATAGTTTACCCTTGCCTGTCCCAACTATTCTTTTTGCTCCATCACCAAAATAAGCATATTTAGAAACTTCTAATAAATGATCAAAAATATGCTGTTCCCACAAGCACCCTTGAAATCCATCCTTATAAAGTTTGTATAATTGTTCTGGTGAGTATCTAGCCATTATTTACTACCCTCATAAAAAGCCCATGCTAAACCATTAAAAGCTTCTACGGCCTTTTTCCTAAGTTCAGGATCTAGGGCTACATTATCGTCTCCGATATGCTGTACAACAACATAAGTAGCGGCCTGCGTTAGATCAGGATATTTACCCTTAAGATCAAGATTATAAAAAGCTCCAGCTATTTTATTAGCTTCTCTAATTTCATCGGTATTTTTAATTACTTCATTTTCACCATCTAGTTCTATTAGTCTTGCCAAGTCAGAGAATAATCCGCTTAATTTCACACCATCAACTGATCGATCCGAGCTTCCGGATTTTAGGATCTCGGTTACTTTTTCACAATTATCCTTTAGTAACGGATCCAACGGAGCTAATACCGATGGAGTATGATTTATTGGATTGGTGGATAGATTATTTTTAATAACTGGTCCAAGTAATCCGTATGTTAATAATAGTCCTCCAATAACTAAAACTATTATATTAGTATTTTTAATATTCATTTTGTCTCCTGGCCGCATGTGTTGGGACTAAGATGTGGAAATGCGCTATCTAAAACTTCAACAGCTTTTGGACATTTCATTTTTTCTGCCAAATCTCTAGTATTTTTCCAACTACTAATTAGTTTTAGAAAATCATTATCATTTTTTGCAACAGCAGACTCTGCGCTGACTCTGTTTACTAGTTTGCCAACAAGCCCAGCAACATAATCCTTAACTGGTACTAACTGATCTTTAAATAGTACAAATAATATAAGAGCGGCCCCTCCATAAACCATTAGATCTGTTCCTGATAATCTACTGCTAAATTCTTGAAAACTTTCGGCATAATTCATAAGATTCGTCCTTTCAGACTAGATAATTGTGTTGAACTGTTAATTTTGGTTTAAAAACGCCCGCTTCTCTAAAGATTTTAACCATACTATCAATTGTTGAACTGACCAAAATCATAAGAAAACTTTTAACATAAGAGTGAATGTACCCTTCTATTATGTGAGGTACAACAGGAATGTCAACTGCTAAAAATAAGCTATCATAAAATTTACTAACCATGCTCATAGCAAGTGCTTTTTTATCTGGACTACTTAGATCATTTCCTATTATTTCTATAATTTGAATGATACTAGCTATTGCTAATTGCAAAAGTTTCCACACTTGATCTATTGCGAATCTTTTAATATCCTTAAATGATTCTTTTGTTCTATTTATCAGTTTTTCTACTTCGTTTATTATTAGTTCTTGGCTTTTTGGTTGTTCGTGACTTTCTTGGTTTGTCATCTTTTTTCTCCTCGTTAACAACTGGTGCGGTATTGATAACTTCTGGTTTAATTTCAGATTTAATATTTTTTCTACTATTAATATACTTATATAATATTACAAATTGACCACCAATTAGAATGCAACTTTCCACAGCATGACTAACAACACTAATAAGTTCTTCTTTATTAGTATGATCATTGATAATTCCAGTAAGATATAATCCACTAAAAATAAAACTAACGAGTGTAAACCAGAACTCACTTGTGCGGTAGCCGGGTTTAATCATGATTTTTCTCCAAAAATAAATACTATATTAGTAATACACCATCTTATTTTTATCTTTTATTTAAATATGGATATTCTACGTTCGGTATGGATTTATTTAAAAAATTACACAATTTTTCCCACTTGTTCGTATCGTTAAGTGATAATACTAATA